CATCGGTTTTCTCCTTCAACTGGGTAAGCGCTTCGCGCATTTTGGTGACGGCATACTCCAGACGCTCATATGCCGGGTTAGATGGTGGCTCAGGCCATTTGATATCGTCATCGTCAACGCGACCACAGGCATAAAAATCATTGGTATACATCCAGCGATTATAAATATTCTCGCAACCTTCGATGTCGAAGTAAGCCTGATGAGCTTCTGCCGCCGTGATGTCTCCACGACGACGAGCTTTGAGGATCGCCCGCTGGATGGCTTTGGCGCACTGCTCATCGTCGCGCTCATCCAGCGTGCTGCTGATTCCGTTCCCCAGCTTCATGACGATGTAATCCACGTTGGTGTCCAGCAGGAATTGCTCCAGCGGGCGATCCTCACCCATAGCACTCCAGTAGTGGCTCCAGCTGTCGCTGTCGGCGGTGAGCGTCAGACGCCCGGCACCGGGATAAGTGTTGCTGAGATTCACCAGGATGATGTCGAAGTATTCCGGCAGATCCCAGATCTTGATGGTGCGGGTGGTGGTGTCTTCAATCTTCATAGTTCACCTTCACGGCACTGTCCTGCGCTTCCCACGTCTTGATGCTCGTCCCGCAAAACGGGCAGAAGTTCAGGGCGACGCCGCGCCCAAGGTACTGGCCTGAGTGCATCTGCACGATATCTGTTCCGGGCTCATGGGTGGTCAGGTTAACGCGCGACGGCATAAACAGGCCCATGGATCGATGCGTAGGATTGCGGCCCATCAATGACTTTGCGAGGGGATCACAGGGCGTCAGGTGCCTCCCGTTTACCTGGCATTTGTCGCTCATTTCCGCTTCCCTTTCTTCAACTTGAGGCCGGAGTGGTTACGCATGGCGTTTGGCCCGAAGAATGCGCCACGGAACAGGCGGATAAAGTGCTTACTTTTGGTCTCGCCCGGCAGCGGATCGGTCGGCTTGGCTGGTTCGGCGCTGAGCTCGACACTGAGGCTATCGGCGGTCATCGGCTGAATCTCCTGACCGTCAACGAATAATTTCACCTTCTGGCCTGTGACCGGATTGATCTGGCCTTCGGCACCTTCGGTGATCACTTGTTTTTCGTCTTTGGCTGACATTGTGGCTCCATTTTTTTTGTGTTCGGGGTTAAGTCGGTGGCACGCATAAGCGCATAAGCGCCAAGGCTGCGCGGTGCTGGGGTGATGCTGGCGCGGAAGTCGGCGTGGCGTTTATCTTTGCGCTCTTTGGTACGCGCACGCTCACACTCGATGCACTTGCCGCTACTGGTACGACGCAGGCCAATATGGCCCGCCCGCTTGCACGGGTACGGCGACCAGTAAGTGTTATCGCCATTCTCAATGGCACGCTGCCGCGATTCCAGCTTGTTATACTGAGCGCGTTTACCTCCGCGCCCGTTGGTATTTGGTTCAGTGACTCGCATTGCCATTAGTCTTTCCAGTCCTCGTCAGGGGCCGCGAACAGGCCAAATTTCTCGCAGATGTCGCCAACGATAACGTGAGACTGGATCAGGAAATTATCGGTCTGGCTGCAATCTTCTATACAGTTCGGCAGTTCGCCGCAATGCTTCTGGATAGTCGCTTTGAGGAAACGCACGATCTCCTCTGCGGTCATCCCTTCTACTTTGTCGGTCATCAATCGCTCCTTTTAGCGCCGCCCGGCCCGTGGCTCTGATAGCCAGCATAGGGATCAAACTCGCCGGGGGTAACTGGGTGATGCGCCTCGTCGATAACGACCGGGGCACGCGTTGGTTGTAAAGAAGCGCGGCGTAACCTCTCAGCTATGCCGCGCTCTGCGTAGTTAATCAGGCGCGGGTGTGGCTTACCAGCCTCCGCGCATTTGATGGCCTCAATGGCCTCCTCAATGACCTGCTGTTTTGTTTTCACGAAAGCCCGCCCATGCGCCTACTTCAACAAAATGCTGCCCATTGCGCTGCACTGTCCGCGCCTGCCAGCCGCCCTGTACCAGCGTCCAGCAGTGATTAGCTGCGGACTGCGCTGATGGGTGATCGTGCGTCACTAATACTTTCATTCCGGGTACTCCTCTGCATTGACCGGGCGCTTATTGTCGCACTTCGCCACGGTGTTATCAGGGAAAGAAATCAGCGCGGTCGTCGGTGTTACGTTGACTTTGCCAATGTAATCGCCTTCAACGTTCATTGTAGCGGTGAAGTTATTGATCTTGTCGCGGGCGGTAATGTACGCCAGCCGGAGCTCGCCAATATCCTCAGCGTCAACCATCGCCGCCACGTTGCCGGGGCCGATTTGCAGCAGGTAGTTACCTGCTTTTTCATCAACGCAATGGTAGATCCCCTTCGGGTAATGCTGCTCGCCTGCGGTGCTTTTGGCCTGCACAGCGCCGGAGAGCATGATCAGCGCAATGGCTGCTACAGTTTTCATTGTGAGCCCCGGCGCTGAGTAATGTTGCAATCGCCGTCCGCGTCGTTAGCCAGCAGGGAGGTTTTACCGTTGATAACCGCGACGGTACCAACCAGCTGGTGAGATCTGCGGTCAAACACTTGCAGCATCAAATCCTGAGGCGTTTCGCTGACCTTAACCAGCATCTTACGGTCGCCCGGTTCAGTGCCCTCCTCAAAGAGGTCAATGGTGTCATTGCCATAGACGCGCATCACCATCTGAGAGCCGTCGCTCATCGGGCAGATAAACGACATTGCGGGTGTTTCTGTTGCTGCCGCGCTGGCTGAAACCAGCAGCGCCGCGATGAGTACCTTTTTCATATTCCGTCCCTCTTAGTAGATGGCTGAATAATAGCCTTACGGCATACGTGGCGCAACCTCTTTTTTGATTATGAGCGCGGAATCTTCACCCGTCCGTCGCTGAGTTCTGGCGTGTCCCATTTGCCAATCACCGGGCCATAACCATAGGCGACGCTGGTAACGCTCTGCGTGTCGCCGTCACACTGGAGCGCGATATCCATGTTTCTGCCGTTCTGTGTGACCGGGCAGACAGCAGCGAGGCGACGATAAAGAAAGTCCTCCTCATGGGGGCTTATTTCGGAATAATGTTTTTTCATATGCTTCCAATCTCCTCTTTTTTGATTATAATCCGGCGCAACAACCCAAGATACAACCTGAGGAAGTTTTTATGAGTAGGGCGAAAATTGAAAAGCTGCTGGCACTGGCCTACGGCACCACGAACAAAGAGGAAGCCGCAACGGCTTTCGGTCGTGCCGTGGCTTATGCCAATCAGGCCGGGATCGACCTGCGCACTATCAATGTGCCGGGCGCAAAGACTGAGCCTGAGCGGCGCGAGTATCGCCGCACGCAGCGCACCTATCAGGATCCGTTTAGTTTCGGCGGTAATGACGCGCTGGAATTGATGCGCCTGCGGCTGGCCCTGACCAAATCAGAGGAAGATCACCAAATCACCAAGCTGGCCTATAAAGCTGAGATTGATGCGCACAGCAAAACCTGCGAGGCGCTGCACCTCGAACGCTGCAAGGTAGCCGAGCGCGACGCCAGAATCGAAGGCGTCCGGCAGGATGTCCTGAAACTGAATGATATGTGTCGTCAGATGCTGGGCGAGAAGAATAAAGCGATTGAGGAAAAGGACTGGGAGATCGCCGCGCTGAAACGGCAGATTGACCTGCTGCTGACGAAATGAAATTAAGCCCCATTAAATGGGGCTTTTTTGCTAATTCAGCATCAAAAAAGACTTGACCACAAATTTATTTATACAGATAATTACCACTCACAAACCAAGGCAAGGTAAGAGATATGAGCTTTATTAAATGCAAAATCGAAGGTTCTCGCCCACTTCTCATGCACGCTGATGTATTTGCAGATCCGCTTAACGAGCTGACAAAGCGGCATAAACTGCTGACAGCGAAACGGAAAAAAACCGATGACGATCATATTGAAATAGCAAAAAGCGAGTGGCGGTCATCCCTTTATCTCTCCGGCGATAATGTGGTTATTATTCCAACGACTATCATCGAGGCATCGCTTATTGGTGCTGCCAAGCTGTCAAAGTTAGGGACGCTTTTTAAACGTTCCGTTGAGGTGGTGGGTCTTGAAATTCCACTTATTTACAATGGCCCTAAAGATATTGATGGCCTGTGGGATAAAAAGTTTTATGACGCTAGAAGCGTAAAGGTCGGGGCGGCTAAAATTATGCGCTACAGGCCGCGATTTAATGAGTGGTCGCTGGAATTTATTATCCAGTTCGATGAAAAAAACATCGACGTACATGATGTTAAGAAAGCGCTCATCGAAGCTGGCACTCAAATCGGAATTTGCGATTACAGGCCGAAATTCGGGCGGTTTGATGTGGTCTACGCAGACGAGGTGGAATGAAATGATTGATATTGACGATATCGAGGTTTCTCTCGATGAAGATGGGAATCAGTCTGGATTTGCAGAAAGAGCAGCTGCTAAATATATTGCTGATGAGCATAAAGACGGCGATGTAACTCCGACCAGTTGGTTTGAATGTGCTCTTGAAATTCCTGACTACCCTTCGTCGGGTGAAAGAAAAGATCACCAACAATGGGAAGTAACCTTCCTTAAAAGGCGCACTGAGTTTTTCCGTCATATGGCTGAAAAGCATAAAATCCAATTTCGGGCGGTTATCGGGATTGGTTATCAGCAAATATCTGCTGCCGATGCCATTAGTGTTGCTGTAGATGAATTGCAGAAGACCATTAAGCGTGGATATAAAAAGGCTCGTCTGCGGCTCAATAACCTGCGTGATGACAGCATGACTAACCATGAAAAAAACAGGTTAGCCGACGCCAAGATGAAGCTGGATGAAGGCGGGAATAAAAAGAAAATTAAAGACATTCGAGATGCAGTCTTTGGTTCGTAATTATATTAAATTTGAAAGCGAAATAAAGTCGAGGTAAGGCCCGGTTCGGTCAGGCACGGCACGGTATGGAGGGGTGAGGCTAGGGCTAATACAGCGTTTTACCTCTGTTCGCGGGGGTAAAGCGAAGTAAAGTTAAGGCTCGCTAGGGCTTGGTATGTTGGGGCAAGGCAAGGTGCGGCCCGGATGGGTAAGGGCTAATACAGCGTTATACGTCTGACTTCGGGCGTATAGCGAAGTAAATCTGTGGCATCGAGTGGTATGGTTCGGTGGGGTACGGTGAGGCTGGGTAAGGCAAGGGCTAATACAGCGTTATGCGTCTGATTTGGGCGCATAGCGAAGTAAAGTTGAGGCAGGGTGAAGTTGGGTGGGGTCGGGTAGGGTGCGGTGCGGACGGGTAAGGTATGGGGCAATGTGCCAATTTTTATTAAGAGAGTTAATTATGAAAAAACTGATCCTCCTGCTGGCGCTCACCGCCAGCTTTAACGCCGCAGCGCTGACCTGCCGATCTGACTCCTTCGGTACCACGCGCTGTGATGACGGCACCACCTACCGCACGGACTCCTTCGGGACAACGCGCGATAACCATGGCAATAGCTGGCGCACCGATTCGTTTGGTACCACGCGCGGCAGCGATGGCTCCGTGTACCGCACGGACAGCTTCGGCACCACCCGTGACAACCACGGAAACAGCTGGCGCACTGACAGCTTCGGCACGACGCGGGGAAGCGATGGCAGCACCTGCCGACGCGATTCGTTTGGCACCGTTCGCTGTAACTAATCTCTCCGGCCCCTAACCATGGGGCCAAACAAACAATAATATTTTCGTTATTGTGTAATTTTCTCCTTGCGCACCCGTCACCCATGACGTATATTTATCTCACCAACCCAAGGTAACGAGATAAACGAAATGAACAACATAAAACGCACAGCACCGCGCATGACCAAGGCCGAATTTGAGCTGCTGTTAACCGAGCTGATCATGGTTTCCCCGGCTCATAACCTGAGCGTCGAAATCGGCGGCGAGGGCAAAGTGGTTGTGCTGCGCTGGGCCCTGACTGGCAGCGCTGAGCGCACCGAGAAAAAGGCGCTGTTCTTCTCCAACTCTCCGGTAATGCTCAACGCCGCGCTGGCCTCTTTCACTGAGTGGAAGAAAGAGACCGAAGACCACCTGTATGAGCAGTTCGCTGACCATGGCAACCCGGACGCGGCATATGAGCGCCATCTGGAGAATGCAGGCTGGCAGGATCAGGCGCTGCAAGACGAAATGGAAGCGCGTATGGGATGCCTCGACTACTGGCAGGCCAAAGCGATGGCGGAAGGCAAAAGCATCCGCGAGATTGAAGATGCTACCCATGAGGGGGATCGCTAATGAAAACTTTATCAGGTGCGGAGGCGCAAGCCTTCGCTGATATCCTCAAAAAAGCGGTGGCGCAAGCCACCAATGGGAAAGGCTCTGGGGCTATCAATGTTCGCGTGTCCGGTCGCCAGTTTGGCGACGGCTCCCACGGGATCGGCTTCATCTGCTATAACCTCGCAGGCGAGCAATTCACCCTGATCCGTAAGGTTCCGGCTGAGCTGATGACCGAAACCAAAGCGCAATACCGCGACCATCTGAAACGCGTTGCTAATGCACCAGGAGGATTTTAATTATGTCCAAATACACCCTGCTCACTGGCCCGGCTGCTGAGGCTATCGACTGGACAATGGTACGCCTGCCGGATGCCGCGTTTGAATCATTCCGCGCTGAGGCTGAGGCCGCACTGGCTGACATCTGCGCACGCCACGGTGTTACGCCTGACGTGATGGAAGGCTTCAAGGTTAAGCGCTTCATTGCCGACCGTGAGCCGACCAAGCCTGCCGTTTTCGGCACGATGTACAACTATCACGGTGATGCCTTCCTGATCCCGGATGACTCTGAGGCGCACCCGCTGAAACTGCACGATGACGGGTACTGGTATCCTGCCGCTGAGCACCTGACCCGACGCTGCATTGCGGCGGTAGGCTACGGCAAATCGCCTGCACGGGCCACCAAGCTGGGCGACCCGGCGAAAGGCGAGAAAACGCCGCAGTATTACCTGATTGAAGGCACCCGCTATGCGTGCGATGCCGGGCAATTCGTCGAGTGCGGCGGGCAGTGGTACAGCCTGCTCACCGACCTGAAATGGCACCGCATGAAAGACGGGATGCCTGCACGCTACAAGCAGCAGCTGCGCGAGGTAGAGCAGCACTGCAAAATTGATGTGATTAACGAGTTTTATAAAGGAGAATAACGTGGAAAGAATTCGTGAGCTTTACAGCATGGCCCGCTTCTTTACTGCGTTGTTTGCGGTGCTGGCTATGGGCGGCTTCTGGGTAGGCGCTACCGGGTACGATGGCAGCGATTCCGCGCCGGGAATGGTAATGGTCGGCGCTCTGTTCGCCGTCCTGTTTGGTCTGACGCTGGGTGCTGCTCTTGGCCTGCGCGATAACCTGAAAGGCATGAAATCATGAAAGTCATCCAGATGACCAACGACCTCAATCACCTCTACACCGAGGGAATGGGCACTACTGTGACCCTGTGCGGCTGGAAGTCATTCCGCGCCAAGCATGAGGTGGAAGAAGGTGAAGTGACCTGCCCGGATTGCCTGCGCCTTCTGGCGGCTGCACGCCCGGCAATCATGGCAGAAGTCATTCCGGCCACCGCGCTATATTTCCACACGGACTACGGTAATGACGATGCGTGCGACACCCTGCTGGCAGTGTTCACGGATCCCGCCGACGCCGAGCGCGAGTGCGCCAAGCTGACCGCCAGCATTCCGCATTACGACCGCAGCGTGCATAGCTACAAGACGGAGGAATGCACAATTCTGCCTCCGGGCAGCGAATACACGGGGAGTAAATTCGGATGATGGCCCGTATCAACCGCGCCTGTGAGCTGCTGAGCGTGCTGATTTGCTTCGGACTGCTCTTTATCCCGGCGTTTATGATTTTCGATGCCAGCCAGCAGCGCGATCTGTGGTGGCTGGGTGTGGGGCTGGCCCTGTTCTGGCTGCTGTTCGACATTCTGTTTTGGCCCGTGTTCCGGGCGTTTATTCTGAGGAAGTGAAATGAAATTAGTCACCTATATTGAGCTGTATTACGCGGGCAATAAGACCGCTTTCGCCACCGCTATGGGCGTCCACGCCCCGCAGGTTCACCAGTGGATTAATGGCGACGCCGAGATCATTGGCGGCAAACTGGTGACGAGCTCCCGCCCCATTCCGGCACCTGAAACGCCACGCGCTGATATTTATGAGGACTTTGAGCGCACCGTGACGGCGCTCAATAAGTCCATTCCGCTGGATAAAGACGAGAAGGGTTACACCGATAAATTTGTGCGCGGCGCTTTCGCCATGTTCAGCATGATGGATGATGTGCAGCCGGGTAAGGTGAAAGAGATTCGTGATGACGTAATTAATCAGTTACACATCGCCACCGACGCCCTCGAAAAAATCCGCCTCGCCGTCCGCCCTGATGCTGATGGATATTTCTAACGAATTAATTACACCGTAATAAATCAGCCAGCGCATAGCTGGCTTTTTTTTGTCCACTCGCAGCCGTTCCGTGGAACGGTGGAACACTGCGGAACGGGTAGCGGAACGGTTATCTATTTGATAACCATAAGAAAAGCGCTACCGTTCCACCGTTCCGCTATTTTGGCGCGAGAGATATATAGGAATAAAGAAACAGACATACAGTGTAATGAATATGATAGTAATAGATACATTACAGAATAATCGACATTTCCTTGCGCTATGTATATGACACCGCAAAGTGCGGAACGGTGGAACGGTGACATATACTACTTACTACTACTACTTACTAATCTATTGATATTATTATTATTATTTATTATTTGTGGTGCCATTTTAGGGGGTAAAAACCGTTCCGCAGACCGTTCCGCAGCCACGGAACGCTGGAACGGTTAGCGATTTACTGGAGTCACCGCAAAAAAGCGTTATACTCTGCTCGACTAAGCCGAACGGGTGAGATTTTTCTCATGGAGCCAATCGAATACTTCACAGTGCCGGAACTACCCGGTAAACCGATGTTTCATTGCACCAGACGCAGCGCCTCATTGCAGGTAGCGTCCTGTGCCGCCCTTTGGACTCAAACCAATAACAACAAGTCTCCTGAATGCTCCCAGCTGTGCAAATCATGCCCCATCGGTGCCCATCACGCCGGGGAGGGTGATATTGCCCAGTCTTCACTGTGCGGAATCCCCATCTGCTCCCGCTGTCAACGTACTGGCCTCAGGCTCATCGGGCACGACATCTGCGTTAGCTGCTGGAACCGTGAGAGGGAATGCGTCATCGGCAAGAATGCCCGTGGTCGCAAGCCCCTCAACCATCCACCTCTGGTGCCTCATGCCGTTACGGTCATGACCGGGGGGAACGTGGTGACGGTTCGTAAGCAACGCGCTGTGTCAGTCGATGAGCTGATTATTGGCGCACTACGGGACAACACGCGGCAGGTATATTTTGGGCTTCGAGTGGTCAGACCAGATGGCTACGGAGTCGTACCAGTGCAAGGAGAATTGTTTTAATGTGCGCATCAACCAAAAACAGCGAGCCACTAACCGACTCGCAACATAAAAAAAAGACCTCCGACCTGTGGGCGCTTGAACCCCACATCTGCAAGAAGTGCTTTGGGCGCATCGTGAGCTCTGAGGGAGAGGAAAAAGACCGGAACTACCGCTGCACACACTGCGGCGCTGTGGCATACGGACGCGACGCCAGCGTGCTCTGCTGCTGCGGTATCATGGGCAAGCCCCGCAACCGTGCCAAATCAGCCGCCCCGGTTAACATGGGGATCCGCTGCGTGGTGAATCCGCACCCGTCGCCTGACTTCCCGGCTGAGATTGTGGCCACCGAGCTGCCGAAGTGACTTACGTCCTGATTGCCGCAAAAATGCGTTGCGATTAACCGTAAGACGCTGTATCGTGGGGGCTCATTCAAAAGGAGCCCATCATGGCAATGCTTATCAAACCCGACCCATCTGCCCCGATGTTCACCACGCGCCTCATCGGCGGTACCCACGACATCGCTATCCGTATGCCCCATGCACAGGGCGGCGGTGATACCATCGAGTCAATCATCACCATCCCAGAAAACAGCGGCGTGCCACCGTCTGAGGAAGTGATCGCCCGGCGCGTCTGCGCACTGCTGAACATGGCTGCGCACATCGACACCGAAGACCTGTTTATCAAAGGCGCTCAACTCAAGCTGCAAACATTCAGCGAAGCCGTAGCCCCTGCTGAAATGACCGACCGCGAGAAAGACCTGAGCAACACCTGCGACTCGCTGCGTGCTGCGCTTAACGTCATCGGCAAAAAGTTCGGCATCAAGTCATCCGATCCGCAGATGATTGCCAGCGTAGTCGTGGATGAGCACGCGGCGCTGCAAGCCAAATTCAGCCAGGCAGATCACGCACTGAATGAGCACAGCGAAGCAATCAGCCAGCTGCGCGAGCACTTCATGATCCCGACCAGCAGCGGCCCGGTGGCTGCTGTCATGGCGGTTAAGGTCAAAGCTGACGAAAGCGCCAAGATTGCCAGCGAGCACGCCAAAATCATCAACGAGCTGCGCAGTATTACTGGCACGCCTCATGCTGAACCAAGCGGCCTGCTGGTATACGTCCGCAACTTCAAAGAGAACGCCGACCTGCTTACCGAGCGCACCAATGCGCTGGCAAATGCCACCGTGGAGCTGGCTGACTATAAAACCATCCTGCACGACATCCGCACCTCGCTGGAGGTTGACCCGGATTATGAATACGGCGACCTGCCAGCCATTACGGCGGAGCTGTTCGACAATCTGAGACAGTCCCGCGACGCCAACAAAGAGACCGCAGGCCAGCTGGCTAAGGCCGATCAGGAGCTGGCTACCGCACGCGGCGACCGTGACGAGGCGTACCGCTACCTCAAAGACATTCAGCGCGTGCTGGGCGTGACCGCTGAACCGAAAGAGCTTCCGGCACTCGTCACCAAGCTGGCTAACGACCTGACCAGCGTCCGGTCATCGCAGACTACACTTGACCCATTCAAGCGCGAAGTGATGGCGCTCTGCATGATCGAACCGTCCAGCCCGTCCATGCTGCCGTCACTGCCTGAGCTGCTGATCGGCATCCGCGACTATGTGGACACCATGACCCGCTATCGCGGCGGCGCGATGATCCTGCATGACCGCATCTGCCAACTGACCGAAAGCGACCTGATGGCTACAGACGCCGAGCCTTACGCCCATTTCCCATGGGATGCGCTGGCTGACCGTCTGGAAGAAAAGTTCTACGCGCCGCGCAACGCAATCGCCACGCTGATCGGCAACTATGAGCTGGAAGTCAAAGACGACTGGCGCGAAAACGTGACTGAGCTGTACACGTTCCTCAAGGGCCTGTCCGTTGCCCAGCACAAACATGACGAGCTGCTGCGCACCGTGATGACCGAGCGCAACGCCGACCGGGCTATCATCGGCGCGATTGATGACCTGTGCGGCGATAAGCTGAACCGTCCGCCTGTTCCTGTCATGGCGGCTATCCGTGCGCTTGTGCAGTCGCATATCAACGCTATCTACGCGAAAGAGAAGACCAATGGTTAAGCCTCCAAAGCTGACCATGGCGCAGGTTTACACCCTGCGCCGCATGGCGTCCGGCACCCGGTATAGCCTGCGCGGCGACCGCAAGAAGGGGATTGAGAACCGCCCCGACTTTGGCAATCGTCGCGGGTATGTATTCCGCACCACGACGCCAATCAATGCGCCCAGCATCCCCGTGCTGTTCCGGCTGGGCCTGATTAAGTTCAACATCGACCGGGGCCAAGAGCCGACCAAGTTCTACTACGTTGGTCTGACCGATACCGGGCTGATGATTCTCAAACTGACCAAGGATCGAACCGAATGAGCACCTACACCGAGCAACAACTGGCTGACCTGTACCAGCAGGCTGTATCAGCTGAAACCGAGGAGAAGCGCGAGGATGCCTACAAAGACGAGACCTTTGCGCTGGATGAAGTCGTATTCCAGATCGCGCCGGGCGGCTATCCTGAGCTGATCCGTAAGCTGATCGACCAGCTGCGCGATGCCAACCGCAAAGCCGAGCCAGCCATGGGGCCGGATGGCATGGAGCACTTCACCGTCAAACTGCCTGATGGGCTGGCCCGCTCGACGCAGTATCTGATCGTCGATACCGCGCAGGCGCTGGGCAATAAGCTGCTCGCCGCGCAGAACAAGCGCAAGGCCGACCCGGTAGGCTGGATGCGCAACGACTGGGAGGACTATTGCCGCGCCGATATGATGCACCACATCCAGAAAGGCGACCCGCGCGATGTGATGGCCTATGCCGCGTTTATGCACTATCACGGCTGGAAGACATCGCGCCCTGAGACTGAGGCTGACGAGAAGGTGATCGCCTCTGCTGTGCAGTCTCTGGAGGATGACAACGACCCGATTGTTATCCCGCGTGGATTGCTGGGCGCTGCTCTGGGGGCGATTAATCACCCTGCTCACGCTGCCCCCACAACCATCGGGCTGCTCAAGCACTACGCCTACAACCAGCCCAAGAAAGCGGCTGATCCTGATAAGCCTGAGGTATGGGAGGATTACTACTCCCGCGTGATGTACAAAAACGGCAAGCCGATCACTGGCCCGCTGGAGCACGCTTATAAAACCCTGACGCCGCAATTCATGCGAAATCACCTGGACTGTTTCGAACGTTACGGCACGCTGCCAGACGGGCAAGCGGCAATCCAAGCGATGCGTATCGCGCTGGATGGAATCGAGCGCCGGACTCAGCAGCTACCCATCAACACTGGCCTGAGCTGGCAGGACTACAAGGGGATCAGCGACCTCCCCGATGTTCACGACGCCATCCAGAATCTGATGGGCGACACGACCGAGGACAACGCCATCTGCCTGATCCGCGCCATTGCCGAAGCCCTGCGCCCACGCCCGCGCTTCTGGGTAGATGTCCACGGGTACCAGACCTATCTCCTGTGGAGCGAGGAGGACGCGGTGAAGCATTGCAACGAGACTGGCGGGCTGTACGTCCTTCCGCTATTCGCTGGCGAGCCGATCAACTGCAAGCTGCCTGAGGTGATGTGCCGCCTCGCGCCTGAGTCGGATGTGATCGAGGTGAATCGCCTGATCTCGAACCTCAAGGCGCTGCCGCAGAAGTACACCACTTCACACATCGCGCTGGAGGATGTGCTGGAGGTTATCAACCAACTGAGGGCCAAGCCATGAAATCCGAGCACCTGCGCAACGCCGAGCGCATTGCCGAGGAAGCCGAGGCGCTTGCGGCTCGCTGCACTGCTGCCGACAAGGGCGAGCCGTTTACGTGGGGCCTGATGTACGTGGACACCGGAAAGGTTTACTACTCCGAGAGTTGCGTTGGTTCCGAGGAAGACATGCGCAATGAGGCGATGGCGCACAACGAGTGCTGCGAGGAGGCTGGCGAGCCGCACAACCGGATCGCCGCCGTACCGCTCTGGCTGCGCGAGGGTGGCACCAATGCGCTGACGCAGACAGTTTATCGCTGTGATGGCTGCGGGCACCTGCATATGACTAACAATCACCTGCTCTGCAATGGCTGCTACGAGATCCACCCGATGACCACTTACAGCGCAGTTTTGACACGCGCCAAATAATTACGCTGTACAAGACGTAAATAATCCGCTATTGTCTCATCAAGGCCGGGCACACCGCCCGGCACATTACCCAAGGATTCCAACGATGACCATTTCTGCTGGAGTAGTCTTATGAGCCGCCAACTGCTGACCGCATGGCTCAATGAGCACCAACCGGAGCTGGCGGCACGCATCGCCAACATGCCGCTGGAGCTGGTGCGCAAGGTGCTCAATAACGAGACCGGGCTTAACATCGGCCCAGACGCTAACGTCGATGAGAGCTGCGTGCAGTATCTCGCCGCATTACAGCTGGCCCTTCAACCGACCAAGCTGCCGCCCAAAATCAACGCGCCAACCCTGCGCCGATGGAATTCCCAGCGCGGGCAGCGTAACGGGCGCAAAGGCCGCTATAAGCGACTTCCGTCCCGCAAGAACCTGAGCAACTGGGTAGCCGGGCGCATCATTGAGGAAATTCTGGAGGAGGAGAAAGCGCGATGACAGGCCAAAGCGTCATGCTGGCGCTGATCATCTGCTTTGTTGCGCTGCCTGTCTGGCAGGCTCACCGCTGGCACGTCGCCGGGCGGAATTCAATCAGCTGGGCAGATGTCCGCTGGCTGCTGGCATATCTGATTATCGGCTTTGCCGTGCTGGCGAAGCTGCGACCGATTTTGATTCTGGGAGTTTACTGATGAGTAAAGCATCAAATCTCAAGCAGCTGGTGATGAGCTACTTTATCCAGGCTGTTTGTTCCAACAAATGCCCTATCGACGCCGATCAGCGTTACACCGCGAAGGACTTCGAGCCACGCGGAAAAGCCTGCCGTCGCATCATGGAGCGCGAGTTTAACAAGTCCCGTGATAGCAAAGACTGTCCGTTTCGCAGCGGCACGCTGGAAGCCTGTTCCGCTATTTCCAAACTGAAACGCGGGAAGTGGGAGCGCCGTCAGGGGGCTAAGCTGGAGAAATTACTGTGAGCATCTTCCAATGTGAGCGCTGCGGCTGCGCTGAAAACACAGCCTGCGGCGTCGGCATGTTCTACCACGCGCCGAGCTCGTTTGACTGGAGCTATGCGCCGGAGCTGAAAGGCAAGCGCCTTTGCAGCGTCTGCGGCCCTGTTCGCCTCGCTGGCGGGAAACCGACCATCACCGAGGGGAAATGGCATGGCCTGTTCCCGCGTATGTTCCTGCCGCTGGGTATGTATGTCACGGACAATCGGGGAAATCTGGTTCACCGTGACACAGGAGAGGATTACCTGCCCGACGCCATCAAGCGCGATAAATTCCCGGTCGTTCGCCCGCTGCCCGGACGCAGCGTCCGCATCTGGGATCACAAAGATGATTATCTGGGAGTGGGATCTACCGTCGAGGATAAGGCCACGGGGGTGGCACTAGTGTTCGATGGCGTTCGTTTCGACTCAAATCACGTAATGTACTGGAGCTATGCCGATGAGCAGAATCAGCCAGGCTGACAAGCAGCGCATGTATGACCTCGCCGTGGAGATCATCGAGCACAAGAAAAACAGCCCCGGCGACTACATGGGCGCGTGCAAGCTGTACGACCAGACCGATGAGGAATGGAACGCCGAGCGTATCAAGTCCCTGCTGGATGAGCTGAAAGAGACGCAGGAAGAAAACCAGCGTATGCGCGTCGCCATGAGAATGCAGCACGCAACGTTAGGCAACCAGCGCAAGCTGTTCACCTGCTCCTCCTGCGAGGCTGAGGGGCTGGATGAACCGCTGGAGAGCAAATGTCACTGCATGGGGGATGATGCCCACTGGATTGAATCAGTTATCTATCAACCGGAGAAACCCAATGGCCCGACCGCTTGAACCGATTACCGCCGCCAAAGCCCTCGAAGCACTGGCGGGCAATTCCCGCAGCCCTCACCCTGCTGAGCGCCTGATCATCCCTGTCATCCCGCGTGACAGCACGATGGGCCCAATCCCGCACGTCGAGGCTCAAGCCCTGATGCGCGGCATGGACTGGGAAAACAACTGCATGATCCTCACCCCGGCGCAGCCGCTGACTGTGCTGACGCCGGATGAGGTGCGGGATATCCAGCTGAGTATGCGCCAAGGCGGTAACTGGCACTCGTACCAGCGCCACCAGAAACAACAAGACAAAATCGACCTGCTGGAAGCCCAGCGTGATCTGCTTATGAAACACATGGAGGAGCTGCTTTGCGAACAATTCAGAGAACGGGGAGAGGGCGGGGATCCAGTCAAGCGGGCCGCGCAAAAGGTTTTGGACATCGTGGACAACGCGAAGCCGCGCGACCGATTCACAAAGCTGAACCCCGTGCGCCGATGACCGACATCACGCCGGAGCATGAGGTGAAGATGCGCGTGGCGGCCACCGTGCTGTCATCCATCCACGGAGACTGGCAGGACACGTTAGCCGGGCGTGCTGCGGTGCGGAAATTTGTCGATATCGTCCGGCCTGAGCTGGTTATCCTGCTGCTGGACATGGGCAACCAGATGACAGACGCCGTTGAGCGCATCGACCAGATGGTGAAGGCCGCAGGCTTTGACAATCTGGAGCAGGCGCTGAAAGGCATCGAGCGGATCGGGAAGGCATTGCACAATGCAGACTGAAATCATCGTATCGCTGGCCCTGTACTGGGCTGGCTTTTTAGTGGTGCTGCTGCTGGGCCTGCGCAAATGGGTGCCGCGTATGCACCCGAAGCGTAAGGCCGTGGGCTTCCTGCTCATTCAGGCGGTGCTCTGGCCCGTCACCGCATATGTGGCGCTTTCCACCTGGTATGAGGAGCCATGGCAGTGAGTGAATTCTGGCTGGAGAAGCTGCAAGTGTACGGTGCTGTCGCGCTGCTGATAGGCGCAGCAGTTATCATGATTGACTTCATCTCAGACAAAATGGGGATCGCCGGGAAGAAGATGCCACCCCAGACGCTGCTGATGGTCATGCTGTGCTGGCCCGTCGCCATCGGTATTTTTATGGCTGCGCTGTACCATGAGATTAATCGCCGGAGGTAGTGACGGCATACTGTAGCCCTCAGACACAACGAGGGCTTTTTACCCATGGCTACAATCGACGATACCGTTAATCCCGCAGCACCACCGGGCTATGCACTGGCTGCAAACGTCATTCAGGTGCCGCGTTACCTTGCTGGCGTATTTCTGCCAGATGGCTCCCAGCACATCAAGTCACTGCCTTCTCAGGCAATGGCACCGGAGGTCTCTTTTGACTTCCCTCAGGCTGAGGTCTTCACCCAGAAGCCATTCATCCCGCGCTAATCTTTAGCCCCCAGCCCACGGGGGCTAAAATAAATCTCCTTTCCAATCAGTCCCCTGAATCATTCCAGCGAAATAATACGGAAAATTTATCATTGCGCTATTGCGGACGCGTCATGCGTGCCGTATAGTTCTCCTCGTCAACACGGGAAACACCCAATAAACCACCTAATAATGAGGCTTTAAATGAAACTGACCAAGCTGGCTATCGCTCTGACTTTTACTGCTACCACCTCCGCAGCGATTGCTTCTCCGAATCCGTCCCCGTCTGCATATGACCGCATTCAGGACGCCCGCGCAAATGTAACCAGCGACCGGATCAACGATCACCAGAACCAAATCACCCAGAACAAGCTGGACTCTGAAACCCGCGATACTCAACTGGGCGACCACATCACCAGTGTGGATGCCGACCTGCAAAGCACCAAGCTGGGTGTGATCGCCGTTGACCAGAAAGCGGACGCCGCACAGCAGGAAGCGAGCTCTGCTTTGAATCTGGCAGGCTCTGCCAAGACCGATGCGCAGGCGGCATTGAATGGTCTGACTGGTAAGGTAGACCAGACCGCGTATGATGCCGATAAGGCCGCGCAGGGTATCCGCGACAACGATCAGGATGCACTGATCTCCACGAATAGTGATAAAGCGGATGCCGCACTGGCAGGCGTAGCCACCAATGGCTCTGCCATCATCGACCTGCAAACTAAGGCTGGAACCTTTGCCACCAAGCCGGAGCTGGATGCTGGTCTGGCGACCAAAGTCAATGCTACTGACTTTGTAGCGGATCAGGCCCGTCAGGACACCGCGATCACTGAAAGCAACACCAAATCCGATGCGGCTCTGGCTGGCGTAGTGGGTAACGGCGTGGCTCTTACCAATGAGACCAATGACCGCAAAGCTGCCGACCAGCAGCATGATGCGGCACTGGCTGACCATGACCTGCGCATTACCAGCAATACCAATGCTCTGGCGACCAAAGTCAACCAGGCTGATTTTGCTGTAGACCAGCAGCGTCAGGATGCTGCTATGGCGGCTGAGACCTCCACCCGCTCAAGCCAGTTCACCACGCTGAGCGCTGGCGTGAAACAGGCGCAGGACACTGGCGCGTATGCGCAGTCTCGCGCTGATGCGGCGTATGCCCACTCTGAGGCTAACCGTCAGGCTCTGGATGCGACCAATAAGCGCGTAGCCCAGAACACCGCCGATATTGCCAACCATGAGCAGCGCATTCAGGGGCTGGAATCGCAGACCAATAGCAAGTTTGCCGACCTGAACAAACAGATCGATGACAACCGCAAACGTGCGTCGGCTGGTATCGCAGGCGTCGCCGCCATGGCTAACATCCCGCAGGTACTGGAGCACCAGACCTTTGCTATCGGCGCTGGTGCTGGTAACACTGATGGTGAGTCTGCGCTGGCTGTGGGCTTCTCTGCCCGAGCCTCTCAGAACACCGTTGTGAAGGCGTCCGTGTCCAACGACACCCAGCATAACTTTGTGATCGGCGCTGGCGTATCTTACGGCTGGTAAGACGTAAACAATCGCGCTACAATCAAAAGGCCTCACCATCGGGGCCTTTATTCCATCTAACGCAAGGATCATCCCATGGAACGTTTTGCAAAAGTATTCGAGGCGCACGGTCGCCAGTTGCTCGTTAAGAAGTCATTCGATGATGACGACCGCCCAAAGCTGTCCCTGATTGTTATGGCTCAGGATGCTGAGCTGGATATGGGTTTCTCATTCCCTGAGGGGGAAGTGGGCGAAGGCAACCGCGATAAGGTATTTGATGAATTCGACCAGGAAAAAGCTGAGAAATATCTCAAGACGCTGGAAGGTGCCGAGTTCGCACACGATATGATTCTGGCAATGCGAGGAGACCGCGAGAATGGCTAAGAGCGCACCCAGCAAACACCACCTCGCCGCGTGCGTGAAGCAGGCTAAGGCCGAAGGCTACGCGGATCTGATTGTGGCGACCAAAGGCCGTCGCGTCATCCTGTCCGGCATGGTTAACGGGGCACTGTGCCACGCCGCCACTGTCAGCGAGCACCGCACGGCTGAAAAGGCGCTGGAGCAGGCCATTGCGTGTAAGCGCTGGCTGCGCGACATGCTGCCGGGCGAGCGTGCTCCCCAACTGGCTGGGCAGGTCATCATCCCTGTGGACACCGGGATCAGCACCAGCAGAACCATCATCCCCCGCGTCAATCGCCAAGGAGACAACAACGCCGATGTATTCCTGCACGCCGCCCTTCACTTTGGGATCATGCGTCACGGCGTCAACGGCCTGCGGGCGATGCTGGATGAAATGGCGACCGACGCCAGATATGCCAGCTACCAGAATGCTGGATTGCGTCAGTGATGACGTGCTACACTTGCCGTACCTTTGAACTAAGCAGGAAACATCAATGATTAAAATCACCGGGGCAGAAGTACGTGAGGCCCGCATTGCCGCAGGCATGACGCAGCAGGCAATGGCTGACCTGCTGGGCCATACCCTTCGCAATTACCAGCGTAAGGAGGAAGGCCGCAGAGATCCGGCAGGCAGCGGCGAAATGCTGTCAACCATCATGCCGGGGGAGTTCTATTTCATGCAGATGCTGTCTATGGGCTCCCTGCCAGCTATCAGGAAGGTCGTGGACGCGAGCCGACTGCTGACCAAGCAGGCCAGCACGCGCGGCCCTCTGTCAGCCAGCGGGCAGATGATTGAAGCGCTCGAAAAGATGAGTGAGGCGCTTGCCGAGCTCGACCATTCAAAACAAACCCGATAAGGATTTACCATGGAACAAACCACTGAACAGCGCCCGGTTGAGGTGCTCAACGCCCGTATCGTTAACACCCAGCTGGGCTGGGATGGCTCTACCATGAATTCGTCCATTCAGCTGAAAGCGGCTAATCTGGGCGTTAACTTTGGCGGCTACATCCTGCACGCTGATGCGCAGTCAATGGAGCAGGAAGACCAGGAGACTGCTTTCGGTATCTCGTACATCGGTCGCGTGCTGAGCACCGTTGGAGTGGCTACGTGGGAAGCACTGAATGGTCAGGCGTGCCGTATCGCCATTCAGGGGAATCAGATTATTGGCATCGGCAACCTGATCGATGATGTCTGGTTCTACCCGCGCGAGTTTGGCGAGCATTTCCAGAAGCGTGCAGAGGAGCAGGCCAAAGCGATGGATCTCTATCGTCGCTGGCAGGCTAACCCGGCAGATGTTGCCACCCCAAAGCCGGAAGTGGCTGGGCCGGAAAACGAGCTGGTAGGAGCTGGCGCGACCGCTGATCCTGCTGCGCACCCGCTTGATGGTGACGCGCAGGCCCCGGCGCAATAATGGCACTGCCGCAGGAGCTGAAAAATGCGCTGCGGCAACGCGCCCGGTTATGCCTGGATGAAATGCTGCAACGCATTGAGGCTGATCCCGCCGCTTCGCGGGACGCCATAATCACTGAGGTGCTGGATAAGCATGTGGCCCAACTTCCGGCTATGTTGCCCGGCACCATCACCCCGAAATCATGGCTGGTCTATTACGTCCGGCTATTACGCAAGGAATCAACCCATGGTGCTTAAAGGTGGCCCAGACCAACCTGTTACCGAAGAAGTGGTGACATTCATCGCTGAGCGGCAGTATCTGGCCCTTAAAATCTGCGAGGGTCTGGATAACGACCATTTGAAAAAGATCGTCGAGCAGGGCGGTCTCAAGACGCTTGTCCCGCTGTTGCGCGAGGTTGTCAAAGGTGCAGGGGAATGAAACGCCGCACCCCGCTCTACAAGCGGATCGCGGAGCTGACCGGAGGGCGTGCCGTCAGGCATGACCAATACCCGTCTGCGGTCATCGCTATCTGCCGCAAGCTGTTTCAGGCCGGGCATGACGTTGAGGCTATCAGCGAAATGACTGGCGTCCCGGTCGATTCGATTCGCCGCTGGGCTACGCAGCCACAAGACATCTGGACGCGCAAAGTGCCTATGCAGGCCAGCCTCAAGATGCCTGAGTCTACGGCTGACCGCCTTTGCTTGGCGGCTGAACTTCTCTGGCTGGCGAGGGGGAAGCGATGAACCTGCCCCGCGTCATTCTCGCGCTCCTGTCGCTGAATCAGGATTATGTCTCGCTGAATCGCCTGCATGGAATGATGGAGCTGGCTGACCGTTACCCAGCGACAAGGCTGATTAACAAGGGCAGTTTTCGCCGGGCCATTATCAAAGAGAAGGCCGCAGCCATCGTGTACCATGACAAAATCCTGAACGGGGCCAAAACCCTGAAAGTCGGAATAAACGAGGATCATCCCCTTGCGCCGCCAAACGAGTGACCGTATTCTCCTGAGGTCGCAGCGATGCGGCAATTCAACCCGAAGCCGAAGAAATCAGGAGAAAGACATGTTTACCATTAAGACCATTATCGACAACGTTGTGGTGATCCATGAGGTTGAAACCCCACTGGTAGCGCTGCCCGGTTCCGAAACGTGGGATCAGGTCGTGGAGCGACTGGTGGAGTGCAACAACCGCGAACACGATTACCTCAAGGCGCTGCCGCTGGAGGAGTCGCACGGCAAAGCGTGCTACGCCAAAACCGGAGACTGGCATGAGCTGGGCGGGTATGACTATCTCGAAGTTCATCCGCAGCTGTTTGACGATGCCGACGCCACTCAGATTCGTTTCCCTGAGGAAATGATTGAATCCCGGCGCGGCAAATTCTGGCTCAATCAGGCCATCGCCATTCTGATTCTGGATGCCGAAAGCCCTGAGCGTGGAGCGCTGAACGATAGCAAATGGACACGCGGCACGTTCTACCAGTTCGTCTACCCCGGCGATTCGGTATTCATCATGAACAGCGCGGGCGCGACCATCCACACTGTCCGATAATAATTAAGGCCCCAGTGATGGGGCTTTTTTACATCCTCCTGTTGCTATTACGTCACGCATGACGTAATATACATTCATCGGCTGACACGCAGCCCGCAACCTGAGGAACTACCCATGACCAACAAAGAAGTAGCAGAAACCATCCTGAGCCAGATCGGAGGCCGTCGCTTCATCACCATGACTGGCGCGAAAAACTTTGTCGCTATCAATCAGGGCCTGCAACTCGACCTACCGAAAACCCCGCATTTCGTGAAAGACGGTATCAGCCGCCTGCACATCGTCCTCACCCCGATGGATGAATACAAAATCACCGCTTACAAAATCCGGGGCATGAACGTGAAAGAAATCTCCGTGACCGATGGCGTCCACGCGCCGGAGCTGGCTGAGACCTTCACCCACCTGACCGGGCTTGATACTCACCTGTAACTTGATGATCGCCAAAAAGCCCCTTATAAAGGGGCTTTTTTGTTTGCGCCGCTGCTTAAATGATGTATTATCAACGGCGTTGATGACGTAAGGAGTGAGCGATGGAAACGAGAAACGCGTGCAGCTGGAAGGCCCCACTGGTGGAGCTGGTGGATGGTCGGCAGGTGCCAAGCGATTCCCGCGAGTGGCTGCTCGAATGCGAAGCCCGGTATGTGCTGAATCTGCCAACCAAGGCAGATCGTTACGCGCTGCTGGATGGCATCGAGAAAAAGCGAGGCCGTGATGCCAGAATGGATTTACACGACCGTGTAATGCAACTGCATTTTGCCACCAAAGAGAGAGAGGCCCGCAATGTCTAAGAAAATCACCAATATGCCCATTCCAGCCGATGAGCATTTCCCGTATGGCGGGTATTACCTGCGCCGCCGCCTCGACTGCGGGCGGACTGTCGATATCACCATTCGCCGCGAGTACGGGGGCACTGACTGGATGTATGCTCAACAAATCAAAGAAGCCAGGAAGAAGCTGGCTGCTGAGCTCGAAGAATAACCAACGCAAGGATAACCGACCCATGAAACTGAGCCCCGTCCAGCAGATGATCCGCCTCAGCCAGTACGCTGAATTCCCGGACACGCTGGACATCCTCAATTTGTGCCGTGCCGCCGCTAAGTATGACAAGCGCAGCGTGCGACAAGCGCTGAATGGCTGCGCCCGCTACCGCCTGCGCTCTGTTGAATCCCCGCGCCTGCGCAGGACGCTGGAGCAGATGGCGACCAGCTTTTTCCCTGAGTCTTTCATCAAGGTGATCGAGGACGAAAATCACCAGATGGAGAAGAAGCTGGCCCGCAAGCTGGCAACCAACGGGCGCACGATGGAAGACATGATGAACCCCGATTCATGGGTGATCGTGACCACTGTCGATGATGCGACCGAGCTGCTGCGCGATTCCGGCGTAGCGCATGAGGAGAGAGAACGTGAAGCATAAAGGCAAAATTACCATGGGACGCCCTTCGCGCGGCGACGGCAAAGAGTGCATGACCATCACGATGATTGATGATGCGAGCAAAGGGCAGTTTTTAGAAGTGGAGCTGTCGCTGGAAGACTTCACCCGCGCGATTAGCGGGCAGGCCCGTATCGACTGCACCTTTACCGTTCGCGGGCTGGCCCACGTTGGGAAGCATCGCGTATGCGAGGATCGTCGCGTTGCTGAGCCGGATGGCTATCTGAACCGTGAGCAGCTGGAGCAATGGCTGCTGGACAACTGTCAGGAACCGGGCTGGTACGTGGATCCATATCTGGGCTCTCAGTCCAGCCGCTTCCAAGCTGATGGCGTGAATATGCTTCGCTATCGCGTATTCAAGTACGTGGAGCCGGAAGATGGCGAAAATTCGTAATTACGGCTGGAAAGCGCACTTGCTGGCCCAGCACTCTTTCGATGACCTTGCCGAGCTGGAGCGGCAGGTCAAAGAGGAGCACGCCAACCCGCGCAACGAGGATGGACGCCTGACTGAGCGCGGCGTACCGACCATCTTCATGTATGACCGCAAAGGGATGGATAAGCTGAACGCCCTGAGCTGGGCCGTGTACCACAAAACCAAAAAGAAGGCCGCATGACCACTAACAAACCCATTCTCGACATGTGCTGCGGTTCGCGCATGTTTTGGTTCGACCGGGAGGATCCTCGCGTCGTCTTCATGGATATCAGGGACGAGGAGCATATCTTATGCGATGACCGGGAGCTGAAAATCCATCCCGACATCGTGGCTGACTTCCGGGCGCTGCCGTTTGCCGACGCCACGTTTAGCCTCATCGTGTTCGACCCGCCTCATCTGCTCAAGTGCGGCCCTAATGGCTGGCAGGGCAAGAAGTACGGCATCCTGAACAAAAAGACATGGCGCGAGGACATCCGCGCCGGATTCGCTGAGGCATGGCGCGTGCTCAAGCCACACGGCACGCTGATCTTCAAGTGGAATGAGCTGCATGTGCCAACCCGCGAGCTGCTTAAACTGGCGGAAATGAAGCCCGCCTTTGGTCATCCGTCCGGCATCCGGGCCAACACCCACTGGGTAACTTTTTTCAAGGATTAACCATGGCTATCGTCGAATTTAACCCTGAACCAGCAGGCGATTACAAAACCCTGCTCCAGCAGTTCAAATCACTGGTGCGACTGCATAACGCCAATGTTAACTGTTTGGTGCTCACCCGTGGCGAGGTCGCTGGCCTGCTCTCCCAGCTGGGCAGAATGAGCCCCGGCGAAGTGGACAGCCAGCGCGACGCCAATGCTGAGCTGACCACGCTGCTGGAACAGCAGGAAGTGAAGCTGTCCGAGAAGGATAAAGAGCTGGCCCGCCTGATCGCCGTGCTGGGCAGAACCAGCCGCGAGCGCGATGCTCTGCGTGAGGAGCTGCTGATTAAGCCGGGCACCGGGCAAACAGCTTACCGCGCCGCTGGTGATATTTATTATCAGCTGGTCGAGGAGTGCGGCATCCCTGAGGGGGGCTCGCTGGTGACATACGTCGATAACCTGCGCGAGGCTGCGCATAACGTGCTTGCCGTCTTCACCGGGAAGCGTGGGGATATGACCAAGCAAGAAACAATGGCAGCGCTGGAAATCGCGCTGGACGCCACCAATCAGGAGAAGCCTCATGGCTAGACCGTGCAAGTGTGGAAAGATCCCTGACCTCGACCAGCTGCCTGCTGGCTATACCTGCATGTGCGAGGCCATTGATCAGGTGAATAACTCCGAGGTACTGGCAAAGGTATTCCCAAACGCCAAGTATCAGCCGACCGAGAACACCGCCGATAAGCTGGCCCGTATCAAAGGGGGCAACCGTGGGTAAGTACAAAGTTATCCTGGCTGATCCGCCATGGCACTACGACAACACAATCAGCAACGGTGCCGCTGAAAACCACTACCTGACCATGAAGAAAGAGGACATTAAGCGCCTCCCGGTCTGGACGCTGGCTGATGATGATGCCGTGCTGGTTATGTGGTACACCTCCACGCACGCCGAGGAGGCTGTGGCGCTGGCTGAGGCGTGGGGCTTCGATGTACGCACCATGAAGGGTTTTACGTGGGTGAAGTTCAACAAGGGCGCACCTGACCGATTCAACAAGAAGCTGGAGCGGTCGGAGTTCTTCGACTGGGAGGATATGCTCGACTTCCTGAACGATGAGGTGAAAATCAACGGTGGCAACTACACCCGCGCCAACTCCGAAGACTGCCTGATCGCCGTGCGTGGTAAAGGCGTCGAGCGCCTGAGCGCCAGCGTGCGCCAGATCATCTTCTCCTGTCTGGGCGAGCACTCCCAGAAGCCGAAAGAGATTTTCCACCGCATCGAGGAGCTGTACGGCGATGTGCCACGCATTGAGCTTTTCGCGCGCGACGCCTATCCGGGCTGGGACAGCTGGGGAAATCAGGCACCGAAAAACGCTGTTGAGCTGCGCCCCGGCGAGTTCGTTACCCCATTCGACTGGAAGGATCCCAAGAGCCCGTGGAACCCGAACAACAACCTGCAACACTGGGTGGGATCAGTTCACACAGAAAGATGCAAGCACTGTGGATCTGTTTACCAAGCAGGGACACCTCACACCTGCGCGGTGCCATTGGTTAGCCATAAGACATCCCATGTGATGCACTGCCCGAAATGCCTGCTGTGCTACGCCAGTGATTCGGTTCACGTCTGCCCTAGCTCTGGCGAGTAGTCGCAAAAAAGAATAGAATCCATATAATGCGCTCAGACGCTCTCTGAGCGCTTTTTAACAAGGACAACCCAATGATGAAGGCCAAACTGCTGATCGCCGCACTGGTGCCGTTTCTGGTCGCCTCCTGCGATGATCCAGCCCCGACCGCAAATTACCCGGCGAAGGAAACCAAAATCACAGGCGTAGTCTCCCGCGTGCATGACAGCGAGCTGGGCGTAACCTGCTGGACAGCGAACAACCGGGCGATCTCCTGCCTGCGCGATGACAATGACACCGTACAATACCCGAAAGCCATTCCAGCGCCCGTCGATGGCGGATGGCCTGAAACTGGTGATTCAAAGCACATCGCTGGAGGGCCCGGCGCATGACCATGCCCGTCGATGTGATGTTTAAAATGCTGGAATGGGCTCTGGGCCGCGACACTGGCGCGTCATCCAAAACCATGCTGCGTGCAGCACTGCGCCCACTGAAAGGCGGCGACATCCCGCACGACCCGTCAGACTTCGGTCGCTGCTATCGCCTGATTCAGGCCGTGCCTGAGCTGCGCGGTTACTTCCCCACTATGGTGGCAAATTGCCCTCGCCTCGCGCCGTATATCGAGGAGTGGGAAGACCTCTGCATCATGTACGAGCGGGAGCTGAAAAACGCCAATGGGAAAGCGCCGGAGCTGTACGCTCGCCTCAAAGAGCTGTCAGACGCCTCCATGATTGCGGCTGGCTATGTGAAAACCCCGTTTGGATGGGTAGGAAGTCATGCAGAAGAATAGCCCGTTTGGCCTGAGCCATTATCGCCCCCGCGTGCCGTACCAGCTGCCCATGGTGACAGCGCACCGCATCCGGGATATGAAATTGCACCCGACCGCAGGCATGGTCATCGTGTTCCATGAGGATATCGCGCCGCTGGTAGTGAATCCTGAGTGGGCCAACCTGATGCGCCCGCAGGCCGGGCAATACCTCGTTACCGCACCGCGAGGCGGCACGCTCCTGTTGCAGCCCGCACGTTTCCACCAGTTATTCGTCCGCAAGGAGACCCCAAATGTCCGAAACCTCGACGCTGAATTGTTCGCTGTTCACACCGATCCCAAGCCTGCTGGAGCTGGCAAAGGACAGTGCAAACACCGCTGCTCATCTGACGCATGTAGCCGTGCAGGCCGATGATCGCAACATGCACAACCTGAGAAACAGCCTCTCAACGCTGGCGCAGTCTTTCGCTGCCCACTCGCAGACGCTGCTTGAGCTCTGCACCGCAGAGGAAAAGAAACGTCAGGAACCCAGTCATTAACACCCGCGCCAAGGACGGCGCTAAAGGAGGAAATTATGGTGACGCCACGCAAGACAAAAGCCACGGGGCGTAAGCCTCGCGTCAAGCTGTCGGCAGAGGCATGGACGGCGCTGCGGATTCGTTACGAGAGTGACCCGGAAGCCACGCCGTCCCTTCTCGCCAAGGAATTTAACGTAGCGCCTGACACCATTTCTGGAAAAGTCCGTGTGGAGGGCTGGCGCAAGCAGGATCCCAACCTGAGCGGGATGAGCAAAGAGGCGCTGGAGGAGTTCAAGAAGCGCCGGGCCAAACTGGGCGTAGTCACTGAGGACGAGCTCAATGCGCTGGCGGATGAGATTACCGCCGAGTTCGCTGCACTGGCCCGCGCCAACCTGCTGGAGAAGCACCAGAAGGAATGGGACTACCCGCGCACCCTAGCCTATCAGGCCATCAAAGACAAAAACTTTGATCTGGCTAAACTCGCCAAAATCACCTCCGAAACGCTGACCAATACCCAGAACGGGGAGCGTAAGGCGTGGGGGCTGGATAAGGGCAATGGCAATGAAACCAACATTAGAGTGGTGATCGAACGTGGCTGATAAAGATTTTAACAAGATGCTGGGGCTGGACGTGATCCCCCCGATGATCCGGCTGCGTCCGGTAGACAACCTGATCCCCTACGTGAACAACTCAAACGACCATAGTCCGGCGCACGTCCAGAAGGTCGCCGCGTCGATGCTTGAATTCGGGTGGACTAATGCCATCCTCGTCGATGAGCAGGGGATTGTGGCAGGCCATGGACGCCAGCTGGCAGCGATGAAGCTGTATAGCGAGGGCAAACAGATTGCCTTCCCGGATGGCACACCGATCCCCATTGGCATGGTACCGACGCTGGACTGCACTGGCTGGGATGAGGCCAAGCGCCGGGCGTACATCATCGCGGATAACCAGCTGGGCCGCGCGTCCGAGTGGAACATGGACATGCTGCGCATCGAAATGAATGCCCTGGCTGATCTGGACTACGATCTGGATGTTATCGGCTTCGACCCTGAGCAGCTGGACGAGATCATGAAGCTGCCGCCAATGGAGGGAGGAGGAGGTGACAGCGATCCTGATGATGCGCCACCGCTGCCTGACGAGCCAAAGAGCCGTCCGGGAGACTTGTGGGTGCTGGGCGCTCATCGCCTGTATGTTGGCGATGCTGAGCAGCCGGAAAGCTGGCTGGCGCTGATGCAGGGCGAGAAGGCCAACATGATGCTGACCGATCCCCCGTATAACGTCGATGTGGGCAAGAAGAATAAGCGCATGGATAAGGCCATCGGAGGCGAGCGCTCGCGCACTGGCGGGATCGCTAACGACTGGAAAAACGAGGAGGACTTTAATCAGTTCCTCGTCAATGTCCTGAGCTGCGCCTATGACGCGATGCAGCCGGGCGGCGTGACCTATATCAGCCACTCCGACAAGATGGCCCATGGCCTGCGCTGGGCGTTTGAAAAGGTCGGTTTCCACTTCTCCCAGAATGTCATCTGGAAGAAGAACAGCATGACACTGGGCATGGCTGACTTCCAAAGCATCCATGAGCCTATCCTGTACGGCTGGCGCAAGGGTGCCAAGCACCGCTGGCATGGTGGCAGGAAGCAAACGACCGTTGCGGAGTTTGGCGACTCCAGCCCGTTCAAACAGGATGCCGAAGGTAACTGGTATTTCCAGTACGGCGATCTCATCATGCGGGTGGAAGGCGACGCCAAGGTGGAGTCAATGCTGGGCAGCGTGGTCAGCGTGCCGCGCCCTGACCGCAGCGACCTGCACCCGACGCAGAAGCCCGTGGAGCTGTGGGAGCGCATGATGAAGAACACTGTGCGCCTCAATGACATCATGGTGGATCCCTTCTCCGGCTCTGGTACTTCACTGGTGGCCGCCGAGCGAATGGGCGTATGCGCACGCGTGATGGAGCTCGATTTGGGCTTTGCTGATGTGGCGATTCGTCGCTGGCAGAACCTGACCGGGCGCAAGGCTGTCCACTTCTACACCGGGGAGGAATTCCCGGAGGAGACCGAGGATCGGCACCTGCCGGATCCTGATGAAGATGAGGATGCGTTTTGATGAAATATGAATTCAAGCTGCCGGAAGGCGCGATTATTAGTATCGGCTCAACTGAGTTTACTTACGTTGGTGATGGCATTGTGCGCTCCCGTGGAGTTAAGCCACTTCCGGCCCTGATGGAGCTGGAATTACCCGATCAGACCCCGATTAGTGATATCACGGCTTTGCCATCGCCGGAGAGAGCCATTGATATTAACAGCTATCGGCACGTTGCAATGATACGTCACGAATGACGTAAATAATTCTTGCGTCAAAAAAGATAACGCGCTAAAGTCCTCCCCACAAGTGGAGGACTTTTTTTATGTTCGAGAATGTTAAGAAAGGTGATGTTGTTTTAATTACTGAGCGCGTGGATGTTCCCGGCTCACACACATTCAACGTGTACCGCAAAATAACCGTTGATCGTGTCTATAAAAACACGTTCGTTGTGGCTGGCGTGAAGTTTTACAAACATAACGGGGAGTATGAGGGCGGAAACCGTTATGAGCGCCGTCATGTTCGCCCGGTAGGCCAGAAGTGGGCAGAGATCACAGCAGAACGTGAATGCGAGATTAACGCAAACGTTGAAAGCCTGAAATTAGTGATGGAGGTAGCCAAAAAGTTAGAGCGTCAAAATAACGTCAGTCTGGTAAGAAATAAAGCGCATTGCGATTTTATCCGTACCGCAATGCTGGAAATCAACAAGCTGTTTCAAGAAAATTAATTGAACAAAGGATGCTTTAATGTCGAAATTATCCGTTATTGCCCGCGCTGTTGCTGTATTTAACGCCCTGCACAATGAGAAGTTTACTGAGGCAAAAGCTGAGTCGTTTATGTCCTGTCTGGAAATGGTAAAAGCCCAGCAGCAAGAAGTGCCTCAACTCCATGCCGAAGAAGGTGAAGCGCTCCTGAATGCCGTAGGCCGTGCCGTCGCCGAAAACCAACCCATTGACCTGATTTATGACGGCAAGACCATCCACATCGATCCGGTAATGACTCTGGCTGATGCCTTCGCCCACGCTGAGTACGTGCTCAATCTGAATGACCGATTCCCTGCTGGCGGTGAGCCTTGGGTGCAATTAGCGGGCCGTGGTACGCGTCCGGTCGTGCCTCAGGAAGTGCTGAACTCGCCAGCAGACCCAACGCCAGATCTGCAAAAGCTGATGGCCCGCGCTGTTGAGGAGCCTGAGCTGACAGAACGCCAGAAAGAAGTCATGGATTTGGTGCAGGAGGTACGCGCCCCGCAGCTGGGCCATGGGATGCGTATGATGCAAGGTAAGACCGTCGATGCGCTGACGCTGGATCACGCCGCCCCTGATGATTACGAGCCGCTGGAGTCCGGGCAGCTGCATTTGCAGCAGCGCGATGAAACCATTGAGGACGTGGTGAAGCGCTTGCACCCGCTGGCCCCGCTGCGTGCCAAAATCAGCGGTCTGGTCATCACCCTGCAACCCCATTACACGACGCAGCGCATGATCGCGGAAGTCCACCGCCGTGTTTCGCTGGGCCTGTCAGATGTGAAGCCGGGCAGCGAGAAGCGTCTGGAGCTCGCGGAGGAGGAGCTGAGCGATGGTACCCTGCGCACTGACAAGCGCTGCTGGCGTCAGGGCTATCTGTACCGTCTGGATGTGATCCCGCATGACCGGACAGAAATGGCTGAGTATCACATCCACCTGAAAGAACGCCCGACGCAGGGATGGATGGAGCCGCACCTCCAGCTGATGTACGACAAAAAGGCCCGCGTGTTCCTGAACATGACAAACGGCTTTGATCGCTATGAGCAGCTGACACACTTCTACTGCACGGCAGCAGGCCGTAAGGCAACTGCTGAGCTGGCGAAGATTGAGGACACCCTTCTCGCTGAATACCAGCGCCACATCCAGAACCGTGGAGGTGATGAGATCAACCTGCACGGCTGGAAGCCGACCGGAGAGGCCGCAGCTATCGCGCAGCGTAATGCTGATAACGATGCCAAGCCCGCGTATTACTCTGAGGAGTGGGAGGATCAGGACTCAGGATGGCGCGTGAAATACTGGGAGACCCAGACCGGAAAATGGCGTTATACCTACTTTGCGACGCGACCGGGCGCACTGGCTACCACGATCCGCAATCAGCCAGGCAAACCAGCGTCAGTTGAGCCGAAGCCTACCACTGCCCCAAAGTGAAAGCCCCGGTATGGAATGCCCCGACCGGGGGAGCAGGACACGGGCACTCAGATCATGGTCTGAGCCCCGTTTACAGTAAATAACCGAAGGCCCTGCGGGGCCTTTTTTCGTGGAGGTATCTATGAGCCTTAAAGACCATCAAAACCCGAACGGCACCTATAACGGAGTCAGTGCGCTATCAGAAATTAGCGGCCTGAGCGAGGCCGAGATCAGCGCAACCATGGAGAACATCAAAGCCAATAACCTCAGGCTGGAGCGCTGCCAGTATCATGAGTTTGCCATTAACCCGGATTTGTCCAACCCTGACAGCCCTGTGGTGCGGCACCTCAAATATAAGTGCATTCACTGCGGAGGCACGATCAACCCGACCGCATGGCGCTGGTTCGAGCTGGGACGTCAGCAGCAGCGTAAATAATGCTTGCATTACGGCACACATAACGTATCATCAACCACGCATCAAGCAATAAGGCCCCGTAGCGCGGTGCGTTACGGGTTATTTAACCAACCCTAAAAGGATTCCTGATGGCCTGTGATTGTTTCAAAAACGGGAAGGTAGTGGCTGATTACACGGGGGATAAATCTGTATGACCATTTCTATCGAAGACCGCCGCCGTAAAGGCGACGAGAACCGTCTGCCGGGCTATGACATTGCCAACGGTACATGGTGGACGCTGGTATTTCTGCCGGGCATGGCGAAGCTGCCGCAGGTAGAGCAGCGTAAAACGACTGACCCGTGGGTGGTCTCTCCGCGCACTACTGGCAAGATGGCTGACATCATCGAAGCGTGGGAGCCGACGCCGGGCTGGTTTAGTTCCGAAGCCGACCGGGCCAAAGAGTTTAAGGCCGACTTTGTGGACTTCCTGCGCAACTGCAACGGATTCAGGACGTACTGATATGAGCCGAGCTAAAGCGATGACTCTGGGCGAGGCAGCGTATAACGCGTACCTGTTCCAGATTGACCCTCAGCATCTGAATTCCGATTTGCCACGCTGGCCTGAGCATCTGACAGAGGCACAGCTGCGCCACTGGCATACTGCGGTCGGCCCGGCACTTCGTCGCACCAAACCACACTATCGCTGGATGCGTGCCTGTGACCTGCCAACGGTTGAAGTAGGGCAGCTGGAAATTTACGCAAAAGGTGAGTCAGGGGCGTGGCAGGGATGGCGAACCCAGCGCCCGACGCGGTTCAGGCCGGATGTTCAGATGTGGGTGCGCTGCGACTACTACAACGGTGGTGTAGAAGTGGTGCCGACCCGTTGACACGTCACCCATGACGTAATAATATAGCCTCACCAACCCAAGGTGAGGCTATATTATGTTCAAGGCAATGAAAGGAATTCCCGCTCAGGCGCTGATAAAAGCCGGGCAGATTCTGGAAATGTGGCAGCGCGGAGAGGCAGCAATAACCCACCTCAAGCGCAGCGGTGGTATCTCGTTAAAGGTCGGCATCCGCTGGCGTTTACTGAGCCGGGATAACGGCGATACATGGGATCTGCTAACCCATGAGCGCTACAACCGCGAGAAAGATAAATAACAACCGCGCCGGGCGGCTCCCGGCACTTTTCAAAGGAAACAAAATGGGAATGTTACTGCTGTGGGGAATTCTGGCCCTCAACCTGCTGATCAGCTGGTTCAACTGTAAAACCTGCGGGACGATGTGGGCCGAGTCCAAACGCCTTGGCGGCTGGATCCGGGTGCTGGTCTGGTGCGGAGCTATTCAGGCCGCAATCGGCTTTTCCAGCGTGATTATCTTCATTGAAGTATATGTGGCGTACCTTACCGGGCACCTCGACGAGAAATATGCGCAGGCGGCAATCAGCCTCTGGTATCTGGGCATCATTATCCCTGCTATCGGTACAGGGCTGCTTATCACTGTGCATAGCTGGATCGTGGCGTACCGGGAACGCAACTGGGCCAACATGGGGACGGCAGCATGGAACACCTTCGCCAGCGCCCATAACATCTACAATGCTGCTAATGGTGGCGTGTCCGGCGCGTGGGATAGCGTTAGCAAGCTATTCAAGGGCGGAGACAGCAAAGACAGTAAGCAGGCGCAGCTGGTGATTCTGCTCGTCATCATTTCTCTGGCGGCGGGGATCCTGATCACCATGGGCCTGATCGGGCACTATGACCGCAAGGCGCGTCTGGCTATCGCAACCGGGCAGCGCGGTATCGCAGCGTAACGCAGGCCGCATGGATGCGGCATTTAAGGAACCAACCCATGATCAACTCAATTAAAAACCATATCCGCGCAGCTGGCGCGAATGGCTGGTATACGTGGCAGGCTGGCTACCATGCGACTGAGGTAGACGCTGATCTTGCACTGGAGGTGATGCAATCCACCAAGCAGGAGCTCAAGCCCGGCGACCGCGTGTTTATCCGTGGCAATGATCGCCCGCTGGATGTCCTGCATGTCCACGGCATTTTCGTGACTCTTAACTGGAATGAGCCGGGGATCGACTTCCGGCAGTATTACGCGATGAATATCCGTAAGAAAGGCCGCTACAGCTACGGCACCGTGCGTATTCACAAAGCCCATTTAATCAAAATTTAAGGATTCCCCATGCTTAAAGAAACTGACCTGAAAGCCCTGAAAGTAGGCGACACCCTGTTTATTGGCCCGCGCGATAAGCGCAGCCCTCCACGCGGGATCATGATTGTTGTCCGCAAAGGCACTAAATGGCTTTACGTCGCCCGGCAGTCAGACATTGACCGCGCCAATGAGACCAATAGCGTGCCGGAGTGCTGGCAGGAGCGCATCGCCATTAAGGACTGGAGTAATTACAACCATGTTCCGAAGACAGGCGGATATCCTGCGCTTGACGTTTACCGTGACGAGGCTGACTTTGCCTATGAGCAGCGCAAGGCAGCAATGCGCAGCGTCATCCAGAACGAAATGAGCGGTGGCTTTGGCCTGAGCCAGCTGCTGAGTCATGCGACCGATGAACAGCTGGACACGCTCCACTGTATCGTCGTGGAGCTCAAGAAGGCGGCAGGCCGTTGAGTTACCGCATGACACCAGAACAGCAGGCGGTATACGACGCCGCCGCTGACTGGCCCGGCCCGCCAAAGACCGGATCCGCGAAGTGGGAAATCCAGTTCACGGACGGCAAGCACTCCACCATGCTGTCGGAGTATTGCCACACGAAACAGGAGGCGTTTCTCGCGTGCGTGGAGCGCTTCGGTAGGAAGGTGAAAGACGTTAATTAGTCGTGATGCCACACTGGGCCATTATTCGTTGAATGGTGGCCACCATGCTTGTCCTCGCAAAAGCACTTAATCAAAAATTCGCCCACCAAGCGGGCTATGCTCTGATCAATGGGCGCTGGAAGAAAACCACGCCGGACATGAAGGGCGTCAAGAACGCCCCGAAAGCCGCGCACCCTAAAGCTGGTGGCAAAGGCCATAAGCCTTACGCCATGCCTAAGGAGGAGTCGAGCCAGCTGCTCTATCCTGCTGAGAAAGAGGCGACTAACAAAGACATTAAGCACTTCAACCAGAAACACGTCCCGAACCTGTTGCAGCACGCTGCCAACGGCGATATCGCGGCGATTCTGGGATCATCCTATGGCGTGAACACCCACGGTAAAAAGCTGGTGGCGATTGCCAACTATCTGCTGGAGCAAATGGGCTCGCAGGAGAAGGTCAGCGCGGGCCAGAAAGCGGGTGAGCACCCTGCCATCGCCACATACGAGAGAGAGCCTGAGACCGTCGATCAGATGGCTGAGCAGGCCGTTGAAGCCGTAGCGCAAGAGGCAAAGGCAGCAACAAAACCAGCTACAGGTAATTTGACAGCCAAACAACAAGCCATTGTTTCTGGAATTGAGAGTTACCTAGGTCTGCCACCGATTGAAGCATACAAAGTAAAAAATAACGTCATCACTATTGAGATTGGTGATTTAAAACAGCACCAGCTGCACGCGATTGAGAATTACGGTACGCAGTTTGGATACTTTAAAACTGAACCGGGTGGAGCAAAAAAACTAAGCCTTATTATGCCAAAAGATGGGCCGTCTCCTTCACCTGAGAAAAAAAACGCAGCTAAAGAAGAAGTCCAGAAAGCCTCAACACCTGCTGCCGAAGCACCGAAGCCAGGCGAAATCGTCATGCCTAAATTTGAATCCGGCAAAAACTCCACTGGCGTGCGCACCGCGTATGAGGCGCAGGCTCAGAAGGTTATCGACGCCACCAGTCTGGCGGAGCTGGAAGCTATCAAGAGCAAGGCGAAAAGCTGGAAGGGCATCACCCCGAACAGCAAAAAGCTGCTGAACCTCTACGGGCAAAAGCTGGCGCTGCTGACGGGTGAGAATCCGAATAAGCCGCTGGTGCAGTCCGAGGAGCCGAGCCCATTGAGCGCGGTTGAAATCATCGCTACCTCCCCGGCGCAGCCGGACACCGCCGAAGGCAAGCCAGCCCCGAAAGCATCCGTGTCGAAGAAGGCCATGGACGCTATCGACTGGAGCCAGTTCGCCGTCGCGGAGAACATTAAGAATGCCAAGAGCTACAACGCGCAGATCGCCGCTATCAAGGCCGCTGGCGAAGTAGGCAACATCAACGGCATTCTGGCGATGACATACGGAAAAAACACCTACGGGCTCAAAGTAGCCAAGGCTGCGAATAACGCGCTGGCAGCGCTGGGCTACCCGGATATCAAAGTGGTTATCGGCAAAGACGCCGTGCATCCAATGCTGGGCCAGTTTAGCCAGGCAGAAAAGGATCAGAAGGCCAGCGCAGAGGTTGAGCAGCAGAAAACCGTCCGGGCTGAGGAAGGCCCGCAGGAAGGTGATACCCGCATGGGCAAAAACGGGATGCAGGTTTTCAAAGACGGTCGCTGGCACAATCAGGAGACTGGCGAGCCGCTCAAGGATCAGCCTGTCGCTGGTGAGTTCAAAAAGGGCCAGAAGCTGTCGATCTCCGATATGCCGAACCTGCCCGCAGGCTCAATCATCCAGACCTACGACAAGGACGGTAAGCCGTACCTGAAAGTGCTGATGGGGCACGCGACCGCATGGCCTATGAGCAAGAAGGGTGAGCCGCTGGCTAAGCCGTTCCAAGCTGGACAGTACCTGAAACTGATCGGCTTTGGTGGTAACACCAAAACCCCGGACAATCTGGGCTACATTTCCGACTATCACCATAGCGAGTACCCGACCGAGCTGGTGGAGCTGGGCAAGCCGAATCACCTGACCCAGAAGCAGCAAAACGTCATCAAGAACATGTGGAATGGCGTGCTGTCCACGACTCCAGACGCAGGCGTTTACCCGACCAATACCAGCGCAGTCATCGTCGCGGATCCGAAGAATCCGGGATCTGGTATGTGGGTTAACGAGAAGGGCGACTGGGGCCATATCTCCGGCTTCTCCAACACGCAGAATGAGGTTTACCAGCAGGTAATGGCTGGCAAAGAGCCTGCGGTCAATCTGGCGGAGTCTCTGGGCCTTGCTGCTGCGCCTAAGCCTGAGGGAGTGAAGACTTTCTCCAATCCTCCGCAGACTGGTGATGCGTTTATCGACGGCATCTGTGAGGACATCCAGAATGACCTCAACGCGGGTAACTGGGCGCTGGCTGTGGACAACATCAACGACATGGTGACAGTGATCCGTGATGACCAGAACCTGATTGATGCCTTCCAGAAGGTTGATCTGTCCGCGTGGATCATCGAAGCCGTGACCGCCGCCAAGAAAGAGCTGGGCGATATCTCCGTGAAATCCCTGCCGACGCCACCGCAGATCAAGCAGGAGCGTGCGCCAACCCCTGAGCCGCAGCTGCCGGATTTTGCCGATGTGGCTGAGTTCAACGAGTGGGCGAAGACAAAAGGCGAGGCATTCATTGAGCAGGCGTCTACCTATTACGGTAGCGATCTGGCCTTCTCCGAGTCCAGCGTCGGGAAGCTGTACGATTCATGGGCCGAGAAGTCTCAGGCTGCGGCGAAATCCGAGCAGACTGCCACTAAGCATGAGCGTAAGCAGGAGAAGAAAGCGATCCTGAACGATTACGCTCTGTGGGAAAGTGCGTTTGACATGCTGACAGATGCCAAGGACGAAAAGCAAGCCGATGCGATGGCTGGCGACTGGATGACGGCTAACGGTCACGATGCGCCGCAGCTGGTGGCGATGGCTGAGGCCATGAAGGACAATGGCTTTAACGAGCTGGCAAATGAATTCTTTATCGCAGGTAAGAAAGCCTACGGGAAATGGTGGAGCGAGACTTACGGCACTGAGCCAGAAAAACCTCTGGTATCACCAACCAGCGATACGGTGAAAACCTATGGCACGAAAGTGCAGACCCTCTATAACGTCATTGCCGAAGAAGTTCACAAAGGCAAAGAATCGGATCCTGATGTGATCGCCAAGCACTTTAATGAGCTGAGCGAGCTTCACCTTTCCGAGCCAGCTGCTGTGCAGGTTAAACTGTACCAGCAGGAGGTCAATAAGTGGCTGGTAGAGGATGGCCCGCAGGAGGGTGATACCAAGCAGGGTAAAGGCGGTACGCTGGTCTTCCATAATGGGCACTGGATCTTACAGCAGGATATGCCTGAGACCTCAGCTAATGGCAGCGCGGGCAGCGAGATTGTGGCGCTCAAACAGGCCCTCGCTGGCGCGAACGGCGATGATGCGACCAGCATCGGTCTGGAATTCATCAAGGACAACCATGGCGATAAGGGCGCATACACGACTGTTATCGACAATATCCTGAAAATGAACAGCGGGCACGTCTACGCTGCGTCTGAAATCGGTCAGGCTTACTTCAAAAAGCATGGCAAGCCGCTCAACCTGCCGATTAAGCCGGACGTTGGTTTCTACTCGACCGAGGCAACTGATTTTCAGGGCTACGCCATCGCTGCAACACTGGCGAAGGATGAGAACAGCAAAAAGCTGCTCATTGAGGCTATGAAATATGAGCAGAACGTGACGCCGAGCACCACGATCAACGGTACCAAGTACAAGGAGTACATGGCTGAGGTGCTGGACAAGCTGACCGCTGCGCCGGGCAAGCCGAAAAACATGTATGACCTTGGGCTGGTCTTCAACAACGCCAAAGACAACCTCGAAACGCTCATGGCTGTGCAGGAATACGTGGCGAAGAAAGGCGACAACCCTGCCACCTATCAGGACATCGTGAAGGCCGCAGGCGATAACGTGGCCCATATCCCTGTCCTCCAGTCCACGCTGAAAGATAGCATCAACATGCACGGCGTCCCGCAGGGGATCCCGAAAGCCAGCTACAAGGGCGATAGCATGGCGGATGCCGATGCGCTGGATGGTCTGGCAGCGATGGCGATGCTGGCGAAGTACACCGACTCGAAGGAAATGAAAGAGGCTGTGCTGAACAGCGTCAAAGAATCCGCGTATGCGCTGATGGCGAATCAGGGAACCGATCTGGTCAAAATGAGCATGACGGACTACGCGATCAGCACCATGACCTTTGTGCAGGATCAGATCACCGGATCTGAGGAGCCTGCGCCAGCACCGGAAACTGCCGCGCCGGATCTGGGAATGATTGACCTGAAACTGCTGGACGACATCAAGAGCATCGCGGAGACCAAAAGCGGGCTGCAAAAGGTCGTCAAAGCATCGGTGGCGTGCAAGGAATACTACGACGCCAACCCGGACAAGGTTGATGCAGTCAGCACCATTAAGAGCGTGCTAACCATCAACGATTTTGCCACTGCGGCTATCGACGGGATCCTGACGGCTATCAAGAACACCGTAGCCGAAGAAGATGCGAAGAAGGCCGACGATGGCCCAAAAGAAGGCGACATGAAGCCGGGTGCCAACGGGATGCTGATCCTGAAAAACGGGCGCTGGGTTAGGGCCAATCCTGACGAGATCCCAGCACCTGACTTCGCTGCGCTTGGCCTGAGCGCTTGGCAGCAGGATCACTACATGAAATATGTAGATAACCTCAAAGCCAAGCTGACCAAAGGCGGCGGCACCAAAGGCGTCATCATGCAGAAAGCCGATGGTTCGATGCTGATTTATGGCGAGTTTGGGATGAAAATTAAGGTCTCAACGGAGTATGGCCCGACCGCGCCGGGTAAAAAGGCGCTGGCGCAATATGCGTCGATGATGCTGATGGCTAATGGGATCAAGGTTAAGTCCGGTTATAACCCTGAGGTGAATGGCACCTATGCTATGAATGGCGTCGCGCAGCTGATGAATGCTACCGCCGCGACCATCAACCCGGCAGAGAATGGCCTTGCCGCTGATGGCCCGATGGAGGTCAAAAAGTACCAGTGGAAGAAGAAAGAGCCGATCAGCGTCGATGAGTGGACAGTGACCGGGGGCAACCAAGGCGGTTCGAATGAAGGCATGAAAATGAAGGACGCCGATGGGCAGGAATGGTATGTGAAGTTCCCGGATAACGAGGAGCACGCCAAGGCTGAGGTGCTGGCAGCGAAACTGTATAGCGCCGCTGGCCTGTCCGCGCAGGACGCCATGATCGTCACCAAGGACGGGAAAATGGCTATTGCCTCGAAGTGGGAGAACATCAAGAAGGCCAAAACCCATGCAGCGCTGGCGAAGGCCAAGGGTATGCTGGAAGGATTTGCCGTTGATGCGTGGCTGGGTAACTGGGATGTCGTGGGGCTGGCGAAAGACAACGTGCAGCTGAAAGATGACGGCACCATTCACCGCGTCGATGCGGGCGGCTCGCTGATGTTCCGTGCGCAGGGTGCGAAGAAAGAATTTGGCCCAGTAGTTAAGGAGCTGGAGTCACTGATGGATCCGAAGATGAACGCGAACAGCGCCGCCGTCTTCGGTGGCATGACTGAGGCCGATATCGCCGCGTCTGTCTCCAAGGTGCTGGCTATCTCCGACGCCAAAATCGCGCACATGGTCAACCAGTACGGGCCGGGCGATGATAAGGCGAAAAAGGAGCTGGTGGAAACGCTCATCAAGCGCAAAGAGTATCTGGCTGAGAAGTACCCGGAAGCCGAGCAGATCATCAAAATGCAGAAATTCAAGCCGGAGAAAATCAGTACCCCGCCTGACTTCCTCAACTGGTCTGGCGTTGGCAAATCCGGCCCGTCCTCCAAAGAGTTCCTGAACAAAGGGAACCACGACGCGGCGCAGGCCATTTATTCTGCGGCGCTGACCGGAGACCCGGAAGCCATTCGCGGCCTGACCGCGCCAACCTTTGACAAAGACACCGGAGCTGTTACCGGACAGGTGCCAGTGCTCGATCACCCATCGCAGCACATCAAAGGCTACGCGATGCAGGCGATTAACGAGATTAAGAGCCAGCTTGCCGGGCATGAAGCCGAGCAGTTCCGTATCGGAGGAGATCACCCGCTGTATTCGATGCACGAAGAATACAAGCCGGAAAACTGGAGCGGTAACGATGCAGACAAGATCGGGAACCTGCTGGTGCTGGGCCATCCGGGGATTGTTGAGCCGGAAGACCTTGGCATTACTAAAACCACTTTCAAGGCTGGCACGCTGACCACAAACACTTATGCCAAAGCAGCACAGGAAGTGTGGGAAAAGCTGCCGATGACACAAAAGCAGGCCGTGCAGGCGTATACTGGTAGCAGTTATAAGCAGATGAACAGCGGACTGTGGAAGGGCAACCCAAGCGCAGAAGCGAAAGCAGCAGCGCAGGCGCTGTCTGGTATGGGCCATGAAATTTCGCCGGGTACCACGTTCGGGCGCAAATTCAGTCTGGGCAGCGGTGATCTCTCCAAGCTGAAAGCGTCGGTCGGCAAGGTCATCATGGAGCCTGCAATTATGTCCACGTCTATCAGTCCAGACGTGTGGAGTGGTAATATTCACCTCAAAATGACAGCAGGCCCCGGCGTAAAAGGTATCTATGCGGGCGCTGGCTCGCTTCCGAGTGGTGGATCTATCTCGCACCATACCGGGGAAAAAGAAATTATCCTGCCACCTAATACCCGCCTACTCATCACTAAGGTGAACGAATCGGGGACTAAGGACGCCGATGGCTTTGGCGGCAGCGGCATGACCGTTGTGGAATGTATCATCCTGCCGAGCGTATAAGGGGGCTCTGTGGCTGAATTGAACCGACATACTGATCCAACGTGGTTTATCGAAGGTCTGAACGCTGCTGATGGCAGCGTTTATCTGGGCGATATCAACGTGGCACGCACCATCCTGAATAACTTCGCCAAGGACATCGTGGGACGCATCGCTAAGGTGCAGGCCAACCAGATGACTGAGAAAGAAGCGCTGGAAGCCGACCGGGCGCAGGCGCTGAACACCGCTAACATCTTTGTGGGTAAAACCGCAGGCTTTAGCGTGCTGCCGGGCTGGAATGACTTCGCGCTGCCGCGCTGGATCCAGAACGTGAAGGGGCTGGCTAAGGATGAAACGGATCCCGCGCTGATTGTCGCGCACGCGATGGCCCGCTTTGCGATCAGTATTTACCAGGCATTTGACAAGGGCGGGAAGGATGCCGAAATCGCCGCCCGCGTGCAGTCCAGCGTCGAATCCATGGCGCAATGGATGCTGGGAGTGGAAGGCAATGACTAAACTTTTCCTGAAAGCGCAGGTGAAGGGTTATCGCCGGAGCGATGGCGTATGGGTGAAGCCGCACGACAACGGGAAGGCAGCAGCCAAACCTGATACGCCTGCGGCCCCAAAAGCGCCTTCGAAGCCTCAGGCCAAGAAAGCCTATTACCGCAAGCCAGCGCTGCCCACGACGCCGTATGGCACGCACAGGACTACCGCCAGCAAAGGACTACCGACGAAGATTGTCCACCATCCGCGACTGGGTGAGAAGGGCAACCGCGTCGTGGTTAACCATCCGAGCAAACCGACCGAAGCGCCAACGTGGGCCGCGAGCAACGAGGTGGCCACCTTCACGCCTAATGGTGCAGCACCGCAGGAGCTGAATGGCGTCCCAGTCGCGCCGTGGACTGGCGCACCGAAAACTGACGCGGGCTGGGCCTTTGTGAAGGGCACCAAACAGATGACCGAGCAGCCGTTAATGGTACCAGCCGGGAAGCGTCCAGCGTCCGGCGTCATCATTGAGGAGCCTGACGGTCGCGTGTGGATTATCAGCCCGACCAACGCTTTCGGCGGCTACCAGAACACTTTCCCGAAGGGTGGCACTGAGCCGGGGCTCACGCTCCAGCAGAACGCCATCAAAGAGACATGGGAGGAGTCCGGGCTACAAATCGAGATCACTGGCGTGCTGGGTGACTTTGAGCGCACCACGTCCGTTTCTCGCATGTATCTGGCGAAGCGCGTCGGAGGATCCCCGGTGGCGATGGGCTGGGAAACGCAGGCCGTCCAGCTGGTACCAAAAGACAAGCTGCGCGAGCTAATGAACATGAAGCCCGATCAAATGGTGCTTGACGCGTATTTAGGTAAGAAAAAAGATTGACCATACGGCACGCATGACGTATTATCTCAGCAGTTAACCAATCCAACCCTGAGGAATACGCCATGTGGCTGATTTTATCTGATGGCTTCCTGTCTGCTGTCGTAGACAAGCAAGACCCGGAAGTGATCCAAGTACGTGCTCGCCGTAAAGAGCATCTGAACAAATATTTCCCGACCAAAGAAGTGGTCACGCACGATCACCGCGATTATCAGTTCCGAGTGATCGTCAACCGCGAGGAGCTGCAAGCTATGCTGGCGCAGTACGTCGCGGAAATGATGTACAGCAATTTCAAGGACTCGACAACGGATCGCCGTTTCCATGATGCCTGCTATGACGTTTGGCATGTAATGGCTAAACTCCAGCCAAAACCGCCTTACTCCGCTTATTCCGGTAAGCGTCAGCAGCAGATTAACTGGCGTGACGAGCAGGCATACGGAAATCATCGCTACAGCGGACAGCACCGCTCAGCGACACATAAAAAGGGGCGGTAATGAACGGGTACACAGTGGCAAAACAAGTCACAGCAGGTGCAGCAGCGGCAGGAACGCCTATCCTGCTGATCAGCCTTCTGGGGAAGGTTTCAGGATTGAGTGCAGCAGGCATCACTTCTGGCCTCGCGGCTCTGGGATTCGGATCCATGCTGATGGGCCTTGTGATGGTGGTCGTCGTCGCCGGGGCTGTTTACTGGGGCGTGCATAAGCTGTTCGAGTCTTGCGAGGACGAGCAGCGACAATTCAAGTGGTAAACCTTCCAGCCCGGCACTGTCCGGGCTTTTTATTTCCCCGTAGTGATTCCAGAATATCCGCTATTCCTGAACAAGAGAGATCCCGGAAATGGTGGACAAAACTACTCCCCGGCTTGGGCTTCCTGTCCCATACCTGACTAACCCGTTAAAAATTGATGTGGGCAAGCTGACCGATGCTCTGACCATGCTGGATAAAAATGCCGTGATGCTCACTGACTGGGATATCACGTCAGATAGCTGGCAGAAGATGGGCAAGATCTCCAATCTCGCGCAGGGCAAAATTGCCATTACGCTGATGGTGGTAACTGGTACTGGCTTCGCCAACATTGTCATGCAGACAGGCGACGGCTCTGTGACCACTGTCGGTGATCCGGCACGCATCACCGTTACTGCTCAGACCAATCTTGGCGCGAATTCAGCGACCATTCTTGGCGGTAAGCTGGTGGAGGTCGCAGCAGATACCTATGAGATCTGGTTTAACATCGCGCCGAGCACTGCGCCGCGCAAATGGACTGGCCTACTGATCGCGGGTAACGGTGCAACAATCGACTGGACACACAGCAGCGGTGCTCAGCCTACCGGAGGCGTAACGCTGAATATCGCCCGCTCCCTGACCGATCAGGAGATAGCCAGTCCAACCATCACCCGCGACGGCGCGGTGCTCACAGCGGGTTATGCTGGCCTTATGGGCATTAAACTGCCTTACTTCGACTTCGCTGCCACCGAAGACACGATCACCTCGCACGTTTGGCGCGTAGGTGAAACTATGCGCGTGAAGGCCGCTGATGCGACTACTGCCAACGGCTTCCCAGCGACCATCACTGGCGCTGGTGCTACAGCGTGGCGCATCCACTGTGAGGGCATCAACGAGGATCGCTCATCGACTGTCTTTATCTTCGCGTCTGAGGGAGCGACGCCAACGTGGGTTTATCGCATCACGCGCACGACGACCAACTGGAGCGCACCACGCCGGATGTATACCAGCGATAACCCGCCTGCGGCATCCGAAGTGAAAGCCGTCGCCCAGATGGATGGCATTTCAACGGTTATCAACCTGAATGACCGCATTCTCCCGGCGCATTATGGCGTGGTATCTCTGACCAGTGCTGCTGGTGCTGTTGCAGCCAACAACTTCCCGTTTGATGAGCCCGGTCAGCTGACTGTATTCCCGTTCGGCGCATCTGGTGGCGTCACTCAGGTTTACATCGCTAAAAGTGGGCGTATTGCTTCGCGCAGCTATGATGGCAGCGTATTCACCGACTGGAGAAAAGGGGCACAGTCTGGCGTTAATAGTGACATCACCCAGCTGACAGGTCTGCAAGGCCCGCTTACGCTGAATGCCGACGCAGCAGGAGATTATGATGCAGTTACGCTGCGCCAGCTGAAAGCAAACTCAGGCGGCTCTGGCCCGACGATGAATGGCGTGCTGAATAACTTTATCGGTGCGGTCGAATGGTTCAACGGCTCGCGTGCGAAGCTGCCACCGGGTTATGTTGCTGCTGATGGTCAGACGTTGCAGCGCTCTGCTTACCCTGACCTCTGGGCCGCTATCTCCAGCAACTTCCTTAACTCTGTAACGGAAGCGCAATGGAATACGCAGTCAAGCAACGCGCGCGGATCGTTTTATTACAACCGTGGCAGTTATTCCCTTGGGGATGGTTCAACCACGTTCCGCGTGCCGGATCTTAACGGTGGGCAGACTGGCTCTATCACTAACACGTTCCTCAATGGTTCCGCGCCTTCCCTATCGGCTAACGTTGGACAGGTTCGTGAGTCTGCTGCACCTAATATCACGGGCAATTTACAGCCAGCATATGCAAGGTCTCTGAGTATTTTTGATGGAGCTACAGGGCCATTTTCAATGGTGGCTCCATATGTGGCTCAAACTGCAAACTTTGGAAGCATTGCCGGAAACTCCTCTGGAAGAAATACAATAGTCACCTTTGACGCCTCCCGCTCTGACAAGGTGTATACAGGCTCCGCTGGTGAGATCCGTCCTAATACGGCAGTCGGCATCTGGATCATCCGCGCCTCTGGTGCCTTCCAGTCAGCGAACACCAATTTCAGCGTGATCTCTGGTGATGCTACCGCGCCGGGTGCTAATACGAGCGTGCTGGGCGGGATGGTCTATTCCCGCTATACCATCGGTGGCGCGGATAAACTTTCGGCCTCGCTGGTAGCCAGCGGAAGATATGCCACCACTGAATCATCTATCGTGGGCATGGCTGTCATTCAGGCAAAAAATGAGGTTTCCGGGGACTTCCAAAACTTCATCTTTGATACCAATGGTGACTTGACGGTGCCACGTTATTTGCTGGCTAACAACATTAAACCATATACAGGAAACAGGCTGGATATTTCCGCTCTCGTTACCTGTAACGATCTGCATACTGCTGCGGGTGGTGGTTGTGGAGTGCGAGCATATGAGAGTAACGATATTGAACTTAATAACGCGACCGGAACTATTGGAGCTGGCACTTTCGTTAACTGGGTACAAGGTAAATGGTATAACGCGCTGTGGCGACTTGGAGCCACGCGAGACTCTGGGACATCATTAGGTCGCATTCTGCTGCGTATCACGCCGACCCGTGATGATGGTACTGCAAACAGTTACCGTGACTGGAGCTTTAACCCTGATGGTGCATTGGTGGCTCAGGGAGCGTATATCAACAACTCAGATATCCGCATTAAATCAGATCTGAGGCCAGTGCAGACGCCACTCAAAGCGGTTCTTAACTGGCGGGGCTTGACCTATCTCAAAGAAGGTCAGACCGAGCGCGAGGTGGGACTGATTGCACAGGATGTGCAGGACTGGTGCCCGGAGGCTGTGAAGGTGACGGAAATCCCGCGAGCTGATGGTAGCGTTATGCAGGATGGCTTGGCCCTGAACTATTCCGGCGTAACTGCCGCGTATCACACCGAAGCGATTAAAACGCTGGTAGACCTGCTGGAGCTGGCGCTGACCAATCCAGAAGAAGCCAAAGCACGTATCGCTGACCTCAAGAAATAAACCCATTCAGGGCCCTTCGGGGCCCTTTTACCCAAGGATTCACAATGGCACGCCAAAAGACCGTCAAAATTAAGCTGCCCATTCTCAATGACGCGTTGCAGGTCTGTATCGACCGTGCGGCGCGTTTTAACGTTATTGCCATGGGCGAGAAGGCAGGAAAAACAACGCTTGGCATAGAGGCGCTGGTGGCTGGGAAACAGGGCATCATGAATAACCCTGCCCCGGCGATGTGGATGAGCGCCACGTACAAAGACCTTATGGAGGTGCGCACCCGGATCGTGCAGGCCATCGATCCGCTTATCAAGAGCTCAACCAGCAGGCGCATCACGCTGCTGTCGGGCCAGTACATTGACCTTTATGCGGCTGATAGCATGAAAGAGGTCAACGGGCAGTATGGCCTGATGATCATCGACGATGTGCGCGAGATTTATAACTTCATGCAGCTGTGGGGCGATACGCTGGCTGAGTGCCTGCGCGAGTACCACGGCAGCGCATGGTTCCTCTCCGGGGCCTACGGGAAGAATCACGACTTTTATCGGCTGTGGATGGAGGCCGAGCTGGACGCCGACTGGTTCCGCCGCCGCGTGCCGACCGAGACCAACCGCCATAACCTCGACGCGGCATTCCTGGAGAAAATGGACAGCACGACCGGGGATGAGAAGCGCCAGCGCTATGATGCTGAATTCCTCGATACGACCTTTGTCCTGACCGCCTCGCAGAAAATCCTCAAGCCAAATGAGACCTTTCTGGAGTGGTGCATCCGGCTGGGCGAAACGGGCCTTAAAGTGGATGGTCGCCCGTTCAAGCTGGACAACCGCCCGGCGATGGCGTGGATTTACGACCAGATCCCCAGTACCGTCGAGGAGGCGTACCGTAAAACGCTGGTGCTGATGAAGTGTGCGCAGGTGGGCTTTACCGTCATGGAAATGCTCGCCGTGATTTACCTTGGCCTGCGCTTCCAGCCGATGACTATCGGCATGTTCTTGCCGGATGCCGCGCTGGCGGGGATCAAGTCCTCTGAGCGCTTCATGCCGATTGTGCGCACCGTACCTGAGGTACACGCGCTGATGGTGCAGGACGATGAGAAAGGGGGCGGGCGCAAGAAGGGTGAAGGTAACGTGCGTACCCGTCGCATCGGTGAGGCGATGTTTGTATTCAGCTGGACATCGGGCCGCGCGACTACAGAATCCATCCCGATGGATGTCCTGAGCTTCGACGAGGTGCAGGAAATGTCGCTGGAGCAGATGGAGAAAACCCGCGAACGTCTGTCAGCATCCCCGATCCGTTACAGCCTGATGGGCTCCACCGCCAACTGGCCCGACTCCGATATCCACCACTGGTACAAGCTGGGATCCCAGTACCGTTTCCATACCGAGTGCCCGCACTGCCTCGAAAAGAAACCGCTGGATGATTATTTCCCGCAGTGCATCAAGTACGACCCGGACACCCGACGCCATCGTTATGTCTGCTACAGCTGCGGAGGCTGGATCGAGGACACGCAGCGCGGTGAATGGATCCCGGACGCGCCGGAGAATGAGGAGGGGGAAACCTGCATCCGGTCGGCGCACTTCCCGCAGTTCCTGTCACCGACAATCAGCCCCGGCGAGATTATTTCCGCATTCAACAACGCTACGGATATGAAAAACTTTTATAACCGTAAGCTGGGCAAGCCGTTCCTCGATCCGTCGCTGGTTCCGGTAACGCTGGAGCACCTGGCTAATTGCGTTAAGCATGGTCAGCGTTTTGGCGTGCAGTGGAAGTCTCGCGCGGACAACTGCTACATGGGCATTGACCAGATGGGCCAGTTTAACGTGGTGGTTATCAAAGAAAGACTGCCATCCGGTCACCAAGCAATTTGCCACATCGAAATGATTTACAGCGATGACCCGTTTGCCCGCTGTAGCGAGCTGATGAACCAGTACGGCGTGGCTTGCTGCGTGGTGGAAATCAACCCGAACTACAACGACGCCAAGCGCTTCGCCAACCGTCACAAAGGCCGGGTATTCATCTGTAATAGCTTCGGTACTGTAGCGGATGGCATGATCCAGTGGAATGACAGCATGAAGCTGGACAAGTCTGATGTGCGCACCGACGAGGAGGAGCAGGATCGCTACACCGTCCGCATCGACCAGTATAAGTGTATGCAGGTCTCCATGGCCCGCTTCACTGCCGACGAGCCGATCTGCCTCATCCCTGACCCTCAGGGACTGGTGCAGGAGATTCGTGAGAAGGGCGTCACGCGTATGGAAGCCGTTGCCCCGGTCATGTTCACCCACTTCACCAAAACGGCGCTGGTGGCTGAGAAAGACGAGGAAACGAACCAGTACAAGCGCAGCGTCAAGAAAATCGGCATCGATCCCCACTTCTCATACGCAAACCTGCTGTGCGATGTGGCATGGAGTCGTGCGCACGGTACCAGCACGTTTATTCTGCCGGATGCCCCGCAGGTGAAGATCGAGCGACTGAGCCCGCTGGATATCGGCGTCGATCAGACGCTGGTGAGTTACATGGATGAGGTGAACAGCGTGAAGTATCGCGGGGATGTCTGCGGTCGCTGTATTAACTACGACCCGGAGACCGGATCCTGTCATGAGATCATGATGCTGGTGAAGCCGGAGGATATTGGCTGCTCCGGCTTTATTTCGAAAGGTGACGGCTAATTACCAGTCGCTGCCGCTATGGTGGCTGCTGCCGTGGTCATAGCTGCCGCTGTCGTGGCTGCTGTGGCTTGAGTGGCTACTGCCATAGTCATGGCTCGAATGGCTGCTGCTGTGTGAGCTTTGGCTGCGCAATGGCTCAGAATGGCTGGCGACGTGTCGGTGGGTGGTATCGCTGATCGTCGTCGCGTCCTGATGCTGTACGCGGTGGCGCGGTTCCTCAACTGTTACGCCAACATATAACGGGCTTAATGGGTTAAGTGGATCCATTAGTGGATCATATACCGGGCTTGTGGTGGAGCTGCTGCTCGCGCTACTGACTTTGCCTTTTACGGCAGTTTTTTCCGCGTCCCTTTTTGCGCGGGCGACCGCCGCAGCCATCGGATCCTGCTTGACGGTCTGGGTAGCCTTCATCGTTACGGAGACAGGGCGCGGGAAATCACCGCCGAACTTTGGCGGCTCGATCTTCGGCTCTGGTGGCACTGGTGGGATGCCAAAGATTTTATTCAGGATGCGGCGAAAGATATTCATGGGTTACTCCTCAGGCTAAAAAAAAAGCCGCCCACGGGGGCGGCAAGGAAGCAATGTTTTGGTACTACGGTCGAAATTTCCTGATTCTCCGCTCTTACCGACGCAGAAGTAAGGGACTGCCCTTAATTCTGGGAAGGTGCCCCGGCGACCTGAGGAGAAGCCGGGGCGGGATTGCCTTCTGACAGGCTTGTAACCAACCCATGATTACTCTGGCGATTCTGGCTGGATTCGAACCAGCGACCCGCGCATTAACAGTGCGCCGCTCTACCGCTGTAGCTACAGAATCAAATCGGTATATCAATCTGCTGGCTGCGTTTCGAGAGGTATACACGAAAGCGATTCGGTAAAAAGGCTGCAACCAGCAGATTGATATATCGAGCCCCTTTACTTTGAAAGGGGGAAAGTCAGGCCAGTACCTTGCCATTCGGCATCCTCATCCGGCGCTTTCATCGTCAGGCTCCACTTAGCCGTCTGAATCGATCTACCCGGTTTATCGGATTTGGCTGAGCACTTGACAACCGTATACGTGAAATAACGACAAATCCGTATTGAGTAGTCAAAGCCAAGCGCTCATTGGTTGATGCTTTCCGTCCCATAACTGACATTAACTTTCTAAGTTAAATTTCAATATCGGAAAACATCCCAATCAGTGCTACGGGATGGATTAAATCACGCAAAAAAGATGATAGCAAGAGGGTATTTAAATTATTTTGCGTCGTGATGTCGTGATGTCACTCTCTGCGGACTACTTTGCAAAGGTTAACCGTATGTCTGACAACGCCATCCAAACCGCGCACAACCCTGCCGCGCCTGCCGACGAACAGCAGGATGCGATGGCGCAAGCGCAGAAAGCTGCAATGCCTTCCAGCGTGCCGGATCTGGCCCCGCTGATTCAGCATATTGCCCAGTCATATGCTGATCAGGAATTTTACAAGTCCCTCCAGAAAAATACGCTGGTCGATTACCCTTCTCAGGCTGTCCGCGAGGGCAAGAAAGAAGGTATGCAGTCCGTCTGGCTGGATGACCGTCAGGTGCAGATTCTGGGCGACTGGTACGAGCGTCCGACAAACTTTGGCTTTGATGCCATGCGCTACATGGTGGACAAGACGCCAATCCTGTCGGCGGTGGTGATGACCCGCATCCGCCAGATCAAACGCTTCTGCCGCGCCAGTGAGAAAGGCGTGGGCCCCGGCTTCCAGATTCGCCTGAAAGAGCAGAACGGCTCACAGCGGCTGGCGAAAGCCGAGCAGGACTCCATCAACGCGCTGCAAATGTTCATGCAAAACTGCGGCTGGGAGAGTAACCCCCGCGTGCGTGCTCGCCTCAAGCGCGATAACTTCTCAGGCTTCATGAGCAAGCTGGTGCGCGACTCGCTGGTGATGGACTCCGCGCCGATTGAGACCGAATTCAAGAAAAACCGCTCGCTGGGCATGGACGGGCTTTATGCCGTCGATGGTGCCACGATCCGCCTCTGCACCGAGGACGGGTACAAGGGCGATGATGAGATTTTCGCATTACAGGTGGTGCAGGGTAACATCCGCACCGCTTACACCTACAACGACCTGATCTATGTTCCGCGCAACACCCGCACCGATGTGCTGAACGGCGGTTACGGGATGAGCGAAACTGAGCTGCTGGTAAACACCGTCACGGGCTTCCTGAACGCCATGACGTACAACCAGAAGTATTTCGACTCGAACGCCATCCCGAAAGGTCTGCTCCATCTCTCCGGCGACTATTCTACCGAGGATCTCAACTCCTTTAAGCGGTACTGGAATAGCATGGTGAAGGGCATCAATAACGCATGGACATTGCCCGTCATGGTTTCCAAAACTTCGGAATCCACGGCGAAATTTGAAAACTTTGGCGTAGACGTTAACGAGATCATGTTTGCCAAATGGATGACGTTCTTAACCGCGATCATCTGCGCTATTTATGGCATCGCCCCGGACGAGATCAACTTCGAATCCTTCACTGCTGGTACCAGTTCGCTGTCCGGCAGTGACACGGAGGAGAAGCTGATCAACTCGAAGGATAAGGGCCTGCGACCGCTGCTGTCGCACTTTGAGGACTTATTCACCGATTACATCATTTCCGACTTCTCAGATAAGTACGTGTTCCGCTGGACAGGTCTGGATGAGAAGGATCCGAAGCAGGCGTGGGACGAGGAGAAAACGCTCCTTACCGTCAACGAAGCACGCCGCGCTCGCAACTGGGAAGAAATCAAAGAAGACTGGGCCAACTCCCCGCTTAACAGCGTTTCGATGCAGCCTTATATGGCTAAGGTCAACGCTGATATTCAAGCCGAGCAGATGGCGCAGCAGGCCGAGCTACAGCAGCCGGGCGAGGAGCCGGGCGCTGATCCTGCCAACCCTGACGACGCCGACGCAGCTGCACAGCAGCAGGCCGAGCAGGAGCAGCTGCAAGCCGACAATAAGAAAAAATTCGATGAGCTGCATAACACGTTGCAGAACCTCGACGAGGAAGGGCTCTACAAATCGTTTGGTCTGCCCGACCTGTAAGTTTTTGGTGCTCCGATTGCGAAAGCAAACCTGTGCATTCCCCGCTAGTCGCCGGGGCTTGGAGGAGGTTGAGCCTCCGGGGAATCCTCCCTCACGCTGACTGAGGGTGAGGCTGATGGGCCTCTGCGTGACTGTGCCAGCGAACGCAGCAACCAGCCCGCAAGGGTAGCCGAATGGTTGCACGCCCCTCCCAGAAGGGGGGCACCTAATTTAAGGAGACTACGCCATCATTACGCTCGATCTGACATCGCTCACGCCATACGTGACCAATGAAGTGCTGGAGACCATGCACAAAGCCATTCGCGGTGGCGAAGATGGCGATATCTGGCGTCCGCACGAAAGCCCGCTTATCCGCAAGCTGGTGGAGCTGTTCACCCAGCGCGGCCTGCTGCATCTGGGCAACGTCAGAAAGGCGATTGAGGCGTGGGAGCTGGGTAAGAACCAGAAGGCCGGAAAACCGCAGCCAAAGCCGCAGGTGGGCATGATGCAGGTCTGGACTGAGGAGGAGCGCGAGCTGGTGGATCTGTACCTGCGCGTGCTGCCGTTCGACCAGTGGACACTGGACGATCATTTTCTCGCCGTCGAGCTGACGGTGCAAACCTACATGCCGAAGGATGTCCTGATCGCGGAAGCCGACTGGCTGGCAACCAAAGCCACGCTGCTGGGAAAAGTCCAGGCTAACTGGGAGAAAGAGCTGACGGCTAACGACGCCGCCAAGCTGCTGATGGCCCTACCCAACACCAAAGAGGAATCCGGTGGCGTACCGCTGACCAAAATCGAAAAGACCACGCTGGACTTTGCCAGCGCTCGCGCGGCTGAGAACGTGGTCAATCTGGCGGACAACACCCGGAAGATGATGCGCGGCGTGATCATGCGCAGCGAGGAGCGCAAACAGCTGGGTGAGCCGGGAACGCAGCAGGCGCTCCAGCAGGAGCTTTTTGACAACTTCTCGCAGCTGAACAGGGACTGGCGTCGAATCGCCGTCACAGAGGCTGGAGAGTGCCAGCTACAGGGCTTTATCGCCGCGTGCGAGCCGATGTCAAAAGTGAAGCGTGTCGAAATGTACGGCACCGCCTGCCCATTCTGCAAAAAAATTCACGGGAAGATCGCCACGGTAGTTCCGGCTGATTACCCCAACAAAGATCCCGCGACGATGATCTGGCCCGGTAAAAACAATATCGGGCGCTCAGCGTCGCCATATAAGCGCGTCGCCGGGAAGCTGGTGAAGCGGACTGAGGACGAGCTCTGGCAACTTCCTGCCGGGCTGGCGCATCCACACTGCCGGGGGCGCTGGGTGGCCACCACGAAAGCGCAACCGGGTGACGACCCTGATTTTGCGGCGCTGCTCGAAAAAATCCTTGCATGACGTATTTGCGTCGTGACGGCAGAATTTAAGCATGTTTTGAAAGGGCAAACCCCATGATCGACACCGAGAATACCGACAACCTTATCCGCATGGATATGATGCTCAAAGCCCACGCGAAAGCCGAGGGCGGGAAGCGTTTTATCTTTCTGGAGGCGTCCAATGAAGGGCTCGACCAGACGAATGAGAAGATCATGGCTAAGGCCCTCGCTGAGAGTACCGACCTGTTTTTAAAATTCGGTAACATCGACATTGACCACTTTACCGTTATCGGGCAAAAGCTGGGGATGTCGCTCAAAGAAGCCAAAAGCTACGAAATTGGTCGCCCGGTCGATGTCAAGATCGATGGCAACACCACGTTTGTAAAAGCGCAGCTGTATGAGGGCACTGGCCCGATGGCTGAGAATGCAAACATGGTCTGGGAATCAATGACGCAGCTTAATCCGCCTCAGCGCTGGTACCCTTCTGTCGGTGGTGCCGTGCTCGCTAAAAGCGTGCAGGTAGACCCGGAAACCCAGCAAAAAGTCACAATGGTCGATAAAGTCCGCTGGACGAATATCGCGCTGTCCCAGACGCCAGTTAACCAGCATCTGCGCACTGCCTCCCTGTCGCCTATCGGCACCCTGACCAAATCCATGGGCGGGATCGTGCTGAGCAAGGCGCTGGAGGCGTCTTATTGCAGCGATATGAGCCAGCTGACTGGGGGCGGTGCCTTTGGTGTGCAGTCGCTTGATACGGGCAGCAACCAGCCGATCAGCTATTACGAGTTCCGTGACCAGCTGAGCGTCGCGTTAATCTCCGGTGCTATCACCGCCGATTACCTGACCTCAGAAGAAGGTCTGGCGCAATACTGCGCCGCAAACTTTAGTATGTCGCCATCCGAGGCGGCTGCTTGGGTGCATCGCTTTCTGAGCGATATTTCCTTACAACAAAGAGGCTAAATTATGTCCTTTAAAAATCTGCTGGAAACGCTCCAGACTCTCGATGCTTCGCAGAAAGAGACTTTAGCGAAATCAATTCCAGCCGCTCAGGATGACAAAAATATCCAGGCGGCTGCGGGTGAATCCCCTGCCAACAACGGCGAAGGCGCTGGCGCTGGTTCCGGTGAAAACACCGAAGAAAACAAAGACGAGAACGGCGAGAACAAAGGTCAGGGCGAAAACACCGAGCTGACTAAATCTCTGCCTGCGGTAGAAGGCGCAAATGGTGAGCAGATGATCGACGCCACCGAAGTGCTGGAAACCCTGCAAAAATCCGTAAACAGCACCAACGAAGCGCTGAATACTGGTTTCCCGCTGATGATGTCCATGATGGAGCGTATGGGTAACACCATCGCGGCTCAGGGCGAGCTGATCAAGTCATTGCAGCAGAACCAGATTAATGCAGGCGCTCAGGGTGCTGGGCGTAAATCTCAGGTTGTCGTGATGGCAAAATCCATGGCAGGTACTCAGGCAACGACTGAGCAGCCGGAAGATACCCAGATCACTGGCGCTGACCTGATGATTAAGTCCAACGTTGCATACAACGAAGGCAAGATCACTGGCGTGCAGCTGAACATGATCGACTGCGCACTGCGCAACGGTTATCAGCCTGATCCGGCGATTCTGGCGAAAGTGCTGGGCACTGGCCTGTAATTTTTCCCGACTCCCGCCGCTCTACGGTCGGGAACACTTTAACTACTCAGGAGAGTAAACGATGCAAAACATCGCCCAACTGTTCCAGAACGCATTGCCGGGCGGCGCAGCTGCTCTTGGCGGCTCTCTGGGCGGTAATATGGCCCAGTTTGAGGAGCTGACCAAAGCGCTTCAGGCTTCGGACTATCAGACTGACGTGAGCAAATTGCAGGGCGGCGGCGCGTTAGGCGTGCAGTCTCTTGATACTGCGATGAAGACCACGATTCAGGAGAACAAGCACTTTACGCTGTTCAACATGTTGCAGCAGACCAACGCGATCAACATCGTTGACGAATACAGCCGCCAGTCATCTGTCGGTGGTTTCCTTGGTGGTTCTACCAACACCCAGATGGGCGTTGTACGTGCCGCACAGGGCGAATACAGCCGTGAAGTAGGTCTGGTCAAATTCCTGATGTCTCTGCGTCAGGTCGGCTATGTCCTGAACATCGGTAAAAACATCGCTGAGCCGATTGCGGTCGAAGAACGTAACGGCGCACTGCAACTGCTGACCGACGCCAACTACCTGCTTTATCATGGTAACGCTGACGTTGTTAGTACGCAGTTTGACGGTATCTTTACCCAGATCGACAAAGAAGTGGCTGCGGGGAAAATGGCACCGGAGCACATCGTTGACCTGAACGGTACCGCGCTGAACAGCGTTGAGCCGATGTCTCAGATTAACGTAGAAGTTAACTCCTACGGCAACTGGGGCCAGTCAACCGATATCTTCCTGCCTAACTCTGTTCAGAACGATCTGAACATGGGCTTAGATCCAGCATTCCGCTGGATGCCAGAAGGCCAGAACACACCAACTATCGGTGGTCATGTTAACGGGATCCGCCTGACTACTGGCACCCTGAAAACTCACATGGATACCTTTATCCATGACGAGACCAACCCGATGGTGCATGTGTTCCAGCTGACCAACCCGGATCTGGCGGCGAAAAACTCCGCACTGAAACCGGGCGCGACAACTGGCGCAGCGGCTACAAACGGCGCGGCTCGCTTCACTGGCAAACGTGCTGGTAAGTACGTCTACGCTATCGCAGGTATCAGCACCTCCGGCGCTGGCCTGTCCGAAGCGGTGATCGTGGATCAGGTTACTGTTGCCTCTGGCGAAGAAATCGTGCTGTCCATCACCAACCCGGCATCCACTGATTGCGGCGGCTTCGCCATCTATCGTGGTCGTCAGGACGTGGCGAAAGCTGCTGATGATCTGGACACCCTGCGCGATATGCGTCTGGTCGGTTACGTGAAAATTGATACCTCTAGCTCCGCTGGTGGTAAGACCAAGTTCCACGACGACAACCGCACTCTGCCGGGCACCATCTGTGTACCAATGCTGAACCTTGGCGCTGGCGCGGATGCAATCGGCTGGCGTCAGTTCCAACCGATGACCAAGATCCCTCTGCCATTCGGTGTAGGCGGGATGCCTGTAATGTCATGGTTCCAGTTCCTGTTTGGTTATCTGCGTATTACCAAGCCGAAACACCATGGCTACATCAAAAACATTCTGCCTACTCAGGCAAAATGGCGTCCGCATACTGGCGAATAACCAGTAGGCGATTTGAAGGGCCCTACGGGGCCCTTTTGTTTCTGAAAATTGAGGATTCCAACCATGCCAAAAGTAATTAACATTCACCAGATGGGCCCTGACTGCAAACTTGACGGGATGACGTTCACTCAGCTGGAAGCGCCAGAAGGCGAGTACCGTTACCTGTCCCCTGACCTCACTGAGGAGCAGGTGGCACGCTACCTTACCATTCCCGGTTTTATCGCTGAGGAAGCGCCTAAGAAGCCGGAAGAAAACACTCCGAAGGTGCCAGTGCCGGAGATTAAGCAGGAAGTGAAACCAGATGTGAAACCGCAAGCCCCTGCGGCAGGTAGTGACAGTAAAATCCAGAAAGGGGCAGGGGCTAAAAAAGCCACTGCAAATACGCAAACCCCTAAGCGCGAAACTCCTGCTGAGCGCAAGGCGCGGCTGGCAGCGGAATCGGCTAAAGGGGCTGAATAATCTGCTTATAGGAGTCGGCTATGGTCGCCCTTGTGACACTCTCTGAAAGTTCAAAAGGTAAACTAAAGCACCTGCTGAACAACCTGAATCTGGGCATCGCCGCCGCCGACTTCGGGACACACTTTGTTAACCTGCTGGACACTGGCACGACCGATACCAGCATCACCGATGCGCAGGCTTCCGACATTGGACGCCTGCTCAACAATCTCAACCTTGGCACTGCCAAGCTGGGCTTTGGCGACCTGATGCAGGCTTTCCTGCACTCTCAGGCGCAGCGCGAGGCAGCTGCTCAGGCGCTTACCCCACATAAGCGTGCCGAGCTGGTGCGCGTGCTTAACAACCTCAATCTGGGGCTGGCTGATATAGGTTTCGGTGATATCGTGGATCAGGCTGTGGACGCCGTTATTGCTGGCATTACGCCACCTGCTCCGGTTAAGACCATTGCTGCTAAAACAGGTGTGACCGCAGCCGCTGGCGCGACTGTGACTTTCGCTCAGATGTTTGATGTTGGCACGGGCGGCGCTGTAGCGACCGACTTCGATTATGTAGTGAGCCCGGTAGCTGGCTCTAAAGGTGGCGCAGTAGCTCCGACTACTGGCGTGTTGACTCTGGACGCTGATGCTACTGGCACAGTGACAGTAACAGCGACGGCTAAGGCCGGGCAGACCATCACCGGATCTCCGGCAACCTGCTCTATCACTATTTCGTAATTTGCAGCTGGCGTAAAGCCCTGTTAAGCCGCCTCAGGGCGGCTTTTTTATTGGAGTAACGCATGATTACCATTGAACGCAATACCGTCAGTACGGTCATTGTAGAGCTGAAAAAAGACGGGAAACCCATCGCGCTGACTGGCGGGGAGTCCCTGACGTGGGCGCTGATTACCAAACAGGGCCAGCTGATCGCCAACAAGCAAACGCCTGTTGACCTGACTGCTACGGGTACCAACCTGAAAAATGGTGCCATCGTCATCGTTATCGACGGGACGACCGATCCTTACCAGGCTGAATTCGCCACGCGCAATGACGTGATCCTGTGCGTGTCCGGCTTCCCGGTCGGTCGGGCCATGTTCCCGGCTGAGATTAAGGAGCCGTTTGAGCTCACCCGGTCGCAGCTGTTTATCAAAGAGCTGGTGATCCCGCAGCTGCGCGAGGATCAGCTTATGGCAGCGTCAGCGGGTGCCCTGCGCGATATGAAAGTTTCCGATGATTATATCTGGCGCAAACTGATTGCCGCCGAGGCCGAAATCTCTCGCCGTCTGCGTGTGTTCCTCGTCCCGACGCGGGTATTCCAAAGCACTCCGACCGATGACCAGATCGCTGAGCTGAACGGTGAGCCGTGGGTAAAAGACACGCCGCAGGACTATGAGCCGACCATGTTCGACCGCGACAAGTGGGGCTACTTTGTCACGCGTCATCATCCGGTGGTGAATGTGCAGCGTCTGCGCTTCATCATGCCGTCTGCCGGGGGGCAGTATTTTGATATCCCGCAGGAGTGGCTGCGCATCGATCAGAAGTATGGGCACGTTGAGATCATTCCGGTGACTAACGCCACGCTGGTGACTACCTCCGTGCTTGGCTTCACCGCGCTGACGTGGCAAAGCCGCATCCCGCAGATGGTTCACCTCGACTACACAGCCGGGCTGGTGGACGCCGCTACCCAGTACCCTGATCTCATCGACGCCATCATGAAACTGGCGGTGACGAAGATCATCACTGACACTTTCCTGCCGCAGTCCGGCTCTATCAGCGCCGATGGCCTGAGCGAGTCCATGAGCGTCGATCTGAGCAAGTATCAAGACCAGATCGATCGCATCATCGACGGGCCGGAGAAAAGCGGGAATGGTGGCTTGCAGGCTGCTATCCATGGCGTGCGGAGCATGATTTTCTAAGGGGGAGAATATGCGTTTCAGCCAACAAAACTTTAACCGTCACCTGAATAATATCGGTCAGCGCGTCCTCTGGGCGCGTAACTGGGCCTGCCCGTGCCGTAATGCGCAGTCTGGATCTGCTGACCCGACCTGCCCGCTCTGTACCGGGATGGGCAGGATCTGGGATGCGCCGGAGGAAATGGTGGTGGGCATCGCCAGTCAGGAAACCCAGATGAAATGGGCAAAAATGGGCTTGTGGGAACATGGCGACATGGTGGTGAGTCTGCCGGAGGATCAGCCAGCATGGGACTGGGGCGGACAATATGACCGCGTAACCACGCTGGATGGCCTCGACGGCTTCTCAGATGTGCTGACCCACGGCGCACCGACTGAACGCCTCAGGCGCTATCCTAAGAGCATTGAGCGGGTATTCTGGCTTAATGATACCAGGACGGGCGTTATTGAGGGCGGGATCCCTGAGGTAGACCCCAAGGGGAAACTGACATGGCCTAACGGTGGCGAGCCGCCAGCGGGCAAGCAGTACACGATCACCGGGGAGCGCTACAGCGAATATTTCATGCTGGATGCCTACCCGTCAGACCGTAACGAGCACCAAGGGATGCGCCTGCCAAAACGTGTCGTGCTTCGCAAATTCGACCTCTACGGTCGTAGCGCGAGAAATATCAGCTAAAAAGACGTTGACCAGTCAGGTACCCCTGTCTATAGTCCATTTGCCTGAAAATAAAAAAGCTGTTTGAACGCCTACTTTGACGTGCCGCGACTCGCCTCGCGGCTTTTTTTTTACTTCACTTTCAGCGTCCAGCCCATCGCGGCTTTGAATGCTTCCTCTGCCTTCGGGGCCATATCATCGCGCACCTTCCGCGCAATCCATTTGCCCGGCTGCGGCTTCACTACCCAGCCCTGCTGGCCTTCCATCATGATCCTGAATGTCATGTAGGCGCTGGACTTCTGCTTGCCGCTGCTGGTATCGAACCGCACCATGCCTGCCGCATGATCGACCTTGCCTTTCGGGTTAGGGCCGAAGTAGCCCGCGTGAATGCGTCCGCCCCATTTGTACTGGGCCTGATTGACCATCATCGGGCCATGCGTCTTAACGTTGGTCAGAAATGGCGTCTGTCGCTTGGCGGGCTGCATCCCGGTTTTGCGAGAGAGGAAAGTTACCTCCCCGGTACGGCGTTGCGTCTGCCCGACGACTTTGGAGGCTTCCAGCGCTTTGGCCTGCGCGTAGAGCTCGTCCGGCATATCCTTCACGTTATGCCGGAAGGGGATGACGAGGAAGCGTTTGCCGGACTTTGTACGGCGGACTTTCAGCGAGGTATTGAGCATCTTTTTCAGATCGCGCTCAGGGCGTCCACTCTCAATTTCCTCAGCCCATTTATACGTCGCCTCGACATAGCCGGAGAAATCCCCGGTCATTTGCCAGCTGATTGACTTGGCGTACTGGTCTTTTTCGCCGCTCCACAATTTCGCCTTGTATACCTCCTCCTGCCAGTTTTGGGCGAGCTTATTCCCGACCGCGTTGACGGCCTGATGCAGGTAGGGGAACACCTCTTTGTTGATAATTCCGAGGATATCCATGGTACTACCGAGGTTGATCTGGATTGAATAGTCTTTAGCCATAAGCGCCTCCGATTCAAAGGTTAGCATCACGCCCGGCGTCGTGACGGCACAATATAGCCATGATTACGCTGATTCTGCCCCAGTCCTGCGGCAACGCACTGCAAGTGTTCCTCCAGCCTCCCGCTGGCGCGACGGCTTGGCAAGTGCTGCGCCTCCCCCGCTCAGGGATTAAGGACGACATGAGCGACCCGGACGCCCTTATCGTTTACGAGGGGGACAACATCGCGTTTGTCGATCACCACTTCCTCCAGAACAACGTCAAGTATTTCTACAAGGCGTTTTACTACGTCAATGGCATCTGGGAGCCCAGCAACGAGAACTACGGGACGCCGATGGCGACCTATCAGGATGCGTCTACCGATACGCTCCAGCTGCTGCGCGACCGTCTGGAAGCCGGGCTGATGGTAGAGGTCGAGCGCAAAACGCTGATGAATGAGCTGGGCTATATCCAAGTTTTCACCGCGCCACCGCAGATGGAAAACAACCTGATGCTGCCATGCGTCACTCTGTCGCTGGAAAGCGAGGAGCCAAGCGAGCGCTTTATTGGCGACGCCATCAACGTTGAGTACATGGATGAAGCCGACGACATGTTTACTGAGCAGGCTGGCTGGCTCGCAGATGTCAATATTTCCATTACTGGCTGGTCTCTCAACCCGGATGAGCGTCTGGAGCTGAGAAAGGCCATCCGCCGTGTGATCATCGCCAATCTGACCGTGCTGGCAGACGCCGGGATCACGCTGCCTAAGTTATCGCTGAGCACCGAAGATGCGGTGAGCGGCGAATATGATTCCCCTATGTACCTTGTTACCGGGAATTTCAACTGCACTGCGCCGATCCGCGTAGGGCTTAAATCTGATGCCACTATCGTGGATGTCATTACTGAGGTTAATCCTAATGGCTAAACAACCATCAAAAGCAATCGCAGCGGAAGTGGATGCAGCGGCAGTAAGCACTGAGATCCCACTATCGCTTGACGAGTTTTGCACGCGTCTGTCTTTGACCGAAAAGCGCTATGTGCTGATCACTGGCTTCTGGACGAAAGAGACATCTGCCGGGCGCGTGCGCGATATTCCATCCGCTTACGAAAAACGTTATGCGGAATTCCTCGAAACTCCGCTGATCTAAGGGGATCACATGAGCGTATTTTTTAATGGTCAACTGCTGACGACGCCTACCACTGCATCCGCAGTGAACGATGACGCCATGCTGAACCAGAACCTGTCGGTAACGAACGTTGTTGCCTACATCGGTCAGGCTGATGGTGGTGAGTCATTCAAACTGCTGAAATTCAGCACCCCCAACGCGGCTAAACAGGCGCTGGTCGGTGGCGAGCTCTGCGATGCGGTGGTGAAAGCCTTCTCCCCGTCCTCTCAGACTGGCTCTCCTCAGACTGTCATCGCTATCCGCGTAAACAAAGCGTTTCAGGCCACCCTCGACCTGCCAATTATCGCAGGGACGACGAATGCCACTGGCGCTTTCGGCACGTTGAAAGGCAAGGCGTACAGCAAAACCGATCTGGGCATCAAAGCCAAGATTGAGCAGGGCTCAAAAGCTGGCCTGTACACCGTGACCGTCGCTGGCGGCACTGGCGCATCTGCATGGTCTGTGACTGGCAACGACATCAACGCGCCGGGCGTACACCTCAAAATCAAAGAGAAGGACTGCCATATTCTGGTAGCTCCGGGCGTCTTTGAGATCGTCACTGACGAGCAGGGCGGCGATGGCGTACTCCAGAAGATTGAGCTGGATTTAACCCAGTATAAAACGCTGGGCGACATCGCTGATTACGTGAACAGCGTGACCGCTAACGCATCCGGCGCGAAACCGTTCGAAATGACGTTCCTGAGCACTGGTTATCGTTCTCTATCTCCGAGCGTGCTGGATCAGAAGGCATATAAAACTGATACCGCTACGCCAACGCTGGACGCCGACTTCTACTGGAACGGCTACAGCTTCCAGAAATGGTTTAAGGATGCCGTAGGCAACTGGCTGGACTTCGAGCTGAACGCTGCTAACGCGATTGCCATCTGGCATGGCCCGCAGATTCAGGATTACAAATACCTGACCTCTCAGCCTGTCGTGGCTCCGCTGCCTGCTGACTGGAGCAATGCTCTGGATCTGCTGGCGAAAGAGCGCAACGTGCAGTGGGTGGCAGCGTGCTCCGGTGATGAAGCCGTACATGGTTTCGTTAAGGCGCATGTTGAGTTCAACTCAAACCGCTACAAAGAGCGCCGCGCTATCGTCGGCACGCCGATCAGCACCTCCAACGAGGAAGCAATTCGCCGCGCCAAGGTACTGAACAGCGACCGCGTTTCTCTGGTTCACATCGGGCACTACGCGTATGACGACACTGGCGTGCTGACGCTGCGCCCGGCGTACATGACCGCAGCACTGGTGGCCGCCGCGTTTGGCGGCGTGAATCCGGGCACTCCGCTCACCAACAAGGTGATCAGCGTGAACGGGCTGGAGCGCGATCTAGACAACCCGACCGAGACCGACGAGCTGATCCTTGGCGGCGTGATGCCTATCGAGAACACCGATACTGGCTACAAAATCACGCAGTCCATTTCGACCTGGCTGGTTGATAGCAAATTCAACAAACGCGAGCAGTCCTGCGGCGTGGCTATCGACTTCACACAGCGTAACGTGCGTCAGGCGGTGGATCAGCTGCGCGGCTCCAAGCAGTCCCCGATCCTGCTGTCTCAGGCACTGAGCACTGTTAAAGGTCAGCTGACTGAGCTGGCTAAGCCAGAACCAATGGGCCCGGCAGTGCTGGCGGGTGACGAAAACAGCCCGGCATTCCGCAACATTACCGGGACTGTTGAGGGCGATGTAATGCGTATTCAGTACGAGGCATCCCCGGTCGTCCCTAACAACTACATCCTCGTGACCATGTACGCTCGTCCGTACAGCGGCACCGCGACCGTCTAAGGAGTAAGCGATGAAGCAGAACCGCAATGTACGGTCAGGCAACCAGATCAAGGTCATCTTTGATGGCAAGCAGATCGGCCTGATCCAGAACATTTCTATGAACGATGACTACGCGCCGGAACCTGCTTCCGGTATCGGTGACATTCACGTACAGGAGTGGGTGCCGACTATGGCGCGTCACCAGCTGAGCGTGAGCGCCATGCTCCTGAACAAGTCCCAGCTGCAAGCTGCGGGCATTGTGCCGGAGAACGGCGACGCCGTGCTGCAAGGTCTGGTATTCGACATTGAGCAGTATGATGGCCTGACTGGCGCTCTGCTGCGTAAGTACACTGGCGTGAGCTACGCATCTGGTTCCATCGAGACCCAGAAACACGCCATCGTTACCTCCAACGCCCAGTTTAACGCGCTGGACGTGAGCGGTGACGGCGCGTAAGTGATACCTGCCGCCCTTCGGGGCGGCTTCTTTCTCCCTTTCCGAGGATTCCAACGTGGCAAGACAACCAAAAGCAAATGACTATTACTTTGACGTGCCGGATATCGGTCGCTTCCGTGCGGCGCGTCGAACCATGGCTATTGAGGTGGAGATCCAGCGCGAATACGCGTCAATGGCTGGCGGCGTGGAACCGACCGCATGGCTGATCACTCTCGCTGAATACCTTTCAACCTTGCGCGTGCTGGTAGTTGACGCTCCAGAAGGCTGGGACATGGAAAACATGGATCCGCTGGATGACGAAACGTATCAGAAGCTGGGGCGTGTGTTTGCCGCTCTGAGAGAGCGTGAGGAAACATTTCGCAGAAAACCTAGAACACCGGGCGAAGAAAACAGCGCGGAAAATGGTGAACACGGTGGATCTGTGGTATCGCCGGACATTCCGCCTGCCCCCGAACAGCCCCCTGTACATGGAGACAACGTTTGAGGAACGGCTGACTGAATACTGGGCCCACACGTATCAGGATAATCCGAAGATGATGGATGTCGTCGAGGATGAATCCTTTGATGCTACTGCGATCATGCAGCAGTGGGCAGAGGAAGCAGAATCCGGGGAGCAAACGCCAGCAGGTAGCGAAACCGACATAACCGAAGTTAACGACTGGGAAGACGTAGATGGCAATTAAAATTCCGGTTAGTGCCCAGTTCGATGCGGCAGACCTGAAACAGCAGATCCAGATGGTTAATGACCAGATCCGCATCCTCGCGTCGCAGGTCGGTCAGGCCAACAACCAGAAGTTTGAGCCGATTAACGTCAAATCGAAAGAGGATCTGGACGCCTTCATCAAGCAGATGCAGAAGCTGCTTAAAGTACAGACTGAGCTCAGAACAACTATGGGTAAAACGGGCCAAGGCTCGACTAACCCGCTCATGGCTGACTGGAAAAAGATGTATGGCGATCAGGCTGAACGCATCAAGAAAATGCAGTCTATGCTGCAATTTCTTGGCGTGGATTTTGACGATAACCCAAAGCCGAAGCCACCGCGCCCAACACCTCCGACGCCGCCTCCAGCGCTGCCTCCGGGAAGTGGTGGAAGCGGTGGTGGATTCAACTGGCGTCAAGGCTGGGGCGCTCATGGGCTTAATATCATGCAGTCCGGGCTGCGAGCAACGGGCCCGGTCGGTGGTGTATTTTCCAGTGCTCTGAGCACCGGGTTATCGGCTGGTGCTGGCGCTGGCCTGATGGGGCTTGTGGGCGGTCTGGCTGCGCTGGGCGTGGGTAAGATCATCGGTGCTATCGCGGATAAGGTCGCGCAGGCGCAGGATAACGCCATTGGCCTCGATAAACTGTATCGTCAGGTCGGGGGCGTTGCCTCGTATGCTGTGCTGAAAAACTCCATCGGTGGCGCAGGCGGTCTGGCTGATACGCTGGGCATGAAGACCTCCGATGCTATTGCAATGGCGTCAAGCTATTCCCGCGCGAACCTGCGACCGGGTGAGAACCCGATGACCGGGCTGCTCACTGCCGGGGGCATGGCGCGTACCTTTGGTCTGGATCCGAATAGCGTAGCCGGAAGCATGGCGCGGCTACGCGGTGCTAATATCGGGCGCTCCGATCAGGACACTCGCCGCATGGGTGCGCTTATCGGTGAGGCCATCGGTAAATCCGGCGCTTTCGGGCAGGCCAATGAAGCCATGGAGGCGATCACCAACTTCGCCACCACGGCAGCACGGCAAAGCCTGACCGGGCCAAACGTCGCTGGCTATGGCGGCGCTCTGGCTGGCCTGATGCAAACTGGCCTGCCGGGAATGGATGTGCAGGGCGCTGCATCGCTCCTGAGCCGCGTCAACGCGTCCCTGTCACGCGGCGGCAACATGGGTGAAGCGTCCCAAGCCTTCACCGCCAGAATGGGTATGGCAGCGGGCCTGAACCCGTACCAGACGCGAGCGTTTCAGGAAACTGGGATGTTTGGCACGCTGAGCTCCGCCTTTGGCGCTAACACGCCATACGGTCGCGCGTTTGGCGCTGGCCCGCAGGGCAGCACAACCATGTTTGATCTGGTTAAACGCCAGATGGCTCGCCAGTATGGGCAGGGTACACCTGAGTATTACATGGCGCTGGCTAACCATATGGGCACCGGGCTTAATGAGGCCATGACCCTCTCCAATACCTCTATGACGCAGTTAACCGGGGCGGACTCTCGCGCCAAGCGTCTGGGCCTGAACGTGACCCCGCAGCTGATGGCTCAGATGGGGATCATTGAGGGGGGTGGTACTGGTCTGGGCAGCATGGCGAAGGATTATCTGGGCCGAAAAGACCTGACCGATGCCGAGCGTCAACGCCTGATGGGTGCCTATAAGGGCAGCGATACCGAGAAGCTGAAAGATGTAATGGCTGAGCTGGTCAGCGTTCACGGTGGCACCAAAACAGAAGGATCCCAGATCCGCGATAACGTAGCGAAGCTGGACAACACCATGACCCGCTTTGCAGATCGCGCTCTGCCGTCGCTGGATATAATGCGTATGGCACTGGTCAAGATGGCTGGTGTGGGCGATGAAGCCAGCCTGAGGCAGAACTATATCGACCGCGAGAAATCGCAGGGCAAACGTCGCATTGATATGCGTTTCGACAATGCCAACCGCGAATTGCAAGCCAAGCTGAACATGGTGACAGGGAATGACGCTGAGGCGAATGCCAAGCGTAAAGCAATCATTGATAAGCAGGCCGCAAACAACCGTCAGCGCGATATTGAAACTGCTGCGATGAATCGCCGTGTTGATGAGCTCGCAGGTGGGTATAGCTCGTCAGCGGAAACCGGGGCCATGGACACCTCAACGCTGGGCGATTCTCCGGCTGCGCTGATCGAAAACGCGAAAGCCAGTCTGCCGGAGAACGTGCCGGGCGATATGGCTGCGCGCGCGAAAAGCATGGAAAAGGACATTCAGGACGCGGCGAAGAAGTACAACATCCGCCCAAGCCTGTTACGTGGACTGATCGCGCAGGAATCCCGTTTCAGTAACAAAGCGGTCAGCCGCGCTGGCGCTATCGGTGCTGCTCAGCTGGTACCGAAGTGGAACGCCAAATATATGCGCCAGTACGATATCTACACCCAACGCGGGAATATCATGGCTGGTGCTGCGCACCTCCGCGACGATCTGGATGCTGCTGGTGGTAACGAATATGAAGCCCTGAGCCGTTACAACGGCGGTACCGGGGCCGGGCGTTACACATCTGAAAACCGGAACTATGCGCCGGGCGTCTATGCGTGGGAAGATAAGCTGAAAGACCTGAACAACATCGACCCGAAAACGATGCCTCAGACTGGTGGACGGATTGATATTAAGGCGGCTCCGCTGGAGGTACAGTATAAAGATTCTTCGGGGCAGGTTATTAAAACCGAACAGCTGCCAGTGAGCTCCAGCTTTAGCCAACCGCGCAGCTTCGCAACGAGGTAAGAATGCCAAAAGTTATCGTCGCCACGCCGAAGATCAGCGTGCGCCTGTACAAGTCCATCATGCGCCAGCCCGGAGAGGCTGGCCTTCCTACTTCTGAGCGCTACGCCAACAAAGAGGCATACATTGACCTGACGCCGTTTTTTGGTGATGGGACAAGTATCAGCACCACGAAGAACATCGGGCAACCCTGCGGTACCTTCTCCCTGAGCTTCTCAGACAAGCCGAACGTGTCCGGGCAGAACATGGGCCCGGTACTCGACCGCTCCGGGCTGGAGTCCATTTATGGGCTCGTAGAGCCAATGGACGTGGTAGAGATCCGCATGTGGAACGGGATCGGCCCCTGCCCGAATCCCCTGCCGATTAAGATGCGCGGATTCGTCAGCGAGATCAGCCGTGGTCGCCAGATGGGCAAGGATGGCAAGCCGATGCGAACGGTGGTGGTGAGCGGGCAGGATTACGGCAAGATCCTCCAGTCATTCCAGCTGCTCTACATCCCAAGCTATGACGGTTCGGCACCGCTGCTGACCGGGTGGAATTTCTTCGAGCAGTTTGGTGGCAACGTGAAGAACGTCATCACCGGGGCTGAATTCATCAACCTGCTGCTGGACAAAGCCATTAACCCGCTGCTTGATACCCTGCTGCCGCAAAACAACGGCGTGCCGCGCGTCATCAAGCCTGATCTGCAAGCCTCAGGCTCAGTGTCTGACAGCTGGATGAATCAGGAGGGCTCAGTATACGATCTCATGAAGCAGTATCTGGATGTGGGCGTATGGAATGAGCTCTTTATTGAAGACCGCGAGGATGGCGTATACCTCGTCTGGCGTCCGGTACCAGCAATTGACCTGATGACCGGGAGAGCCATTCAGAACCTGCCGCAGCCGCCGAAAAACGGAACGGTACCAGATGGCTATATCTCCGATATCCGCCAGACGCGCAACGATTCGAGCGTTTATAACTATTACTGGGTGACGAATAACCGCTTTGCGATGGTCGATGACATTTATCGCAAGGTTGAGGCCATTATGGCTGGCGGTACCCAGCAGACCATGGAATACCCGAACACGGCGAAGAAATACTATGGCGTGCGTGCCATGTACGCCGATTCGGTGATGAGCCCGGACGATGTGACCAGCGTTTCCAGTGGGCAGGAGCAGAACGCGCAGGAGCAGCGCAGCGGCTATATGCTCGACTGGATTAAGGATCGCCGTGACATCATGATCCAGTCCAACAAAGACAACGTGGTGCTGGAGTTTGGTGCTCTGTCCATGAAGGGTGGCCCGACGCGGGATAACTCGACCGATGCGCTCCGCAGCGGTGATTACCTCACCGTGCTGGATGGGCAAATCTCATGGAGCGCCTATATCATGAGCGTGCAGGATAATTTCATCCCGTACAACTCATACAGCACCGCGCTGGAGTTTGCACGCGGTACCGGATTTGCCGAACGCGTCAGCAGCACCGGGGGAGGCGTAAGCCCATGGCTGAAAGAACAGGCTACCCGTGGCAATGACCTGACCAGCGCCGGGAAGGATCTGGATGCCCTGTTTTCTCTCAAAAAGGATATTTTCTGATGGCCCTGCGTAAAGCCATTGTGGTGGCGAGCTATCCCAAAGACCACGCCTGTGACCTCATCATGGTAGACAACTATGCCCGCTTTGCCGGAGTGCAGGTGCTGACTGCCTCAGGCTCAGCGCGTACTGGGAGCAATAAGATCCCCCGCGTGCGTGACCGTGGGGCGGATAAGTGGAATATCAGCCAGCAGACTGGGCAGGAGGTCATGGCGACGGTGGACTTTATCGGGAGCTCCCCGGTCGTCACGGGCTTCCTGTACCCGCAGATCAGCCAGATGACCTTTGATGAGGACGGGCTGGAGTTTGAGCGCTCTGACTCTGACGTGATCCGGTACACCGACGCAGAAGGTAACACCGGGCTGCTGCACCCGTCCGGCGCTTACATCACCATGGGTACCAAACCGGATCGCCGCGACTTTGCCGGGGCAAACTTTGACAAAAATCTGGCTGTTGACCGGAACACTGGAACAAAGCCTTATTTCCGCATCGGCATGGCTGGGAACGTGGTGGAGCTGACCTTTACCCCTGAGGGTAAAGTGCGCCTGATTGCCCAGGATGAAATCTATGCGGAATGTACGCAGGCGACTATCAAAGCGAGTGACGGTATTCTGCTGGACACGCCGATGGTTCATGCAACGCAAAAACTGCACGTCGATGGCGATATCACTACCAACGGCATGGTGAAATCTGACGGCGACCAGATCGCGGGTAATATCAGCCAAATCGGGCACATTCATGGTGGCGTCCAGTCTGGCGGCAGCAAGACCAAAACACCGGAGTAAGGGGATAATCCATGTTTCTAAGCAGCAGGCCAACCGACCAGCGAGCAGGCGTAAAGCCAATTGCTTTCGTGCTGCAAACGCCGTCCGGGCTCAATTCCCCGGTAACGCTCAAGCTGCGCCCGGAAGACTTCACACGCGAGGAACCACTGCGCTCCAACGTTACGCAGACGCTGGGGCGTGGCGTGCAGGGCTGGGAGGATCAGTTTGGCGAGGGCCTCCCGAAACTGAGTATCAGCGGGCATACTGGCTGGAGAACCGCGCAGGGCTCCGGCGAGGATGGTGCTCAGGCGTTTGAAACCCTCAATCAGCTGATCGCGCACCAGTACCCTCAGGCCAAACAGCAGGCCATCGACAACGGGCAGGATCCCCGTCAGGTGAAACTCCTGTACGTGGATATGCTGAACAACTTTACATGGGTGGTCTCGCCGTCCAACTTTGTGCTGCGCCGATCCCGCTCCCGTCCGCTGCTGTTCCAGTATTCGATGAATCTCCAGTGTGTCGATACGGACATTGATAATCCGCTGATGATCCTGCCTTTCTCCGGCTCTATCTTCTCCGGCCTGAAAGCGCTTAATGACGTGGTAAGCACCATTGAGGGCTACGGAAAGGATATTGAGGGATGGATTAAGCAGGCGGTGGATCTGAAAAATGCCGCTATCGCGCCGTTTGCCTCAACCGTCCGGGCCTTTACCGAAAGCGCAAACCGCATTTTCAACACGGTAAACAGCGTTATCGCTACCGGACAGAACGCCATCAACGGTACCGCGAATGACCTGATCGGCATCGCGCACGATATGGCCCGCGTCGGGGTAAACCTCAACCGCACGCTGTCCAACATCGCGGATATCCCTGATGATGTTAAACAGGCGTTTATGCGTGTTTCCGGCTCGTTTCAGGAAGTGGTATGTATCTTTAAAAACTCACTCAAGCCGCGTAAAACTTATGACAACTACGATGGACTGTACGGGGCGTCAAACTGCTCATCAACGACTGGCGGCAGCGCACGCAGCCTCTATGTGGACAGTAACGCCTTTGCCCTGATGGATGACAAGAAATCTCCGGTACAGCTGTCCAGTGCGGCAGCGGCTTCCGTGTCCGAGCTGGGTAACAACGATCCGGTAATGGCTCCAAAGGATGTGGCTGAGCTCAATCGCCACCTGACCACGATTAATAACGGGATCTCTTACAATGGCTAATGAATTCGAACGCCAGATGCCGTCTTATCGGCTGGTACAGACCCAATACGGCGATGACCTGCAAACGGTGGCCCGACGCGAGCTCAACGACGCAAATCGCTGGGCTGAGCTGCTCTGGCTCAATTCGCTGACCTATCCGTATCTGACGGATGACCCTACCGCCGTGAAGGATGGCGTGCTGCTGAATGGATCCCTGATCCGCGTCCCGGCCCCCGCAGGCGTGTACACCGACAAGACCGATTACGATCAGCTGTTCGAACGCGATTGTCTGATGGTCAACCGTCGCCTGAAAGCCGTGGATGGGGATCTCGCAGTATGCGCAGGGCTCGACAACCTGACTCAGCAGCTGAATCACCGGATCCGCACGCCGACCGGGCAGCTTCATCGCCACCCGGAATATGGCTGCAAGGTGAACCTCCTGCATGGTGTGGTCACTGGCCCGACGAAAACCACTCTGGGCGCTGGCTACGTCAAAGCGTCACTGAAAGCTGATTACCGCGTGGCTTCGGTTAACAGCGTGGTCGCCACTCAGAACGGCGATGCGATGAGTATCAGCGCCGACCTGACGCCTATCGCTGGCGCAGCTATCGACCTCAAGGTGGACGTCTGAGGCTGGTCGTGATGGCACACTATCGGCATTCTGCTGATGGTGGGCCTGCGCATGTTTCAGATCAAAAACTTTGTCAGTATCGTCGCCGGGGCGCTCAACTATGTGCGCGGCACGACCGTTAAAATTACTGACCTCCAGCCGGGCTCTGTTTCCCGAACGCTGATTGAGGCTCCCGCCCAAGAGGTAGAGGAGCTCTACATCCAAATGTTTAACGGGCTTCTGGAGGCGATCCCGGTCGCCACTTATCGCTCGTTTAATTTCGTCCTGCTGGGCGCTACTTATGCGTCCGGCCTCGTCACTGTAACCACAAACAAGCCGCTGACTCAGCCGATTACGATCCAGAAGGGCACCGTATTCACGGCGAAGGATGGACGCCAGTACGCATCGAGCGGTGAAATGACATGGCCCATTACCGAGGCGACTATCCGCGTGCCTGTGCAGGCATTATCACCGGGCTTTAAGGGTAATGCTGCCGTAGGTGAGATTAACTCCTCGCCTTTCTTCGCCCCGGCAGACTTCACGATCTCCAACACGGAGATCACCGGGGGCAGCGATGCGGAGACCGAAGCTGATCGCATGGTACGCTTTGCGTCGTATATTGCATCCCTTTCCCGTGGCACCTACGAATCCCTGATGTACGCGCTGACTACGGCGGTGATCAGGGACTCCAATGGTGTGATGGTGGAATTCGTCACCCGACGCGGCTATGACTACACGCTGGGCTATAACCATCTGTACATCTGGTCTAACCTTGGCGCTCCGAGCCCGGCGCTGCTGGCCCGCGCTCAGGAAATTATTACCGGGTATCAGGATCCCACGACCGGAGAGAGGATTCCCGGTTACTCAGCTGCTGGGGTGCGTACCGATGTCGGCGCGATGTCGGCGCGAGTCGTGCCGATGACCTTCCTCGTCGGGATGCAGTCTGGCTACACCCTGACGCCAGCTACCAAGCAATCCATCCGCAACGCCTATTACAGCCTGCTGGGCTCTGTACAAGCCGGGGAAATTCTGCGACCGGACGATGTGAAATCGGCGGCATTGCAGGTGGCTGGTATTGAAAAGGTCACGGTTTCCATGAGCGCCAACATCACCTGTGGACAGAATGAGGTGCTGACCTCCTCCGATGATCAGGTGACTATCTCCACCTTAGGGATCGTGCTGCCATGAAAACAACGCTAAAGCGCCTCCTGAGTAACCTGCACCGCGCCGTATTCGACACCTCCGCCGAGGAAGTCCGGCTGTTTGCTATTTCACGCAAAACCTCAGACCTGCGCCTGAACGTTGCCGAAGAAAAACTGATTATCAACCTGCTGCCCGGTGGCACATACGATTACACGTATGACCTTACCGCGCTGACGGTGGAGCAGCTGGCAGCACAGCTGGCCTTGGATGGATTCGATATCTTCAACCTCCAGACTGACAGCAAAGCGCTCAGCGCCCGCATCATGCTGGAGGGTAGCACACTGGTGCAGAAGGCTACGCCGTCATGGGTTATGGGCTTTGCCGACGAGCTGCATGTGATTATGGGGGCCTATGCCACGATGATCCGGGATGCCCGCGCCGCCGTGACCCAAGCCCTCAGGCAGATGATCATCACGCAGGCAGAAGGCAGCTGGCTGGCCTACTGGGGGAAGCTGTTCGGCATCACTCGCCCGGATGGGATGAGCGATAAAGACTATCAGGCACTGATTCCCAAAGAGGCGTTTCGCATCCGCGTGAACGCCATCGCCATTGAGAACACGATCAAGGAGCTGACCGGGTACGATGTGACCATTGAGGAGCCGTGGAATGACATTTTCCGCCTCGACTACGGTCGCTTTGACAGCGCGAGCCGCTTCTATGATAAGGACTCAATTGGGTACTTCCTGATTAAGCCTGTCAGCTACCAGACCATTCCCCCGCTGGACTGGACTGAGAAGATTATCCCGATCATCCAGCGCAACAAGGCCGCAGGCGTTGACATCATGACGCCTGAGCCGCGTATGCGTTATTACGTCAACGATCCGCTGGTAGGCGAGATCTGGACGAGTATCTGGGATATGCGCATCGCCTTCATCGCCTTCAACGAGTATTACCGACTCGATGATATGCGCTTTGATACTCCGGTCGAGCTGGCTATGCACTACAAAGCCGCGATCACCTCCAGACAATCCATGCTGACACCAAAAGAGCGCCTGCTGGGCCGCGTATGGGGCAAAGACAGTCATCTGCTCAGCTATACGGCGGACGCCCATGTGGTAGCCGCGTGGATGGGTGGACTGGGCGCATCAAACATTAAATTCGCCCAAGCCTACCCGGAAGCGCTGAAAACATGGCGCGATGCAGGTACATGGCGCGGCTTCCAGACGTGGAGCAAGCCATATGAGTGGATGGTGTTTTCCAACCACTACAAAGAGGAAAATAAATTCTTCCTCGATGCCAGCGGAATGCTCACAGGGGCGAAGGTTTACGCCACAAAAATCAGTGGTGCTACATGGGAAGACCCTGACAACTGGGACACCGACAATGACTGGATGTATGGCGCAGACCCTACTGACCCAACTAACCCGACACCTTAACAGCGTCGTGACTTTAATCTAACGCCAATCCTTTGGAGGGACTTATGGCAATTTTAGTGGAAGCTGGTCGCGCCGCAGTGGCCACCGCAATCATGAACCAAACCATTCACTGTGCGTGGGGCGCTGGCGATCCGTCATGGGATGCCTCCCGACCGACTGAACCTGCATCTGCCACCGGGCTGGTGAAGGAAATCGGTCGCCGCGTGGTGACTCAGAAATCTTATGTGGTACTGGATCCAAATGGCTCCATCGTGGTGCCGGGCAACCGTTTTGAATTCACCACGAACCCGACTAAATTCCTGTACCTGCGCTTTGCGTTTGACTTCAAAGACGCAGCCGTGGATCCGAATGCGCCGGGCACTAACCCAGTAATTCGTGAGCTTGGCGTGTTTATCAACACTGTACCACTGGGTGCTCAGCCTGCCGGGCAGAATGCCTATAACCCGAATTTCCCGGATTATCTGATGGCTGCTGCTGCTCCGAATGCTGTGGCTGAATACACCTCGCCGGGACAGCTGCTGGTGCTTGAGTACATCGACAAACTGACTCGCGCCGAAACTATCCGTCAGCAGTTTGAATTCGTTATCCAGTTCTAAGGAGCGCCTGAATGTCTACCCCTGTGACTGGCGGCACGATTCCACTCGACGGATTCTATGACCGCATCTTAGATGGCTCGCAAGACGGGAAGAACTACGACCGACCGATGTTTGTCGCCGGGCGCATCTTCCAGTCCGCTGAGGCCAACGAAATCGTATCTGCTTCTCAGGCCCGCCTGAAAAGCATCGCTGACTCCTTGTTTAAGGACGGCGACATTTCCCGCGATGCTCGCTGCATTCTGGATGATGACCCGACAAACTCCACCATGGCAAAAGTCACGCTGGAGTCAGGTGCGATTTATCTGGCTGGCGCGATGCGCGGCGTAGGGCCGGGCAGCTTCTCGATCTCGAAGACCGGGACTGTTGTTATCGGCGTCTGGATGATTCAGAAGATCATCACCTCTGCTGATGACCCGGCACTGCTTGATCCGGCAGCGGGTACGCGTGGTTATAACGAGCCGGGCGCTGAACGTCTGCAAATCATTCCTACGTGGGGCTGGCAGGGCGACGGCACGACTGGGGCTGAATTCTTCCCGATCTACTACGTGGATGATGGTCAGCTGCGTGCGAAAGAGCCCCCGCCGAACCTCGACGCGGTAACGCAGGCTATCGCCAAGTATGACGTGGACTCGAATGGTTCCAACTACGTGGTGAGCGGTATGCGCGTTTCCCGCATGGATGATGATCCGGGCTCGCAAAAGTACGTGTTCAACATCGACGCAGGCCGCGCCCGTGTTAATGGTTTCGCTATCGCGCTGCCAGCTGCACGCCGTCTGTTGCAGGCATTCACGCCGGATCTGAAAGTCATCGACTCTGAGGCGCATAACGCCAAGGGCGGTGGTACCGAATCCGTTGACGTGTTCCGTCCGCCTATCAACCGCATCACCAAAGTGGTGATCACCCGTCAGACCGATGAGGAGCTGACACGCGGGCAGCAGGCAGGCGGTATCGACAACCTTGGACAGCCGACCGCGAAAGCGATCAGTAAGGTCTATGTACCAGCAGGGCCGGGCGGCACTCCTGCGGAAGTGGTCTACATTAAGGGCACTGACTGGCAGTACGCGAAAACCAGCACCGGGCAGGACATCACTGACCAGATTGACTGGTCGCTGAGCGGTACGGGCTCCAAAGAGCCAGCCGTGGGCCAGAAATATCACGCCATCTATACCTACACCGATGGTCTGGCGATGGCGGACAGCTTCACTGATACCGCATTCCAGATCACTGGCGCGGTGGCTGGTACCGATATTTTGGTTTCTTACGAAAGTAAGCTGCCACGTATTGACCGTCTGGTTATCGACGAGACCGGGAAATTCAGCTGGATTAACGGCGTTGCGTCTGACTTCAACCCAATTTATCCGCAGGTACCGAGCAACGTCCTCGCACTGGCTCAGGTCTATCATACCTGGTATTCCGGCCCTCAGGGCTCAGGCCATAATCAGGACTATGTGATCAGCGACGCCGTGCGCATGGTCTCAATGTCGGATCTGGAAGGCATGAATCAGCGCATGGACACCATGACTGACCTCATCGCCCAGCTGAACCTCCTGACGGATGTTAACACCCGCGAGAGTGCTGCGAAGAAAGGCGTATTTGTCGATCCGATGACCGGGGAAGATAACCGCGATCCATCGTTCACGCAGACCGCCGCCATCGCGTCAGGCGCATTACAGCTGCCTATCGCTGGCCCGGCAGTCACTGACGTGTCAACACCAAGCGCGGATATCACCTCTCAGCTGTCGTGTGACTTTGTGTACGAGACCGTACTGAGTAACACCGCGCGTACCGGGGAAATGAAAGTTAACCCGTACATGGCGTTTGCGCCGTTCCCGGCTCAGGTCACGCTCAACCCGTCAATCGACCGCTGGGTGCGCACTGAGACCAACTGGCTATCCGCTGAAACGCGTTATTTCACAACGGTAGTGTACGCGCCGTGGTCATTCCAGCTGGGCATCCACGGCACGACTCAGGTCACAGGATCGACGGAAACCACTGAGCTGGTGAGCACGACTACCCGCGATGATGAGTACCTGCGTGAAATCGACGTGGCCTTTGTCCTGACTGGCTTTGCGCCGGATGAGCCGCTGGATTCCGTATTCTTTGACAGTATCTCTGTCAACCCGACGCCGTAATAAGGAGTTTTAAATGCCAACTTCATTAAAAGCCGATGCCAATGGCGTAGTGCGCGGCAAGTTCAAAATCCCGCCCAAGGTAAGGGCGGGGACAAAACTGGTGCAATTTAAAGGCACTCAGGGCGGCAACGGCGACGCGATGTTTACCGGGCAGGGTACTGTCGTTACCAACAACATGCGCAAAGTCACCAACGTTTCGCAGGCGTATTACGATCCGCTGGCGCAGACCTTTATCGCTGACTCTGCACGCCATCTGGCTGCGGTTGAGATCTGGGTGACGAAGAAGGGCAATACCCCGCTAATCGTCCAGCTGCGCGACACTCAGGTAGGCTTCCCGACCACGACCATTCTGGCGGAAGGCAGACTGGATCCGGCTAACATCGTTGAGGGCGCTTATAACCGCGTGGTATTCGCTGAGCCGTTCTACAGCCTGCCGAATACCGAGTATGCCGTGGTGGTACTCTGTAACGATGCCGACATGGCTGTGGGGATCTCTGAGCTGGGAAAACCTAACCTCGCAGGTGGTGGCTACGTTTCCAGCCAGCCGTATCAGGTAGGCGTACTGCTGAGCTCTGCGAACGCGTCAACGTGGACGGCGCACCAAGACCGCGATCTGACGTTCCGCCTGCTTTGCCGCAAATACACTCAGGCATCGAAAACCATGCCGCTAGGCACCGTGAGCGTGAACAACGCAACTGACTTCCTTGTGTCCATGCTTTCGACTGTTCCGGCGACCGGGGCCGACGCTAACTTCCTGCTGGAGTTCCCGAACGGCACCACGCAGACCGTTTCTGATGGGCAGGTTATCCAGAACGCGTCTGCGATCACCGGGGACATCAAAGTGTCTGCGGTAGTGCGCTCTACGCCTGACGGCTACGCATCTGCATTGCTGGATCCGGGCTCACAGCTGATCGCTGGCTCTATCAGCGCAGAAGGATCATACGTTAGTCGTGCTTTCGCTGGCGACCCGCAGAACCCGATGGCGGCAACGGTATACCTGACGGCGGTCGATGCAAACAACGCGACCATTGAGGTGTATCTGGCTATCGACACGAACCCGTCGAGCTCAATGGTCTGGACTAAGCTGGAGCAGACCGGATCAACGCCGGGCAATCAGGCCAACATGACCGACCGCAAATTTACGATCAAGGCTGGTGACACCACTGCGGGCGTCACAACCAACGGCAAACTGATCGCTGGTGCTGCGGTGCGTGTGAAGGTGATTCTGAAAGGTGGCGCTAACAAGCGCGTATACGTCACTAACTGCCGCGTATCTCTGGTATAAGGATAAAAAATGGCTTTAGTAGACCAGAAAACGCCCCGTCTGGGGCTTTTACTGCCGTTCACTGACAACTTCCTGCAAGATGACGTGGAGCGGCTGCGCGACACGTTTAACTTGCTTGACGTGCTGGTGGTAACGCGTGACGAGAACACCGGGAAAATTGCCGATGATATGCTGTCTGATGTCATCGCCAAGCTGGACGCGCAGGGTAAGCTGAATAAATCTAACCTGCCGTCTACGGTGGTGCAGACTGGCCCGGACGGGAAGATCGATGGCTCACTGATGCCATCTATCGCTGTGGTTGATACCTTTGTCGTGCCAAATGAGGCCAGTATGCTTGGCCTGCAATGTGAGCGCGGAGATATCGCTATCCGTGAGGATCTTGGTAAAACCTTCATCCTCACCCAGATGCCGCCGAGCGTGCTAAGCAACTGGCGCGAGCTGACCAGCACCAACGTGACCAGCGTCAACGGGAAGACCGGGGCTGTTACCGGACTCGCAGCATCCGGCGCGAATAATGACATTACCTCATTAAACGCGCTCAGCGGCCCGCTGCGCTTAGGTGGTGATGCTGCTGGTGATTATGACGCTGTTACTCTCCGGCAGCTGAAAGCGTCTTCTGGGGGTTCAGGCGGCGCATCCATGAATGGTGTGATGAATAACTTCATCGGCGCTGTGGAGTGGTTTAACGGCTCGCGTGCCAAAATCCCAGCTGGCTACATCCCGGCAGATGGTCAAAAAGTCCTGAAAACCGATGCGCCTGATCTCTGGGCTGCGGTAAACAACAACGTATTGACGTCAACGAATGAAGCTACTTGGCAGGGAAACCTCAATAAACGCGCCTGTTATGCTTACGATACGTCTACGACTGAATTCCGCGTGCCAGATCTTAACGGTCAGCAGACTGGTAGTATCACTGGTGTTTTCCTTCGCGGTCATTCGGCTGCTGCTGAGGCACAAAGCGGCACTGTTGGTGAAATGCGCGTAAACGCTGCTCCGAATATTAACGGTACGATTTCCTCAATCGCCTCAGATTTAAGTATTGGTACTTTTTTCTCTGGTACTGGTGCGTTTAAAATTGAGGCCCGTAATGAAAACAGGATTATCAATCCTCAGGTAGTGGGAAGTAGCGCCTCGGCATGGGCGAAATTCGATGCTTCTTTATCTAATGCCGCATATGGTCGTGACTCAGCCGCAGAAGTTCGTCCAAACTCAGCTGTAGGTATCTGGATCATCCGCGCCAGTGGCACTTTCTCTGCGCAGAATACAGTCTTTAATGTGCTGACTGGTGATACCACTGCCCCGGCAGTTAATACGATTGTGCCAGGTGGTTCGATTAACTCCATCTACCAGATCGCTGGTGCGGATGCTTATAAAGCCCAGTTCTATTCTGATAACAAATATGGGGTGTATAACTACGCGACCATTTCTGTTGAAGATGTACTCAACAAGACGAATCGCGGCACGTTATCTGTTGATACTAACGGGCAGGTTGTAACCTCTGCGAGAGTAACTCAGGCGGGTATCTCTAACGGTAAATTGACCGCTCAGCTGGTGGGGCAAATCCCTAACCCGGATATCCCGAATCTGGACACCTGTATTTTCTATTCGGGTGACAATTCAGCGGCTCCAAATATCGGTAAGCCATTTAACTACTGGATGGGGTTAAACCTCGCTGAGGGCTACCACACCGGGAGTGGTGGAAACTACTTCCAGCAGGCATTCCCGATGGCGGTTGATGCACCTCCGAAGTTCCGTATCAGAATAGCAAACCCATCGGCACGATTCACTAACTGGTATTCGTATCTGGCACAGGACACTGTGACCAAGACTACGCAGATTGATGCGTATCAGGGCGGATGGGGTGAACCTAAAGCTGGGCGTGCCCCTCTGTGGCTGAAAACCGTTAGCAATAACTCCGGTGGCTTTGTTCCGGCGCTCAGTTTTGGTTCGGCATCTGGTAGCAATGGGGCTAACTACCCTATGCGCACGACGCTGGGGCTTATCTCTCGCGGGACGACGCAGTGGCCTGAGACGGTGCTACGAATGGATGGCGATGGTCAATGGTATGGAAACTATTACTTTGCTATGGGCGGTAGGATTTACGGCGAAAATGCGAATGACCAGAATAACGCCAGTCAGTCAGCGTGGGAATTCCAGAAAAATGCGCTTTCTGATGAGCAGTTTAAGACGGACATTAAGCCGTATGATGGCAAGCTGTCGCTGGCAAACATCAACGCGCTGGAAATGAAAACCTTCCGGTATACCATCGATCAGATGAAACCTGATGTCGTCCGTCGCGGGATTATTGCTCAGCAGGCGCGGCAGGTAGATCCTGAGTATGTCCATGCGGTTAAAACACCTAACAGCGTGGAAACGCTGACGCTGGATAGCAATGTGCTGCTGCTTGATGCGCTGGCAGCAATTCAAGTGCTGTCGGCTCGCGTTAAGCAGCTGGAGTCTGCCCAAAAATAAGACTGTTCCCAGTCGTGATGTAAAACTGCCCTCATACAAACGCATGAGGGCTTTTTTATGAACGCTTTACAATCCATCGTCAAACGCCTGCGGGCGCTGGTCGATAAGACCGCTCTACTGATGATCCTCCCCTGTTTTATCATCCTGTGGTTTATCGACAAGGCCATGACCATTACGGTCGTGCAGTGGCTTCTGGTCGCGCCAATCATCACCGGGCTGGCTGTCATCGTTTCCCGTATGATGTTTCCTCAGATCGAGCTGACGAGGCTCCTCAGGGAAGCGCATGAGGGGAATAAGGCGGCTGGGATCGTCGTGGCTGGCCTGCTACTTTTCGTAGGGCTGCTCATCCTGTCACTTGTGACGTGGGCCAAGGCATGAAATCGGTGCTCTGGATGCTTGCGCTGGTTCCGGTGCTGGCGCTGGGAGCAGTCCCTCCCAAGGCTGAAAAATATTTGCCGGATCTGGTGCAGGCCCAGCGCACCATCTGGCCCGACGCCCCGACGCCATCGTTTCTGGCGGGGCAGATTGAGCAGGAAAGCTGCATCACCCTGAAACACTCCCGCTGCTGGGATCCTCGTGCTGAGCTAAAAACCAGCCGGGAGAACGGGATCGGGCTGGGGCAGTTTACCCGCGCATACAACAAAGATGGCTCTATTCGGTTCGATAAAATCAGCGAGCTGGCAGCAACTCATAAAAGCCTCAAGGGCTGGAGCTGGGAGAACCGATATGATGCCGATTATCAACTCAAAGCCATCGTGGAAATGGATAAAGCCATTTTCAGCCGCCAGAAAGGTGCGGCGAACGCTGATGAGCGACTGGCCTTTACGCTGAGTGCTTATAACGGGGGAGAGGGTGGAGTGTTGCAGGATCGTCGCCTGTGCGCCAACACGCGGGGCTGCGATTCGTCCCGCTGGTGGAATCACGTCGAGCGGTACAGCCTGAAATCCAAAACCCCAAAACAGGGCTATGGTCAGTCGTTTTTCAGAATAAACCGAGAGTACGTATCGAACATTATTCATGTTCGCCGTGCTAAATATATTCCATACTTTGAGTGATTAGCGATGGCACTAGACTCCGATGACATCAAAAAAATTACTGAGCTAAATATGAACGTGGTTCGGTTACAGGAGAAGGTATCGACACTGGAGAATCTGGTCAAAGAAAAGATCACCCGTGAAGAATTTACGCCTGTAAAACTGATCGCCTACGGTTTAGCAACCGCTGTCCTGTCATCCGTCATGATGGCTGTACTGGCAAAAGTGATCATTAAATGACGACCAGAAATTGCAAGCACAGGAGGGCGCTAGTAGGAGCCCTTACATACCTATTCGTCCTGGCTGTTTTTCTTGCCGGGGGATGGTTTTACATCTTTACTGACACAGCGACGTTCACGGTAAAGCGCACTGAGCCGCTGGATGCTCACGGCGAAAAATCCATGAATTTCAGGGCTGGTGATGAGGTCAGAATTGAGCGGCTGTATTGCGTAAAGGGCAAGTTAAAACTCAGTGCCTCCCCGGCGCTGGTCTCGCCTGAAGGCACTGTTTTCCCGCTACCATCTTTAGATATCCTTACTGATGGTGGGTGCCATCTGAAATCTTACGCATTCGTTATGCCTGATCTTCCTGTGGGAGACTACAGAATCAGAAGCACTGTAAGTTTCCGTGACGGTATTATCAACGGTGACACGGTGGTTATTTTGCCACCTGTAAACCTAAGGATAATCCAATGAGTAATCCACTGAAAGAAACGGTAGAGATTGCGGGTGCCGCAGTCGTTAGAACAAAAGCTGTCCCATGGATAATTGTTGCTTGCCTTATCGCAATGATGGGCGCTGGCGGTTCCGGCCTTTATTTTGGGTTTAAATCGGGTACGGAGTCCGAAGCGCTACGCATGGCGGGGGAACGTCAGGCCCTGATTGATGCTCAGAACGTAGCCTTACAGGAGAAGGAGGCCCGGCGCATTGATGCTGAGCATCGTGCTCAGATCGTGGAGAAAAACTTCCTCACCGCGCTGAACAACATCCAGATCGTCAACAAGACCTACAACAACACCATTCAGAAAGAGACCGAAAAGACAGTCTATACCGACTGTAAACTCCCCGCGTCCGGTCGTGAGATCCTGCTCAATAAGACACGGGATATCAACGCGCAATTCATCGGAGTAGTTCCTGCGGAGGCATCAAAATGAAAAAACTGATGCTGGTGGCCGCCCTGACTTTTATCGCTGGTTGTAGCGATAAGCCTCGCCCGGCGACGCAGGTTGTCGTTGATCAGGCCAAGCCTCACATGAGCGAATCGCTGCGCGTGACCTGCCCTGCCGTAGACCTCGACCCCGGCGAAAACATGGGGACGCTGTATAAGGCATATTCTGACCTGTTAGGCATGTACGGCGATTGTGCCACGCGGGACAAAAATAAGGCTGACTGGGTAGCCAGCCAAGGCATGTAATCACATGATATAGGTAAACCGCTCGCTGGCGCGTGTAATCGCCGTATACCGCCAGCGCCACGCATCCTGTTTAAAGATCCCGCCCTCGTCGAATATCACAACATGCTCCCACTCTGAGCCCTGCGCTTTATGGCAGGTGATCGCGTTGCCATAGTACATCTGCTGGATGCCCTGCAACTCAGTCCAGTGGAGCTCTTTCTCCCGGCCCAGAAAGAATTTCTCCGGTACCACGACCTCAACCGGGTAATCAACGTTCGGATCGTCCTCAGTCTCGACGGTGAGCATTACCAGCCCGTTCCGGTCTGGCTCTGCGGCGTGCTTCGCCGTCCAGATCGAGCCGTTGTACATCTGGAGCTCTTTGTCGTTTTTGAGGCAAATCAGCTTATCGCCAGCCACCGGGAATGGGCTCTCAACCCCTTTCAGCTTCCTGATCTTCTCATTGAGGTTGATGCGGGTTTTATTCATGCCGCAAAGCACGATGTCAGATTCCAGCACGCGGCGCTGTCCGAGGTGCTTGCGCTCAATGATGCAGCTGTCACCATAGGTGCCGTACTGGAGGCGACGCCCCTCGCGCAAGTCCATAGACAACCGGATGATAGGCGATTCAGCCGCCGAGCGGTGAACCTCAGTGAGCATGATATCAGGCCGGACGCCGGGAGCGCAGAAATAGCCCTCGCCGTTGACGGGCTGGAGCTGTGCCGGATCGCCCAGCACCAGAATTTTGCGGTTAAAGCTGAGGAGGTCAGCACCGAGATCAGGGCCGACCATTGAGCATTCATCGACAATCAGCAGGCGGCAGTAATTGAGGGAGCTTTCAGGGTTAAGAATAAACTTAGGATGCGGCCCCGGCAGCGCGTCTTCATCCTGTTTGTATATCAGGCTGTGCAGCGTGCTGGCGTTAATGCAGCCTTTCTTACGCATGACCAGCGAGGCTTTACCCGTGAACGCGCCAAACAGCACGGTACCTTTGACCTCCTCAGCGATAGCTTTGGCAACGGTCGTTTTCCCGGTTCCCGCGTAGCCAAACAGGCGCATGACCTGAGGCCCGCCCTTACTGTTCGCCCACTTCGCTACTTGCTGGATCGCTGACCCCTGAGTCTGGGTGAATTGCATCGTTATCTCCCGTGAAACAAAAATGGACGCCGTGTTCAATAATCCTGCTGCCGCTGCCTTCTAACGGGCCATCGTGCGCGAGGAACAGCCATTTAATTTGATGCCCGGTATTATCAAGAAAGTCCGTCTGGTTCCGGCACCCCATGCGGTGAAAAAAGTCACTCCACCCACATTCGCAGACCGTGACCGGGCTGATGTGCCCAGCGTGCCGGGCGCGTATCTTGCGGACTTCCTCAGGCGTCGGCGGGGGCGGTAAATCCTTCGCCAGTCCTTCCAGCACCTGCACAACATCTTTCCTGAGCATTGGTACCTCCAGAAAGAAAAGGCCCTGTGAAGGGCCTTTTATCAGGGAATCCTTTTGTAATAGGGCGCTGATTAATTCAGCGCGTCTTTCAGGTCTTTGGTTACAGAAAACTTCACGGTACGGGTTTCCGGGATATCCAGAGGGGCACCTGTAGCCGGATTGCGCACTGTACGAGCTGCACGCGCAGCCACTTTCAGCGTGCCGACGCCATTCAGTTTTACTTCTTCGCCAGCTTTCAGGGTATCAGTCACCAGCTGGGTGAAGCAGCTGTAAAAGCGCTCAGCCTGTGACTTGGTGATATTCTGCTCTTTGGCGATGTGTTCCACGATTTGTGCTTTAGTCAGCATGGTAATGCTCCAGTTAAGGGCCCGGAGGCCCGATTGTTAGAAATAATCGTCTTCGCTTTCTGGCGGTGGGATATCCATCGGCGGCGGCGTCAGGTCAACGTTTGGCGCGTCTTCTTCCTGCGGCGGCAGCGGTTCCTCAGGGTGAGAATCCGGCAGCGGCGTATTAGCGCCAGCGCTCTGACCATCAACGGTAGCGCCAGCAGTATCTACCCCAGTTTTATCCTCAGGATGCTGGGCTGCTTCGGCTTCGGTTTTGGCGTTTGCAGCTGTTTTCTTGCCAGTGCCAGCGCTTGCATTCTTCTTATCGCTTTTGGTAGCAGTCTTAGTCTCCTGAGCTGCTGCCTGCGCGTCATTGCCAGCTTGTGCGTTATCCTGAGGCTGTGGCTCAGGCTTAACCAGTCGCTGCCCGGTCGGCTGGGTATTGACGTTCGGCTTATTGCCAGTACCAGCGCCAGCGGCTGCGGCGTTGTTTTTGGCGATAATGTCTTTGACGTTTTTGCTGCTCTCGTCATCGACCGGATCGCTGGACACGGTAAAGAAGTCTTTGGCGTTGCCACCGTCTTTAATAGCGGTGTACACCGCGATCAGGTCGGTGATCTCGTCGGTGGTGGTCTCAGACAGCGGGTGCTTGAGATAGCTTTCCAGCATCTTGACGGTCACGCCGTACTTGATAAACATCGCCTGCATCTTGTCCAGACGCTGCTGTACATTCTGCTCACCAGTGCCTGCCAGAGTCTCCTCGCAACGTCTGACGGCGGCGGCGACCAGCGGCTTAGGCAGCAGGGCCAGAATACGGGAACGCATCTGCTTGGATGCCACGTTGGCAATGTAGTCGGTGATCTCTTTCTGACCAGTCAGCTTCTTGCCACCGCTTCGCGTGTCCATGATATGAGGGATCGTGATCTGGCGGGTGCTGCGGTTATTCTTCTCAACGTCCCACGCGTACACCTCAACCACGCTCTCGCCCTCATTACGCGCGAGCTCACGGTGCCCGTACTGGAAGTTACCGTAACAGCGGGCAATCTCCTCAGCCAGACGGATGGATGGGCCGCGCACGGTCTGACCGCCACGCGGAAGGGCGTAAAAGGCTTCCTCCGCAAACTCCATATAGGCGCAGGAGGTCAGGATCTCCTCCATGGCCTGAGCGAAGTTACGCGGGAAGCGCTTCGCCAGTACCAGCTGGCCCTGAGCTTCTGCGATGGCACGCTGCTGCTCAATGGAAACGACGCTGCTATTCATCTGGTCAGCCGGGAGACCGGGGCCAGATGTCATATTGAAATTGCCGGAATCCTGCTGGCGCACAATCGGCGTATGGTTTACAGGTTGGTTACTCATTATATGACTCCGTTAGGGGGCTTGCGCCCCGCCTTTAAGCAAAAATGATTATGCTACAGTGCCCTGCGGATTAATAGTAAAATCTTCGCCCGTCACCTTAGAAATAAACATCTGGAGGCCCGATTCTACGGCCTGCGCTTTGAATGCCTCATACGCAGCAGGATCCAGCAACTCCAGACCGTCCACACAGCAGCAGCCGAGCTCACCCGTGCGCAGCTTGGCGATCTCCACCGCGATGCTCACCTGCTGAGCCGTGTTCAGACGGTCAAAAGCTACATCATCACGGAAGATCTCGCCCGCGCGGACTTCCAGACCGGGGATCGGCAGGGATGCCAGCAGCGTCGCTTTGTACGCCTCCAGACCAGCCATGATCTTATCCAGACGCAGCGCATCATCCTGGAATTTTTCGAGGTCGGTTTCCAGCTGGGTGATGTTTTTCAGCGTCTGCTCACGTTTGGCGTGCGCGTCACGGTTCGCCACAATCAGATTCAGCGCGGCGATCAGCGGTGCCGTGGTCTCGCTGTGGGTGGTGATGTTTTTAGTGCGCTGCTTCTCAGCGGCAACCTGAATGCCAGCCAGCTTGTCACGCAGCGCCTGTTTGTTGGCTTCCGCTTCCTGCTGGAGCTTGGCAATGGCCTCAGCCAGCGCGGTATCAATCTTCCCGGCTTCTTCTGCCATCTGCGTCTTAATGGTGCTCAGCTTCTCGCTGATGCGCTTTTCTTCCGCGTCGCGGGCATCGTCGGCAGTCTTAATGGCAATGCGGATCTCGTCCTCGCTGCCCTCAACGCCAGCCGGGGCCTCAGGCACCGCCTCTTTCAGCTGCTTGATGCTTTTTTTCTTCTCGTCAATGACGCGGTTAACGCCAGTGCGCTCGTCGTAGTAGCCCTTATGCAGACCGTTGATCACGTCTACCGCATGGGCGTTTTCGGTCGCGCTGCACGGCTCCCCGGTAATCTCCTCAATGGCAGCGGCATCCACTTTGAGTGGCATGGTCTCCAGCAGCACGCGCACACGGTCTTTTTTCGGGGCACGGAGGAATTCAACCGGGTTAGCGCTGTAAAGGTCGGTCAGGTTACGCAGGATGTCAGAAGGTCGGGGCTGCTTCTTCCCTTCGGCGTCGCGGACGGTCGTCGTGCTGGTGGTCGCAGTAATGGCGCGGGTGATCTCCGTGCCGTCATCCAGTACCAGAACGGCTTCACCTTTGGCGGCACCCTTACGCAGCAGGGTAGCATCGTTACCGCCTTTCAACACGGCCTGAATGGTTTCCAGCACGGAAGTTTTACCGGAGCCGTTAGGGCCGGAGATCTCAGTGATTTTGCCCGGCTCAAAGTCGAGGTGATCAATGCCGAGAACGTTGGTAATTTTTACGCGAGTAACATACATGATGGGCTTCCTTTTAAATTAACGACGATACCAGCCGGGCAGGCTGATAGTGCGAGGTGTGGCGCTGTACTGAGGCCATACCCCAAGGCGGCGATGATGCTCAATTTTCGCAAAGTCGCGGCGTGCGGCCTGTGATGCCAGCATACGGTCAGTCTTAGTACACCAGTAGATCCCGGACACGTAAGGCGGCTCTTTCTCATAACACAGGAAAATGAATTCCTCAGGGTGACGGTTAAAGGCCGATTCGCTGACCATTTCATACCAGGCATCCTGCACGTCATAACGGTAGTTAGCCATGGAACGGGCAAAGCCCTCCTCGCTGGCATCTTCCGTGCTTTTCAGGTCGAGCGCATAAGAGAAGTCCGGCGCGATGCCGTCAAACTGGCACTTAACCAGCCCCTGCATCACCACACCATTTTCATCGGTAACGAGCTCGTCACCTTCCAGCGTCGGGATATCCATCAATCCATATACGGACTGCTCAGGGATGATCCCCGCCAGCAAGCCAGCGCACTCAGGCTCTGACCAAACGGCGTCGCGGATGTAGCGGATCCGGTCGTACATATCGGCGCTTACGATGTAATTGCCTTTATTAGCGGCCTCAAACTCAGACCATGCCTGCTTCTCTGCGTTTGAACGGCGGGCATGTTCCAGCCCTTTTACCACGCGCAACTCAAAGAGCTCAGGCTGGAGGATCGCAAAGTGCGTCGCCTGCCCAACGATCATGGGTACGGTCTTCTCCTCAGGCTCGCGCTCTGGGTTAAGGTAACGGTGCCAGTAATGTTTCGGTGACTTACGACGAATCAGGTCAAGGTGTGATTTACTGACCCCCGGCCCTGCGTGATAGGCGTCGTTATCAATATCAACGAAGCCTAACGGGTGCTCTGAATATCCGATAGTTTTCATGTTAGCGTCCATCGTTTGGGGTGTGACGGCGATTCTATACGCAAATTTTGGACGCTGCAAGTGATAATCCTGTGGCGTAATCGCTGCAAATTAGATAACATCGAGCCGATTTGTAAACGGAGTATAAAATGGCACCACGAAAAGGCATTAAGCCCCCAGTTAAAGCGCCTGAGTTCGAACGCTCGTTTTCTGAGGACTTCGACCTGAGGATTAAAGACATCCGCAAACGTGCTGATGCCTGCGGTATCTCTATTGCTGAGCTCTGCCGTCGAGCGGGCGTTAGCCGCTCTACACCGGATCGCTGGTTCGAGCGCATCCCGAAATCCATCATGGTCGTTGATCTCTTTATCGACGAGCTGGTAAAAGTAGAAGCCGCTCAGCAGGAGCGCCGGGATATGCTGGAAAGCATGACCGACGAACAGCGCGGGGAATTCCTGCGCCAAGAGCGAGAAGAAAAGAAAGCAAAATAATTAACGGGTGCGGCCCCTTCCCCCTTTATTCCGCACTCGTTCACGGAGAGAAAGATGGCTTTTGAGCTGCGTGATTATCAGGGCGATGCAGTCAGTGCGACACGCGTCGCCTTCCGCGAGGTTCGCGGTGTGCTTTTGGTCATGGCTACAGGTGCAGGTAAGACTGTAGTTTTCTGCGAGATAGCCAAAAACGCGGCATTAAAAGGCCGACGCGTGCTGGTGCTGGCGCACCGCGATCTGTTGATCAAGCAGGCGTCGGCTAAAATGTCCGCTTTCGGTATTCCCCACGGCATTATCATGGCTGGGAACCGCGAGCAGTATCATCATCTGGTGCAGGTGGCGTCTATTCAGTCACTGGCTCGCCGCCTCAAAAAATGCCCCTTCACGCCTGACATCATCGTTATCGACGAATCGCATCTGTCGGCGGCAGCGACCTACCACAAAATTCTGGCTCACTGGCCTAATGCCAAAGTGCTGGGCGTTACTGGCTCCCCTTGCCGTCTGGATAACAAGCCACTGGGCCGCGAGTATGGCGGGCACTTTGATCGCCTGATTCAGGTTATCTCTATTGGTGAGCTGATTCGTCGCGGATTCCTGGTACGTCCGCGCTATTTCGTCGGTGAGACCCGCGTCAATACCTCGCAGTTCACCACGAAGATGGGCGACTACAACCAGCAGCAGGTTGAGGAAGCCATGGACACGCCAGCGCTCAACGGCGACGCCGTTAAGCAGTACCGGGCGAAGTGCTATGGCAAGCCGGGGATCGCATGGTGCGTTACCATCGCGCACGCCACTCACGTAGCGGATGAATTCAGCCGGGCAGGCATTCCGGCAGAAGTGCTCTGCGGTGAGGATGATGACGAGCGCCGCGCTGACGTGCTGGGCAGACTGGCCCGGCGTGAGCTGCTGATGGTCGCTTTCGTCGGCATCCTGATCGAGGGCGTGGATGTGCCGGAGATCGAGGTGATTATCCTCCTGCGCCTCTCCATGTCCCTCTCCAGCTATTTGCAGGTTATCGGACGCGGGCTGCGCCCGGCACCGGGAAAAGAATGCTGCTACGTCCTCGACCATGCCGGGATGATCTTCGAGCACGGCCCGGCTGAAATGGAGCGCGAATGGTCGCTGGACAGCGATATGGACTTTACCGAGAAGAAAAGCAGCGCCAGCAGTGCGCTGGTGCAGTGCGGTAAATGCTTCTATGTCTTCTATCGCGGCGAGGGTAAGGAAGCCGGGCGCATCCATCGTCTCAATAACCCGGCGTCAGGAGTCGATATGGTCTGCCCGGACTGCGGCGCGGAGATTGAGCGTGCAGTAGCCCTCAAGCTGGATCACTCCGACGAGAACATGCTGGAGCTGACGCCGGAAATGATGAAGAAACGCCAGAAGGAAGCCGCCAAGGAGGAAGCCCGTCGCGTGTCCGCGCAGAAGCGCAAAGAGACCGCGCGAGCTGAGACACTTGACGAGCTGCTGGCGCTGGCTGCTGAGCGTGGTTATAAGCCGCAGTGGGCTCAGCGTATGCTGGAAGCCCGCATGAAGAAAGTTTATCTCCAGATCGAGCAGGAGCAGCAGATGCTCAAAGACCGCTGCGAGCGCTTGATCGCTGCGTTTGCTGCCTTTGGCGTCAACGAGGAACAGCTGGAAGCCCACATGGGGATCCCGGTAGGAAACTTCACTATGGACGATATCAGCGCCATGCGCGTTGTCTATTCAGCTATCAAAAATGGTGCCAGCGTGCTGGATTATTTCAAACCGCAACAAAACGGCGATGAGCCGCAATATTTCTAACGAGGAACGATAAATGGGCGCATCAATTAACATGGTTATTGTTCAGGGACGCTTAGGTGCGGATCCTGAGGTACGTTACACCGCAGGCGGCGCTGCCACCTGTACCCTGAGCGTGGCGACTTCCGAGCGCTGGCGCGACAAGAACACGGGCGAACAGAAAGAAAAAACTGAGTGGCACCGTGTTGTATTATGGAACAAAGCCGCTGAGGTCGTTGGCGAGTACATGCGCAAAGGCGATGAGATCTTAGTGCATGGGAAACTCCAGACGCGCGAGTGGGAGCAGGACGGCGTGAAGAAGTACACGACCGAGATCCTTGCTAATACCTTCCAGTTTGGCGAGAAGGGCCCGAACAGCAAAGGTCAGCAGAGTGGAAAAGGCCAAGGCGGAGGCCAGCAACAAGGGGGCTGGGGCCAGCCTCAGCAGCCTAAGGGCAATCAGCAGCCACGCCAGCAGCAGCGTCCACCACAAAATCAGACGCAAGGCGGACAAGGCTCTGAGCCACCGATGGACTTCGATGATGATATCCCGTTCTAATCTGGCCTTCATAGCATAAAAATCCAAAGCGCCGACCTCCGGCGCTTTTTTACAAGAGGACAATCCCATGGCATTAGAAAACGAAACGCAAAAACAGATCTGGGCCAAGCTGTCGAAACTTGGCGGGCGATTCTTCCGCATCAACACAGGGCGTGCATGGCTCTCCTCGCTGGGCCCTCGCGGCTGCACGAAGACGCCGCAGGGGATGCTAATCAAACAGCCCCGCAGCATCGCTCTGGGCTTCTCCACGACCTCAGGCGAATCTGTTACAGGCACGCTTGACCTCAACGGGTATATCACTGTAGAAATCACGCCGGAAATGGTGGGCAGCAAAATCGCAGTTTACAGCGTCTTTGATGCCAAACGCTCCGAGGGTGGGAAGCGGACAAAAGAGCAGCAGGAGACCATTGATCGGGTGAATGCTGCCGGAGGCATCGCTGGTTTCGCTAACAGCCCGGAGGAGGCTGAGTTAGTCGTTAAGCAGTGGTTCGTCAATAAGAAAAAAGTGCAAAAATGATTAGACACTCCGAGCGAAGCGGCTTAAATTAGCACCCGTCAGATATGACATTTGCCGGGGGACTGCCCGATTAGCTACCGGGTAGCGGGGTTTCCGTTCCTTTACCCTTCTCCCGGCATCCTTAAAACAACGGAGCGGGCTCATGTTAGATATTTGTTAAGGAACAGACGTGGCTAACGAATCTAATAACTATTCAGAAAGACCAACACTAGCAGACGCTACCGAAGCCTTTCGCGCTGCTATGTTCGATGCTGGTATTGAATACCACGGCGAAATTTTACCTTCTCTCGCAGGCTCACCGCCTGATCGCTTCCGTCCTGAGGATGCCAGCCATGGCGAGCCCGGATGGTTTAAATTCTATTACGATGATCGCCCGGCTGGTGTCTTTGGCGATCACCGCAAAACTTCCCCCGAAGGCATTAAATGGCAGATGGAAGGCAACTTTGCCCCGCTGTCGGCTGAGGAAAAGGCCAAGTTTAAAGCTGAGTGCGCTGCGCGTGATGCGTTGCGCCAGAAAGAGCGTGCCGAGAAGGAAGAAAAGAAATCCGTCATTGCAACGAATATCTGGGATGCTGCCAGTGAAGATGTGCCAGCAGACCATGACTACCTGAAAGCCAAGCAGGTCAAAGCCTACGGGCTCCGCGTTGGCCCGTGGTCGGTATGGGTGCCTCCCGTCGAGAAAGAAGACCGGGGGTACTGGAAAAAGCTGACAGATACCGCGCTGCTGATGCCGCTGGTGGATGTGTTCAACCCGAAAAAAATCTGGTCACTCCAAGCCATCGTCCCGCCTTCATCGGTGCCTGAGGACGCGACCAACAAGCTGTTTTTACCGGGCGGCGCGAAGATGGGCCGCTATCACATGATCGGCAAGCCGAAGACCATCAATGACCGCATGGTTTTCATCCTGTGCGAGGGCTACGCCACCGGGGCCTCTATCCATGAAGCCACCGGGCACGCCGTTATCGTCTGTCTGGATGCCGGGAACCTCGTCAACGTCGCCAAGGCGCTTAAAGAGAAGCTGAAAAAGTCCGGGAAAAATCCCCGCTTCCTGATCGGCGGTGACAATGACCAGTTCACCTTTGTTAAATCCGTCCCTAACAACGCCGGGCGCAAGAAGGGGAAAGAGGCTGCTGAGATTCTGGGCGGTCAGGCTATCTTCCCGCAGTTCGCGTCACTGGAAGGCGAGCCGACCGACTTCAACGATCTGCACTGCCGTGAAGGTCTGGACGTGGTAGCCGCGCAGTTTGACATCGTGCTTAATCCTCCTCCGCCAGTGCTGCCAAGCCCTCTGGATGACGATGAAGGCGAGGAGTCAGCCGACGCCTCAGGAGAGGAGCCAGCCCCGTGGGCCAAGGCTCTCGACACTGAGAAAATGAACCAGAATGCCAGCATTGACCGGGCGATTTACTCCAATAACCCGCATTTTCGTTTTCTGGGGCACCGCAGCCTCCATTACTTCTTCTACGTCAACGCGATGAAAGAAGTCGTTAACCTGAAAACCAATCAGATGCAGGCCAGCAACCTCTATATGCTGGCTCCGAAGGAGTGGTGGGATGATCATTACCTCAACTCTAAGGATCAGTTTGAGATTGCCACCGCGCAAAACGACCTGATCAAAATCTCCCACATCGTTGGCCCGTTCGACGAGGCCAAGGTAAGAGCGCCGGGCGCATGGCGTGATGGTGATGCGCTGATTTTCCATTATGGCACCGGGGCGATTTACAACGGGAAAGATCACCCGCTGCGCTTCATTCCCGGCAGTTACGTCTACACCATCACCAAGCCGCTGGTGAAAATTATGACGGCCTTAACGGATGTGCAGGCGCGGGAAGTGCGGAATATTGCCAATCGCCTGCGCTGGCGGCGTCCGCAGTTCGCCAACCTGCTTTGCGGCTGGACATTCCTCGCGCCTATCTGTGGGATCCTGCCATGGCGTCCGCACATCTGGATCACCGGGCCAGCAGGCTCTGGTAAATCCACCGTGCTCAACCATTACGCCGGGATTCTGGGCGATTCGATGCTGTATTTCCAGGGTAACTCGTCAGAGGCGGGGATCCGTCAGACGCTGCGTAATAAGTCGCAGCCCGTGGGGATGGATGAGGCGGAGAGTAATGACCGTAAGAGCAAGGAAAGCATGGCTGCGGTCATGACGATGGCCCGGCAGGCATCCAGCCTGTCCCGCGCTAAAACTGCGAAAGGCTCAGCCTCAGGTGACGAACAAAGCTACCTGATCAGCAGCATGTTTATGTTCGGCTCCATCAACCCGCAGATCGACAAGAAAGCCGATAGCGACCGCTTTACCCTGCTGGAGCTCAACGCCTCCGATCCAACCGACGCAGAAGCAAAGCAAGTCTGGCTTGATACCGAGTACGAAATGCGCCTCCAGCTTGAGGATGAGTCATTCCCTGATCGCTGGGTGTCCCGCAGCGTCATGCTGATGCCGGAGATCCTGAAAGCCGTAAACGTATTCCGGCGCATCGGCCTGAAAGCCTTTGGCTCGCAGCGTAATACTGACCAGCTGGGCACGCTCATGGCGGGTGACTATATGCTGGATCACGATGTTGCGCCGTCTGAGGAAGTCGCTCTGGCCTATCTGGAGCAATTCGACTGGTCTGACTCCCTGCCTGAGAAAGAGGATGATGATGCCCAGCAGGCGCTTTCCTTCCTGCTCTCAAGCCTCGTCAAATACAACACGATTGAGTATTCCGTGCGTGACCTGCTGGCCCGCGTCTATGCCGGGAAGCATAACGCCAAGCTGGATATTCCGGGCAGCATCCAGATGAATGACGCCATTACGGCGCTGAGTTATCTGGGCATGAAATATGATGAATTTGACGGGCGCGTGCTGGTGCTTGTCAGTATGCCCGGTCAGCTTAAAAAGATGATCTCTGAGCAGTCATTCTCTACCAACTTGCCGGGCCAGCTGATGCGAATCCCCGGCGCTGAGCGCACCAAACGGCGCGTAGTTCGCGGCGACGGTGCCAAGGCGTGCGTAGCCATTCCAATCCATGAATGCCTCGATGTAGGCGCGATTCAGGAAGATTTACCGCTATAAAAAAAGCCCCGTAAGGGGCTTTATTTTTAATGGTACTTTTGCCGGAGAAACGTCTTCTTTTCCTCGTCATGCCGCGTGCTGTAGAGCACTCGCCAGCTGCTGTCGATATGCCGCAGCACCTGCACCTCCCCATGACACTGCACGACGCAGAAATGCGCGTGGTTCGGATCGTCCATGTTCATCTGGCGTGCCTTCATGATTGCGCCCGGCAGCGGATCGACAAACTGATCCCGGCGCTTCGGCCCCATGTATGCACGCGCGGTCATTCTGGCAACTCCAGCCATTCAACACACTGGTAAACCTTGCCACCCCAGCCAACCGATCCCTCTAATGTTCCGTCAGCGTGCTGGAATTGGTTATTGCCAATATAGTAGCCGACGCAGGGATTCCGTTGCCCCTTCCAGCGCGTCAGTACCGGAAACGCATCAAGAATGTCACCTCCGGCCACCTGTGATTCCGGCAGGATAGGCTGGGTTTTATTTCGGTCATGCCACGGGCTAAAGTCAGGGATTGAGGTAACGCCCAGCGCCTCAGCCAGCGCTTTGTAATTGAGTTCGGAGTGGTAGCGACCTTTGCAGCGCAGCAGCTGCATTGCGGCGTCCCTGATGGCCCGCAGCTGATTCAGTTCGCTGACCTCAACTGATACGTGCGGGAATGTGTCATTAAACGGTGGCAGTGGCATCGGTTTTCTCCTTCAACTGGGTAAGCGCTTCGCGCATTTTGGTGACGGCATACTCCAGACGCTCATATGCCGGGTTAGATGGTGGCTCAGGCCATT